CGGAGAGGGTAGGGCTGAACTTGGACCGGGTCGTCGGGAGGGGAGGGGGTTGGCAAGGGCAGGAACGGAATGTCGGGGCGGACTGGGCTGTGGGGGGTGGGCGTGGGAAGTCGGAACGAGCTGGGCTGGCGAGGGTTGGGCTGGGTAGTCGGGGCGGGGCGGGACGGGGGTGGGCGTGGCAAGGCCTGTCGTTTGTCAGCCGCTGGGAATGTCACCTCCTAAACCGAATGAATCGAACATCTGCTTGAGCTGCTCGTTTGTGTAGACCTGGCCGACTGTTGAATTGCCGACCTTTTTTGCGAGCTCCCGCATGAAGATTTTCATCATTCCGTTTTGGCGTTCACGCTGCTCATACCGATCCCCCACATATAGTAGATCGTCGCGTTTGAGTTCTTCAAGTCGGTGGCGTGAACCGTCGGCTATGGTGAACGGCATACCGAGGAAGTCCTCAAGGGCTTTCTTGTCGCCCTGTTCGAACTTTTGGGCGGCGTCGGCGAACACCCCACGCATATGGGTGTGACGAAGATGCGCCCGAACGGCCCTGTCTCGATCATTGATCGCCTGCCAGATGAAGTGTTCGGCCTGCTCAGCCAACCACCCTTCCAGCAGCTCAGGGTCAGTGGCCCGCAGCTTCTCCACGATCTCCGTGGCCAACTTGCGTGGCACGTAGGGGCCGCGGCCGATAGCCTCGTCGATCAGCTTACGCATCTCTACATGGAAGTCCCTGCTCATGGCAGTCGTCTCCTGGGAATGGATACTGCGGATTGTTGTGTGGCGAAAACATTTCCGTGCGGGTGCTTCTTAGTCCTCGCGCCAGTCAGGCAACTTATTGGTGCGGCGGCCCTTGTTGATCAAACCAATCACGATCTCCGCCATTGAATCGCTGACCCGACCACCACGGTGCTTCTGCAAACCACGCGCCGCACCCAACAGAGCAAGCGGGCCGCCGCTGTACTGCGACAACTCAGTCGTCAACTTCGGCAGGTCAACCCCGTTGCCGTGGCGCAGCAGGATCGATCCGACGCCCGACACGATCTCCCGCCGCACCCCATCAGGGGTAGGACCCCACGCCTGCCCCAGAACCGAAACCAGGGTCTCCACCACACCAACGTTGCGTTCCTGGCCGAGTCGGCCACCCGAGTAGACCTCTTCGATGGCCGAGACGGCGTTGAAGGAGCCGGTGGTGCGGGCCAGCTGAATCTTCCAGCCGTACCGTTCCAGCACCTTGCTGATCTGCACCGCCGCGATATCGCCCTCGATGATGCGAACCCTAAACTTATCCAGCGCGGACACGGTGCGGGTGGTGTTGAGGGCGCGGAACATCGACGCCTCTTCCGCGCGGGTCAGGCCGTAGTACACCTTGCATTGCAGTTTCGCGTCGTCCCCGACCGCGAGCTGAGTGGCCGCCCGGCGATGCGCACCATCAACAATGTGCATGGTGCCGTTGGCGCGGTCGGACACGATGAGCACACCCAACGCGTCGGGGTCGTAGGCTGCGGCGATCTTCTCTACTCGCCGCCTGTCGATGTAGTCACGCTGGACCGTGGTATCTACGATCAGCTTGTCAGCGGCTACGTTCAGAATCTCGTAGTGACTCATTGTGCGGGTTCCTTCATCCTTGCTCTGAGGAGTTTCAACGCACGGCTATAGGAGCCGTGTGCTTTGGTGAGACTGGACTCCAAATACTCGGCGTCCAGGGGACTGATGTGCGGATCGAGTCCGTTCGTTGCGCCGTCAAGTACCAGCCCGAGGCCTTCAAGGAGCGCGATGACTTCGTGGAAGGACGACGCGCGGACCCACTTATGCCGATCCGGACTATGACCCATCCGCCTCGGCGGTTCCTGCGGTTCCGCGTGCGGCACAGGTAGCCGCCGTGAATCGGCGCCTCGGTTGACTTGCGCGACCCACTCGTTCTGTTCCTCAACGGAAAGCTTGGCGATCTCCGCGGCCTTAGACACCGAGACCTTGTTGTCATACGCGGCGTTGTTCAGTGCCGTAGTGCCGCGCCTGACCACGGTCCGCGCTCGGCGTGCGCTGCGGGGATTGACGTTGAGGAGTTCCGCCGCTTCCTCCTGCGTGGGCGGCTGATCAGCGGTTTCTTCATTAATTCGGCCAATTGGCCGAATTTTCCGCGGCCGTCCCGCCATGCGCTCGGCGAACTTTGCGGCAACCATCTGCCGCTGGCTATCCGTGAGGTGCCGGCGCCGCATGTTCGTGGAGATGACGTACGCCCACGGTTCGAGGTTGACCACCTTGGACTGCGGTGTCACACCGATCTGCTTGCACGCGCAGTACCGATTCCGCCCGTCTAGTAGCTGCCGGTCTGGGGTGTACACGATGGGTTCGTGGAGCCCGTTCACGCGGATGTCTTCGACGAGTGCCTCGAATTCGGGGCCTTCGAGGAGCGGGAACAGTGTTGCGGCTGGGTGCACCTTGACGTCGGTCAAGGGCCCCCATATGACTTTCCCGCCGTCGGCGATTTCAACCGCAGCCACTGTCAGCTGGCCTCTCTGTTGTCTGTGCTCTTGTGTGCGTCCTCGATGCGGAATCGGCGGATCAACGCGCTGAGCCGATCGAGGGTTTCCTCCGACAACCTGGTGCGTGGCTGCAGGAAGGGACGTGCGTGGGTCTCGATGAGGTCCCACATTTCACGGCGTTGCTTTGGCGTCAGATGGTCCCAGTGAGGGCGCTCGATGCCGTCGGGGTCTGGGCTCATGCTGCGTGGTGATTGTCCTGCCGTGGGGAGCGCGGTAGGACAATCGGATCGGAGAAATCGTCGAACGTGATGGTGCGGCCGAGCTTGTCGGTTAGTGCGTGGGCTAGTCGGAAGGCGGTGCCGTCGCCTGGTTGGTCGTAGCCGCCTTCGATGTTGTTGAGGTAGTTGGGTTTGATTCCTACCTCTTCGGCTAGCTCCTGCACCGTGACCATTGCTTCCCGGCGAAGGGTCTTGAGGGTGTGTCCCCTGCAGCGCCTGTCTCTCATAGTGGTCAAAGCCTAAGCAGAGAATTCAGAGCGGGTCAAATTGCCTAAGGCGATTCCCGGGCCATTTGCCTGCGTCCGCGACCATACAGGGAGTACAGAAAAATCACAGAAATACGAGCTCACCGCAGTTATATCACTTGGCGGGTGACTCAGCGGAACTGTCCCACGAATGGGGGAACGCCCACGACACGCCGTGCATAAAGACTGGGAGATGGCCACGCACCCGTAGAGTCTGACGGCTCGGCATAGCCACGCTTCCAGATTCATTTAGAGATACGGGAATGGCCCACTTCGACGCCCGAAATAAGTTGCCAGCCGATAACTCGAACAGGTGAGTAGTGATCCAATCACCCGTTCGGCACTGGCCAAACGATCACTCGGGGTGGCAGTCTCCACACCCCACGCAAGATCATCCCAACAAGGAGGAACAGTGGCCACCAGCGGCGGCCACGACCAACGGCCACAAAGAAGGGGCCGCGGCCACCACCCGCACGGGATGGCCACAGCCCCTCACGGCCAACCCTAGCGGCGGCCGTGCCACTCCCGCTTAATGGCCGTCGGATCGAAACGGCCACCGCGCCGGCCAACAGGCATCACGGTCACGGTGACCACCTCGCGCAACACCGCCCGCCGCCGGTCAAGGTCGTAGGACTTCCAGGCCGCGCGGACATCCCCAGACGTCACCAGCGCGGCAGCCGGAGAGAAGGCAGCCGCTGCCGCAAGCTGCATCTCCAACGCCTTGATCTGAGGACGGACCTCCGCCATAACCAGGTCGAACACTTCCTCGGATATCGAGTCCTGGCCCCACTTGGCGGCGGCCGACTCGGCCTTCGCCTTCAACACCACGATTTGGTTCCGCAAGGAGGCGGTGTCCACACCTGACGCAGGCTCGGGGGCGAACCGCTCGGCGGCCTCGGGCCGCTCCAACTCCAGCAACAGTTCTTCCACGATGAAAGCGTCCAGGTGGTCGACGCTTCGGGTCACGTGGCGCCCAGCCCGCTGCGATTCCGACTTACACCAGTAGACAGGCCTGGGAGGGTTGCCGCTCGACGCGACCCGGAGGACCTCCCCGCATACCCCACATCGGTAGATCATCGATCCGAGCCAGCGAGGCTGCGCGCCGACTCGGCGGGTAGTCCGACGGGGGTCGGTAAGGATGGCGCGGACGGCGTAAAACTCCTCGGGTGACACGATCGCCGGCCAGTTACCGTTACCGATGATCTCGCCTTTGTGCTGACGCAACCCTGCAAGACGCGGACGTAGCAGCATCGGCCTGACCGTCGTGGTCTTCCACTGTGCGCCCTTGATGGTCGTCCGCATGCCCATCTCGTCGAACATGCGGATGACGCCGCGAAGACTGGCGCCTTGGAGGATGGCGTCGTATGCACGTCGAACGGCACCCGCCTCAAACGGGAGCAGGGCCAGGCCGCCGTCTTCTAACCGTTGGTACCCGAAGGGGCGCGGGCCACCGGAGTAGTCGCCGGCCAGCGCAGTCTGGTGCTTCTTCGACTGCACGCGCTCGGACTTGTGCTCGCTCTCGTATCGCGCCCAAGCACCCAACGTACGCGCCATGGCACGCCCAGATGGAGTGGACAGATCGATCTCGCCGGCCTTAACGGTGTACGTGGTGACACCGTGCGCCTCGCAAACGTCGATATATCCTTCCAGTTCTTTGGGACTTCTGTGCAGCCGATCGGTGTGCCACGTGATCACCATGGACGCCTGCCCGGCTTCGAGACCGGCGAGCATGCGGAGGTAATCCTTTCGAGGCTTGCCGCTATAAGCCGACATATCGTTGTCGACGAAGACCTCGGCCACGGTCACGCCGAGGCGCGTGGCAAGATCGCGGCACTCGACCTCTTGGCGCTTGACGCCGAGGTGGTGTCCGGTCTTGTCCCTTGAGATGCGTACGTAGATCACGGCACGTGTGAGCTGGGGTTTTATCATACAGACCAGTGTGCCACAGTAGTGCCACAGTTACACTCTGGCGTTCGCCATGATGGAACTGAAGCACACGATCGCACTACATCAGATTCACACCGTGTTCACGATCGTGTCCCCGAGTTGACTTATCGTCACTGTCAGTGTTAGCAAGGTCATCCCAACGCCTTCTGCGTCCTACTAGGAGGACCAGCAAGCCATGACGAACTCACTAGCAGGAGTCGACCGATCCACCCTCGGGCCCAGATTGATCGCCGGCATCCAGCTGTACGACGAGTGGCTGCAAGAAGAGTTGCCCAACGCACGCGGGTCACGGATTCGGAACCTGAACCAGCTTCACTACATGCTCGCAAAAGTGATCAACCTCCTGGAGGAGGAGCATGCGGGAGCCCGAGCATGACTGACAAACCAACCGACAGCCCTACCCTGCGCTGTTCGCCACTCCCCTCTCCGTCCCGACACCCCAACCCGTTGACACTTCCCGACCGGTTCATCGAGCGCTACGCCGAAGGGCTGATCGACACCTTCGCGTGGCGCAAGTTCGGGATCACCCACTGGCACCTGGCGCGGTTTGACGCTCCGGTCAAGGACGAGGCCAGGCTCGCCCGAGCCCTCGTGGCGGGACATATCGCCCGCGGCGCGGCGTGTTACGACCCGCGTCAGGCGCTGGTGTGGGTCATGAACCAAATGTGGAGCACCCTCGAAGGGTCGCGTGATCCGGAGCGGTACTTCAACCTGCGGGGCTGGCGCAGCGAGGAAGACGTGGTGCTGGCGATGGATGTCGGCTGGGCCTACCTCACGGAGAAGACTGTGCCGTTGATCCCGACCGGCGGCATGGTCAGGTTCTGCGACAGCCACATCGCGCACATCCACGCCCACCCGATGACCGCATCCCGATGCCGCAGCCACCAGTTGGCCACGGTCTAGCTTGTGGCCACGGTCATCAGGTACATGGCCGTGGCCAACCAGAGTGGCCACTCCCGAATGGCCACGATCGCTCCCCCTGCTGGCTGGGGGTGGCCATACCCCTGTGGCCACTCTCAGCCGGTGGCCACGAATGAGGAACCCTCATGACTGAGCCGCTGCACGAGATCGAGTGCCCAAGCTGTGGCGCGACGATTCGTGCTTCGATGGCCGACGCCCAGCCCGACATGTCCGAACCGAAGATCGTCCGCGAAGAACCCCGCTACGAACAAGAACGCATGCGGATGCCGCGTTCCGGTCACGAGTACAGACCGATGCCAGTCTGGCATCTAGACGGTGTCGACTGGTGGAAAGCGCCGCCGCCGACAGTCTGGCACAAGCACTGGGCGCAGACCGTGGTGCGGATGCCGGATGAGGTTGCGTATCGGTGTCCGTGTGGTGCGATTGGCGGGTACCGTGCGCCGTGGGTGTTGCTGGACCCGCCGAGGATACGTCCGTTCTGGCGCAGAAAGTGGAGTCAGAGAGATGACTGAGCACGAGTTGCGTTACCGCTGCGGCACCTCAGGGCTGGAGCACCTGGGTATCCCGAGTGTCAGCCAGCCGTACTGGTATTGCGTGTGCGGTGGGTGGCGGAAGAACCGTGATCTGCAGGGCCAGCCGTTCGAGGAGACCGCGAAGCTGCATTGGCGCCGACACGTAAAGGACGTCGCCGGTGACTAAAATATCGGCTAGGAAAGTCCAGGAGACCCGTTTGCGGCGGACAGCGTCGCGGCGGGGATACGAGCTGCGGAAGACACCCCGTCGGGATGTACTCGCCGTCGACTACGGAATCTACACGGTGCTGCGGGACGGTAAGCGGGTGTTCGAGTCGACGGACTTGGACGCGATCGAACGGTTCCTGAATGGCTGACCGTTGGGTGCAAAAGTTGGCTGCGTTGTTCTCGCGGCACTCGGATGCGATCGCGGTCATCCGGGCTGGGCGTAAGGCGAAACGGCGCACGAACCGCCGCGACCGACACCAGGCCAAGGTGGACATTCGGAAGGAAGTGCCCTAAATGGGCGGATGGATGACGTACCAGCGGATGCGTCACCGCAACAACCTGTTGTACCGGAAGCCCGCCGGCGACCGCGACCCGTACTGGCATCCAGGGTCGAATGTGCTGCCATCCTATGTTGAAGCCGACCAACGCATGTTGATCGGCGACTTGAATCGCATGGAACAGGATTACCTGGACCCGCAGTATCCGGAGCCGCCGTTCGCTCGGCGCCCGGAAGGCAGCGACCCAAGCGCCGAGGTGGCCAAAGCAACCGGGGTGGACATCGAGACCGTTCGGAAAGTTCTGCGGCACGTGTTCATGGAGCAGCGATGACCAACCCTAGGCAAACCTACCGTGTCGCCATCGCGGTCTTCCTCGAAGTGGAAGGCGTTAACGAGCACGACGCCGGCACGGCCGGCATGCTCGCTATCCGGCAAGCACTGTGCGATGGGGAGCTGGGATCGTTCCCCCGCGAGGTTGAGTACCGCGCGATGGGCTGCCAGCACACCGCGAAGATTGTCGATGTGATGGAGGTGGGGATGGCTGCCGGCAATGGATATCTGTGGACTCGCCCGACGTCGAAGGCTTTCCGCGAATGAGCTCTGTATTCAACGTGACCGCGATGCTCTGGACTTTGATGGTGGTCGATTTCGCGGGAAGCCTCGCGTATCGTCGGGGCGCGGTCGGGGCGTGGATCGTGTGGACCACCGCATCCATCCTCGCGGTCGTCTGGGCGCTCATCGTCGCCGCAATCGTGGTCATTGGGGTCACGCACCCACCCGGCATATACATCGACACGGACACGCTGGCCTGGGACGCGACGTTGTACACGCTGTGCGAGGTGCTTGAGATTGGCCGCATGGTGCGGCTCGCCCAGCAGACGCGGCGGCGGAAGAAAGAGAAGTCGTGATGGTCCCGTTGGACACGCACCGTTGTGAGCAATGTGACCGGCTGCTGTACCCGGTGGTCGTGCCGCCCGACGGCTTCCCGCGGCGGGGCATGGAGGCAGCCCACACCGAGGGGCAGTCCGTGTGGTTCGAGTACAGCACTAATGTGGAGCACACTGATCGGCGTTGCCGGGAGGCTCAGAGATTCGCGTGGTAAGTGATGAGTAACGTTTTCTTCACAGCCGACACCCACTTCGGGCACAGCGCGATGGCCGCGACCGGGAAAGGTTGGCGCCCGTTCCACACCGTGCAGGAACACGACGAACACCTGATCTGGCAATGGAACGAACGGGTCCGCCCGCAGGACCATGTGTGGCACCTGGGTGACGTCGGTGTCGGCTCGGCCACCACCATCCTCGAAACGGTCAAACGGTTGAACGGGCACAAACACCTGATCGCCGGCAACCACGACCAGGTGTGGCCTGGGAACCGCGAATCCTACATCCACCAGCGATCCTGGCTGGAAGTCTTCGATTCGGTGCAGGCGTTCGCGCGGAGAAAGATCCGAGGTTGCGATGTGCTACTCAGTCACTTCCCGTTCGAGGGTGACCACACGGACACCGAGCGGTACTCGACCTACCGGTTGCGTGATCCGGGTGGGGCGTGGTTGCTGCATGGACATGTGCATGAGGCGTGGAAGCGGCGGAAGCGGCAGATCAATGTGGGTGTGGATGTGTGGGATTGGGCGCCGGTCAGCATTGACGAGGTGGCCGAGGTGATCGGAGGGAAGGTTCTGCGGTGAACAATGAATTGCGAGCGGCGATAGCCGCGCTGGCGCACATGGTTCGTCAGCTCCAGTCTGATGGAAACATTCAGGTGATGAGTCGGTGCTGTGCGGCACGTACGGTGTGCGAGGCGCTGGTTGGGGCGGAAGAATTCCAGCGTTGGGTTGACTGGCAGGCGCCACACCACATCATGGTCAACACCGCGCTCGCTGGTGGCTCTCCCCCGGAACACGTGTAGTGTGGCGTCATTACTCCCCGCTGTCCTCCGGGACTGGCGGGGCTTTTTTATGTCCTAGCAGTTCGGCCAGCCGTTTCTTCATGTCGTTGGTCATGTACTCGCTGATGGTGTCGTGGTCGCCGATGCGGTCGATCCAGTACTTCAGCTCGGCGATGCGGCCGGCGCCGAAACTTCTGTCCTCGTCCATGGCGGCCATCTTGCCAGGTCACGGCACAATCAGTCGAGCGGTCGAATATTCTGGGTGAGTAGTCACTAACCGACTTGACGAATGATCTCGCCCCTCTGATAGCTTTGAAGTCGCACGGTGCGAAGCTCAAACCCCGGCTACTTCTTTTGGTGAAGCCCACGCCGGAACCGAGCGTCTTGACCTCGTGCACCTAACTCCAGAGTGGTCCGGTGCGAAGTTCTGCGGATACTTCCGAACCAGTTGTTGGAAGTCCCTGCTTGCGTTACCGCATTCGGGGGCGAGGAGGTTAGACCCCTCCAGTCCGCCGAACGCCTCGACCTCGGACCGCCCTACAACTTCATGGTGACCCGGTGCGTAGCCGACGGATACTTCAATTGGAGAACGCCTTCTAACGGAGGCTAGAGGGTTCGAGCCCCTCACAGCAGTACTAGTGCCGTCGTCGACTCGATCTCGGGTCAACCTCTTTGACAACTTCATGGTGGTCCAGGTGCGTGCACCGACGGATACTTCAAGTGGAACCACGTGTCCCAGGTTCGAGTCCTGGCTTCCCAACTTGTTGGGGGGTAGCTCAGTTGGCAGAGCAATGGTCTGTAAGCCCGTCACCCGCGACTGATCTCTGGACCACCCAGCACCTCACTGACCCGGTGCGTAGGTTGGGGATACTTCTCCTCATAAGAGGGTGATGCAGGTTGGACTCCTGCCGTCGCGTTGGCGAAAGCCCGTGACGTCGTCTAACGCTAGGACACCTGTCTCCTCGACCGCTTTCGATCTCGGGTCTACCCAATAGTGAGCTCCGGTGCGTAGGGCAGGGCTACTTCACACTGCAAATTTGAAAGCCTTGTCCGACCTTGACCTCGGAGCGCCTTTAGTTTTGCTCCCGGTGCGAAGCGACTGACGGTTACTTCAACTCGAAATTGGAAAGCCCGTCGAACTGCGATGTGACCTCGGGGGTCCTTAACAACTGCATGGTGCCGGTGCGTAGGTAACGGTTACTTCACATCACAGTGATCGGGTTCGAATCCCGCCGGGAGGTCGCGCCTTCCGGTAGCCGGATAGGTTCCGGAGGTAAACGGCCGTTGCTGCCTCGACCTCGGCGCCACCTTGCAGTTGTTGGGTTCCCCCTTGCCCCGAGAAAGGTAAGCAAGTGGCCAAGTTCAACCAGCACGTCCAGCCCCGCGCGCACAGCCCTATGCGCACCGCCGCGACCCCTTCGGGCACAACGTATGAGGGCCACGCCGCGTATGCGCGGGACACCAAGTCGGAACTGTTCCTCCTCGCCGTCTCCAACTTTGTTGGGGAGAGCACCTTCTATGAGAAGGCGGAGGACAGGGACGCCCGGTTCTCCGCGTTGGTGCGGAAGGCGACCGTTGAGGACGCCGAATGGACCGCCGATTTCCTGCGGTGGCTACGCGGCGACGGCAACATGCGCTCCGCGTCACTGGTGGGTGCGGCCGAGTTTGTGCAGGCCGCATTGGGCAGCAAAATTCCCGGTGGCCGTGCCGTGGTGAGTTCGGTGTTGCAGCGGGCCGATGAGCCGGGGGAGATGCTGGCCTATTGGATGGGTCAGTATGGGCGTTCGCTGCCGAAGCCGTTGAAGCGCGGCGTCGCCGACGCGGCCGAAAGGCTGTACAACGAGCGGTCCCTGCTGAAGTACGACACGGCGAATGAGAAGCGTTCCGTCCGGTTCGGTGACGTGCTCGATCTGACCCACCCGGATAAGAAGGCCAGTTGGCAGGGTGATCTGTATGAGCATGCGTTGGCTCGCCGGCACAACCGGGACAATCCGATCCCGGAGTCGCTGCGGGTGTTGACCAATCGTGCGCAGTTGATGGCGTTGCCGGTTGGTGAGCGTCGTGCCGCGTTGGACCCGGTTGCGTTGAATGACGCGGGGATGACTTGGGAGGCGGTCGCTGGTTGGTTGCAGGGTCCGATGGATAAGGGCGCGTGGGAGTCGATGATCCCGAACATGGGGGTCATGGCGTTGATCCGGAACCTCAGGAATTTCGATGAGGCTGGGGTCTCTGATGAGGTGGCGGCGAAGGTGTGTGCCACGATCAGCGACCCGGAGGTGGTGGCCAAGTCGCGGCAGCTACCGTACCGCTGGTTCTCCGCCTACCAGGAGATCAGTAATGACCGGTGGAAGGTGGCGCTCGGGAAGGCTCTGGATTCGGCGTTTCAGAACCTCCCGGCGCTGACCGGGCGGACACTGATCCTGGTGGACACCTCGGGGTCTATGTCCGGGATGACCTACTCGGCGAAGTCGAAGATCAGCCCAGTCATGACGGCGTCGTTGTTCGGGGTGGCGTTGGCCAACAAGTGCGGCGCCAACAACGTCGACCTATACGGATACGCCTCCGGCATCTTCAAGCACAAGATCACCACCGGTGGCAGCGTCCTACCTGAGGTGGAACGGTTCGTTAAGCGGGTCGGCGAGGTCGGGCACGGCACCGAAACCGCCGCGGCGATCCACGGCGCTTATGCCAAGCATGACCGGGTGGTCATCATCACCGATGAGCAGTCGTTCGCTAACTATCGGGGGAACGTGTCCGACGGTGCGCCGCCGAACATCCCGATCTACGCGTTCAACCTGGGCGGCTACAACCGGGCGATGTTGCCGGATAAGCCGAACCGCTACCAGCTCGGCGGCATGGGAGACCACACGTTCAAGATGATCCCGCTGCTCGAATCCGGGCACAACGGAAGTTGGCCGTGGAATGGGTGACGGGTGGAAGATCGCGCTCGCGGTGGCGGTCACGCTGCTGCTGATCGGGGTGGCCGCCTATATGACACGCAGCCAAGCCGACGATGATGACGAGTACGTCGATGACGATGACGTGCTGCCTTAGCGTGACCCGCCCAGGGTTGTCACATGGGTCACGCTATCGGCCCGCGATGCTCCCGAGGGTCAGGTTGAGCATCCGGGCATAAAAAAAGAGGGCGCCTCGCTCCTCCCCAGCAGAGGGGGTAGAGGAGCGAGGCGCCCTTTTACAGTGGGGAAGGACTAGTGCAAAGTTTCGGTTTCTATTACGGCCGTAACGACACGGTGATACTGCGGATCGTGGACACACCATGGTGGTGGGAAACGGCGGTGTCGGTGGCCAACAAGTTGTGTGAGTGGACCGGGCACCACATGTGTGCTGTGGTGTTCTGGTCGATGGACAAGGCTTATGCGAGTGAGCGGTACCGCATGGAGGTGCCGGCCACGAAGGAACAGTGGTTGGAGTGGGCGAAGTTGGCCGGCGCGAAAGACCCGTCGTGGCAATGGACTGGGGAAGACGAGGACGACGAGTGAGTATCTGGTGTTCCTTCGCCATCTTCGACGAGGACGCGTTCGAGGATGGTTTCTCCGAGCCCTTCGTGTACCAACGCTCCCATGTGATGCCGCAGTTGAATGGGCCACGCGGCGGGGCATTGGACTTCGGCTACATCCCCGGCTATGTGCGGCAGGATTGGGATGAGCATGACCCGCGGAATGACCAGTGCTACCGGTGGCTACGGGTATCGTTGGAAGCGGACATGAACACGATCGTGCTGGACGTCGACCAGGTTGACGCGCTCATCCGCGAGTTGACGGTGTGGCGGGATCGGGTCAACAAAGACTTCGACTAAGGGTCGTCTCCCCGTGCGCCGAGCCCCGGAGAGGTTAGGGCTACCAGGTCGCACGGGGAGACGCCCAGTCCCAGGAACCACCGACTCCCGAAGCCGGCCAGCTCAACTGGGACTATTCGGAGGGCCCTTCATGCTTACCCACCAAAGACGGGGAGCCTGCGGGCCCAATGTTGACGGACGCTAACGACGTTAACAGAGATAGGATCGCGGCGCCGGCGGCGACACCCAACGCATTCGACCACGACACGTTCAACACGTTGAATGCTGGGCCAACCGTCAGAATCGCCAACAGTGATTGGCAGAACGTTTTCAACAATCGTTCCAGGGTAGATGCCCAAAACGTGGACGTGAACATGGAGTCTCCTCATGCAAACCTGGACTAACCCGGCAATGGACCGCACCAGCTGGGGGCCCGGCCCGTGGGACGGTGAACCGGACAAGGCCTATTGGATTGACGAGGCCACCGGATTCCCGTGCCTAGCGGTGCGGCCGATGCCGTCTATCGGCAGCTGGTGCGGCTACGTCGCGGTGCCGCCTGGGCATCCGCTGCACGGCAAGGACTACAGCACCATCCCGGACATTGACGTGCACGGCGGGTTGACGTTCTCCTCGTTCTGCCAGGAGGACGGGCCGGTTGAGTCCCGGGTGTGTCACACCCCAGAACCTGGGCAACCAGCGAACGTGTGGTGGCTGGGCTGGGACTGCGCGCACGCATCCGACGTCTCACCGGGTTTGAATGCGTTGTTGCAAACGTTGACTTGGCTCACCGAGCAACCCGTCAGCGACGGACTCATGGCGTACCGCACGCTCGATTACGTCCGCGGCGAATGCACCCGACTCGGCGCCCAGCTCAAAGCTCTTGAAGCTCACGCAGGTGATGCGCCAGCCACGCACCCAACGCAATGAACACCAGCGCCGACCACGGGTGCTGTTTGCAACGCAGCCACGCCCGCAGCTCCCGTGACAGGGTGCGGTGACAACCCCTGTAATAGGCCCGCCATTCCAGGTAGGTGAAGGTGGCTCCGCACGCGGCGAACCAGGCGTGCCAAGAATGCCGGCACATTAGCCGCGTTGGCCGCTGAGCGAGTCAGCCAATGACTTCAGCGTCGTCTGCACAACCGCCTCGGAGATGCGCCGCACTTCCCCTTCAGCGATAGTGCCTGAGGTCAGGGAGTCGACCGTGGTTTGAAGCGCCGCTACCTGCAGTCCTAGCTGGTTCAGCTGCACGTTCGCCCGCAGCAAATACTGTAGGAAGTCGTAGGCGGTGTTGTCCGGATCACCGGTGGTGCCACCAGCCCACGCCGTGAACAGCCCACACAACTGGGTGTACACCGTATTCCACTGGTCCTGCGGCACCTGGGCCATGTCGTCTTCCTCCGGGAAAGGGATCAGGATCACATCGACGTCACACACCACACCGTCGACCGTTACCGAGCCATCGTTTCGCTGCCACACATGAACACCCGCGTTCGCGGCGGGCTGGTGACCGCACTGCCAATACACGCTGCCGAGCTGCTGCGCCTGGCAGGCTTGGATCAACTCGGAGAATCCGTACACCCCGAGCTGCTGGCCGAGGATGTGTTCGGCACCATCCAGATAGTCCACTGCAATCGGGATTTGTTCAGCGTCTAGGTGGTCATCAATCGATATGAACACCGGGCCGCTATAGCCGAGCTGGGTGGCGCCGCTCAGCGCGCGTTGCGCGTTCACCACACCAGCGAGGAAGCCGCCCGTGTAGTCATCGGCCAGATGCTCGAACACCAAGTACACATCGAGGCCGGCGGCGGTGAGTTCGTTGTACTCGACCACAGTGATGTTCTTCGACGCCAGCCCATAGATCGCGTCGTCCACATAGCGGAAAACGCAGGCGTAGCCGGCGGCGGTGAGCGCGGCCGGGTTCACCGGACCCGCGTAGTAGTCAACGCCCGCGGTCATCGCAGGCTAACCAGGTTCGAATAGACCACGATCGAGTCGAGATAGTTGCGGTTCGCCGCGTCATACCGGCCGCCGCAGGTAGCGAGGTGCAGTTCCGACTGCGCCTGGTTGCTATAGAACAACTCGCTCGGAAACACCTGCTCGCCCTTCACCGCGTCGCCAGGCTCCTTCGCATACTTAGCTACCTGAGTGACCACGAACGTGGCGGTCTTCCCGTCCGACCGGGTCACATAGATGTCGTCGCCAGCTTTGACTTTGGACAGATTGAGGAACAACCCCGGTTGGCCATCACCATCGACATGCGCCACTACCACCGCCGAGCCAGGATCGCCCGGGACAGGTGCACCGACATACCAGCCGGCGAGCAGCGGAGTCTTCAACGGCGGTGTTTGCAGTGTCCGGTCTGGGTTCAACCCGAGCCCCATCAACTGGCCGTCCACTCCAATGGATGGGATGCGTATCTCCGTCGGTATCACTCTGGTGGCGGCATAGCTGGTGGGTGCGCCGACACACAACGCACCCACCAGCAGGGCCACCAGGACCCCCCAACGCATTTAGTTCACTCGCACCGTGTCAGGCGCCAGACCGCTATCGCCAGCCGACGGGGCGTACTGCGGCACATCAGTGATCCGGTTACCCGACGGGGACGGGAAATAGGCAGCCGGCGCGGCGCACCCACACGACCCGACACCCGGGTCATAAGCCGGAACCGGTACCGCGACCGGGTACGGCTCAGCGATCACCGAACCACCACCGCAGGCCTCGGCGCGTAGCGCACCGAAACTACGGCCCCAGCCGCCACGGTCAAGCCCGAACATGGTCCGCTCGAAACCCGGCCACCGGCCGCCGAGGCGGTGCCGCCACGTCCCGGAGAAAGCGCCGAACGACTGGAACGGGCACACCTCAACCTGGTTGAAACCGTACGCGGCACCGTTCAGGAAGGAACCTTCCAGATATGGGGACCAGCCGAAACCGCCACCCGGGAAGAAGCCGCGACGGTGGTGGAACGGAAGCGCACCGGCGCCGAGCAAACCACCCTGGCTACCCAGAAGACCCCCGACAAGCGGAAGACCGGTCACAGTGTTGATGTCGTTGCAGCCAGTCGACACGAGGCCGCCGTTAGACACACAGTTGTCGTTGAAGGTAGGGGCGGTCGCCTGGGCGGTCCCGGCGGAAACCCCGAGTGCCACCGCCGCGGCGGCGAGCACAGTAAGTACAGACTTAAACATGGTGCCCTCCATGAAGGCGGTGGAAACGGTGGAAACCGTTGTGACGCACGCATACGTAGGCGTGCGGGTGGTAGAAACAGAACGAGTGATGGGAGGCCTGCGCCCCACCGCCGTCTCCGAAGAGACCTGTGGCGGCGATCAGGACAGCCATAACGAAGTGCATTACGGACCTTTCGGTTTAGGGATGCCAGCCGAGCAGTCGTACAAGGGGTCCAGATCGTTACCCCCCGCGCGAGGACACACGTACACACCGAAGGGGAACTTGAACGTGGCAACCCGAATGTCCGAGCCGCTGTGTCCGGTGTATCCCCTGGGGCCGCGTTTCCCGTCGTGACCGTTTACCCCGTCTGAGCCGTTCTTGCCGGCTAGGCCGTTGATGCCGTTTGTACCGTCCTTTCCATCATGCACAGCTGGTGCCGCCGCGAGCGCGGTGTGCGCACCCAGCCATGAGACGCAGAAAATGGCGCCGCAGGCCGCGAGGAACATGCTCGTTTTGCGCGACGGTGGGGAGACATGGCGCCCGACCATGCGCACAGGCTAGCGCGGCGGGGCGATGAATGGCCTTCCCGGGTAGCCGCGAGGCCCCATTGGGCCTATTGGTCCTGGTGGGCCTGGGGGTCCTTGCGGCCCACGCGGCCCAGGAATTCCTGGGATTCCTTGGATACCCCTCGGCCCTGGCGCCACAACCTGTTTCGGCAACTGCAACAGAACCTTCGCCAACGTCAAATTCGTGGTCCCCTGCAACGGATCAGTCGGCAACTCCACCGTCGGCTTACCCTGCTGGGCCAACAACACATTCAACGCCGCGATGCGTTGCCGCTGCGTCGACAACGACGCCGCCCGCGCCATGTACGCCTGATGCGCCGCGGCGACCTCAGCCCGCGCGTTCAAACCGATCGTCAACCCCGCCAACGACACACCCAACGCAATCAACGCCGACATGACCACAATCAGCCCATACCAGCGGCGCATCGCCTTCCGCACCTCATACGGCGCCTGCTGTTCAGCCTTCTGCTCAGCTTTCTGCGCAGCCTCGTTCACCGCTTCCGCGAACAGTTCACCGATCTTCTGCACAACCTCTTCAGGGTTGTGCTCCTCCTCGGGATCAGTTGTCACGCTGGCCTCGCTGCATCAGACGGTCAGTAAGCACTTGCACGCGCGCGTTGAGGTGCTCGGCACGCTCCTCCGCTTTCGCCAACTGCTGCCGAAGGTTCCCGTTCTCCTCCGCTAAGTCCTCCGCTTTCTTCTCCGCCGCCGAGGTGCGTTTCTCCAGGTTCGCCACCAGCGTCGCCATCAACGCGTTCAACCCATCAACCTGCGGAGCGACCGTCGCCACTGGGCTCGGGGTCGGGGAAACTGTGATATGCGCGGACGGATTCAGGTGGTCCTTCACTCGACTAGTAATAATCGGCGAGATAGCAATGATGAGGGACACCGCGACGATAGCCCACGCCAACCATGGGTTAGACGGCAGCGGAACTGCTCCAGTCGGCACACTCTTTACCTCCGCCGTCGCGCGGCCAACCCGGCGGCAGCCGCGTAAGTGATGAGCACGTGTTGAACCGCGAACGCCGCCAGTAGGATTGGGCCGGTCGCGGTCTCGGCGGTGTGTTGAAACAGCGTCACCATCGACGCCACAGAAAACGTGGTCCAGATCAGCGCGCCCAGAACGCCGCCCCACTCCAGATACCGTGACACGAACAACGCGCCCGCCAACACCAATAGCGCACCCCACACACCAATCGGCATGGTGGGTTTCAGCAGCTGCTGGTAGGAAGCGTGAGCGGTGCCGCCGAGAACGAACACCCCGCCATAGAGGACGTCGGTGACCGCGACCATGACACGCCACACCGAAGCGAACCTCATCCGGCGTGGGGTGAGGTCAGGCTGATCAGGCATGGATCACCCCAATGGCCCAGTAACAGAAAATCCGGGGTGTGCGACTCTGCATGTGGGGGCGCGATCCAGCCCCCACCACCCGCACACCACCCCATGGGGGCGTTCCATGAAGCGTGCTTGTCTGGCCACCGCGACGGTTGTCGCCCTAGCTTTGTGTCCCGGCGTCGCGTACGCGTCGAGTTCTCCGGGAGGGGCCGGCGGTGCCGGCGGCTCCAGTGGTTCCACCGGCTCCAGCAGCGGAAAGTCCGGCTCGTCCGGGACCGCCACCGCGAACTGCGTCGCCTCTATCCCGATCTTCCTGTCCTGGTTCGGATTCGCCGGCACGATCACGCAGTGCAAGTAACCTGACACACGCAACGTCCCGCCGCCCTACTCGCGGTCGGCGGGACGTTTTGCGTGTTTCTTAGGCGAGAGCGCACCAAATCTTCTGAGCACTAGCAGTGAAACCAGTGGTGGGGTTCAGGGTTGACCCCGGCGCGGACGTGCCGCTCGCCGTGCCAAACACCGGACAACCAGAAGCCGGATTCATGAACCCGGAACCACCAGTCAACGTGAGCGCGGTGCTCCCAGCGAAGGACGGCTGGGTGGTACCCCACGTGGTAGTGGCCACCATCTCCAACGCAACATAAGCCGGCGACGCCAACGTGAACGCCAACGAGGTAGTGATTACCCCGGCTGTGGTGAGCGACCCCATCGTGACGTTCCCCGACCCCAAACGCGACCACGAGGTCGACGTGAGCGACGAGCCGCTGAAAAGCGCACACGTCATCGTGCCGGCAGTACCCGACGCCGCCGGAGACAGAAACAGCTTGAATGACGCGTACGTACTGGCTGGGCACAACCCCAACAGGATCAACCAAGTGCGGGTGGTGCCTGTCATGATCAGGCTGCTGTTGCCCACGACGCCGCGTTCCATGTTCTCCACCTGCGTGGAAAACACATTAGGAGCCCACTGACCGCCCGCGCCGAAAGCGCTGTTCAAGTTGCTGGTCAGGTTAGTGACCTGCGATTCAGCAATCGTCAGGTTAGCTTGAGCGACCTTCACCGTCGGCGCGGTCGCGGTGCCGCCCATCGTGATCGTGCTATCCCCAGCGGCCACCGACCCGACATACCGCAGGTCCAGCTGCGATAGCGGCAGGTTGTCGGAAATCTTGACCCACACGGCGGTCGACGAGTTGTATTGCCAGATCGCGCCCTGATTGAGCAGCTTGAGCGTGGCCGTCGTTGAGCCGCCCGTCACGTCGAACGTGTCCGAGCCACCCAGCTGCGCCGTCACCATATTAGTGCTGGCCTGCGCGACCATCTTGATACCGACCACGGCGAAGTTCGCCGGGGCAACCGGGAAGTTAACCGTCACCGCGGTCGAGGCGGTACTCACCAAAACAAACTGGTTCGCTACTGCGGCGACAGTACTGGCGGTCTGGACCGCGGTGAACGGAATGTACAGCTGCAGCGACGGCAGAAACGCCTGGATTTGCTCAATCGCGGCGCTGTCTTCATTCAGGTTCGCGGCATCAAGCGGCGTCGCCGCGGACGGAGAGTCCTGCCAATTCGGTACTGGATCAGATGGATAACTCACGGGACTCTCCTACATAAAGAACGGCAAAAACTGCGCAGGGCTGGTCGTAACCGGCGCTTGAACAACGATGTCGATAACCCCCCATGCGCCCGTGGAGTTCGCCGTGACAGTTTGAGTGTCCGTACCCGCGATCTTGTCCACGATCACACAGCCACAGTTCTTCGTGCTACTACCGTTGCCCGTGACAAAGTTCAACCGGGACGTCCACGCTGTTCCCGTCGGGAAGGTAAGCGTGCCACCAGTCGCACCAGTCGCCTGGCCCCAGCAGTAGCAACGCACCACCATGTCATTCGCGCCCGGAGAGACCGTTCCCTGCGTGGGAGACGTGGTGCTATTCGAGGCGTTAACCGCAAGAGCAGAACCGCCGAGCGGTGTGGTCGTGTTGTTGCCGGTGTAGCGCAACATGGCGATATGCTCGACGCCGGCAGTACCACCGTTGGCGACGGTCAGGGTGCCGGACTCGTTACCCACCGCCGACTTCGTGAACAGCGCAACGCCTAGCTCGGACAGGATGTTGTTGTTTTTTTGTTGGAGGGTCCAGCCGGTCGGCGTGGTCCACGTGCCAGTACCCGCGGCCATCTTGCAGAACAGCAACAGCGGTGAGCCGGCGACGATACCGGTCGGATACGGACACGCCAGCGAACCGGCACCGAAGGTGCCTGACGTGGGAATAGAACCGACGGCCCCGAACGCGACTGCCATCAGTAGCCTCGCGCCCACGCCAAACAGTGCCAAAGACTGGCGGAACTGTTGTAGATGAAACCGATGTAGTCGATTTTGCTGGCGGTCGTGGACAACGTCGGCGACGTAACGTCGGTACCGAATTCGTAACCGCCGGTGCCGGTAGTCCAAGTGGAGATGGTGAACGGACCGCCGGAGGACGGCTGTTTAATGGCGAACAGGATCATCTGACCGTCAGTGGCATTCGACGGCGCACCCATGATCCGACTCGCACCAAGCGTGACTCGGAACATGTTCCCCAGTGCCGCGTTCACCGCGATAGTGCTGGCGTCGGTGAGCGCGACTGGTGTTTGCACCATCGCGCCGCCGAAGGTTGAGGTTCCGGTGAAACTCGGCGAGGCGGCCGGGGCGGCACCAGTGATCCGGGTGTCGTTACCTTGCGCGGCAGTACCTGAAGTGGTGCCATAGCTAACCGCGAGAGTTAAGTCCGCCGAGAGAGCACCACCACCAGACAACCCGGTACCCGAGTTCACGTTCCGGGTGCTGGGTACTTTCGTGTCGGCATATTGTTTGGTCGACGCTTGCAACGCCAAGGTCGGATCGGCCGGCAGCAGGATCGGCGCTGTGAAGGTGAACTGGATGGTCATCGCGCAACACGGATGATCCAGTTGTTCGAGGCCGGCGCGGCCGGGAACGTGATCTGGACATTGTTGGCGTCAGAACGATTCACATACATTTCGACCTCATCGCCCTGGGTGAAGCCCGATGCTGGCGACGTATAGACATAGATGTGTACGTCCGGCGCGTAGGACCCCAACGCATGGTTGTACGTGCCCACCGCACCGCTAATAGTCCACTTGCCAGTAGATGCAGTCGGGACGATTGACTCCTGGTACTGCGAATCAACCGTAAAGTCGGGGACAATGGTCGAGCCGCTGAAGGTCAACCCAGTACCCAACGATGCGGCGATCGTCGACCCAGTAATGGTGATACCGTTGCCCGCGCTATAGGTCGTCGCGGTGAACGGCTGAATCCAGGTCATGCTGTCGGTACCGATAGTGATGGCGCCATTCGAGCCGGTACCGACTGTGGTCTGCATCCACACAGTGCCCGGGTCAGTGGTGCCGGCATCGCCGACCGCGACCATAGTGCCCGAATAGATCGAACCGGTCGTGCTCGTGTCCGCCGTCCTAGTCAACGCCGAGCTCGCGCCAACCCAGTTGTACAGACCGTTCTGCGTCGCGGTCGACTGCGCGGTCAACAACACGGTGTCATTGGCGGCCATGGTGTGCCCGGAGATCGTGGCACCCGGCGCCGAAAGGCTGACGTTCGCGGTCGCCACCACGGTCGCCTCGGTGCCCTTGAAATCCAAACCTGACTTCAGGTTGGTCAGTGCGGTGTTGAACTGGGCATACTCCACCGCCTGACCGGAGCCCGACGCGGCAGCTAGGGAGCTGAACTGCTGAGAGTTCATATTCACGGCGGCATTCGGCGCAGTCATCGACTCCCACCGCAGCGCGTTCACTGCGGCGGTGAAGTCGCTAATCGTCGAAGCGGTCTGGGTGCCGGTCTGGCTGGCGCGGGCCAACATATCGATGGCGCCGGTGCCGTTCCAGGTCTTCAACGTAGGGATGTCGCTGCGGTACCAGACACGGCCCGCATCTCCGGTGCCCAAACCGGTCGGGTCGCTGGTCACTGGGTCGAGCATCGCGTGCACGAGCGCAAAGCTGGTCAAGTCAATGTTGGCGGCGTACCGGATTGCAACCACAGAACTACACTCCTAAGACAAGAAGATGTCGCCGGTGAACAAGAAGCCGAAGGTGAGAATCAAAGTTCCGACGCTCGGATAGGAGACGGCGCCGTACTGGGTCAAAGTGCCGTTGTTATCCATGCAGACGATGCCGGCCGGGTAGAAGTCCAGGTTGTGATTCACCGTGACCACGGCCTGGTTAATCACCGATGTCTGATACTGGAGCGCCGTCGAGTTGTCACCGGGCGGTCCTTGCGGACCTGGTGGCCCAACGATCGGCATCACGATCGCTTGTGGTGCCGGCGGTGGCGCCATCACGAGCTGCGGAACAGCCGGCGGGGCGACCGTCACGCTGCTGGGGAACTCGAAAGGTGAGGTCATGACACATCCACGATCTGGCCCTTGGACCACTCCAACGGAATCGAATTCGCGGTGTACATCAACTGGTACTGATCCGCCCCACCGGCGAGTATTTGCGCCACATCAGCGGCGGACACATCCCACGAGGCGGTGGCGCCGGTGATCGTGCCGGGCCAGGTGGTGAACGTCGCCATGTTGCTGGGGAGGAAACGGAACTCGATGACGGCACCACCCGGCCACGAACCAGTATTGGAGATGATCTCGGTCACGAAGTCGCTGTACTGACTGAGGTACATCACTCCCGGCGCTGGGACATAACCGAACGACAGATGATCCATTACATACTCACGAATCCGTTGAGGGACACATGTTGGCCCCAGATCATGAAGTCGGTCCCATTGTGCATTCCCCACACCACATCGCCGACCGACGGCGGATTACTGTCGCTATACGGGCGCACGTAGTTCACGGACGGAACGATGAGTCCGCCGGGGTCCGGGAATTGAAAGTCGGCGACCCCGTTGAACACGTCGACCCTGGTCAGGGTGCCTTGGTGCATTGATACTTGTTGGCGGCGTTGCACCCATGCTGGGCTTGTTGTGTTCGCGCGTTTGATGGCGCGCGCCGCCCGATCCACGGCGGAACCTGTCGCCATATCGCACCTCTCTCTTATGTGCCGGAGCCGACACTCACGACGATGTAGACGTTGGTGGCGCTGATGGTGGCGTTTGCGCTGATGACCGCGGTGGTGGTGTTGGTGACCGAGATGATGGTGGCGTTTACCGGAATGCCGTCGCCGTAGACGGAGGCGCCGATATCGCCGCTGGTGAAGTTCGCGGTATTCGATGTGATGGTTGAGGAGCCGGATACGGTCACACCGTCGGTGACGGAGAATGCGCCGGCCAGTCCGGTGGTGCCGAAAGTCGACTGGCGGAAACATGTCAGCTGCTGTGGATCAGCCGGCGAAAGCGGTGTGACCATGCTGTTGATCATGTAGGTCCCGTCCGCTTTCACATTCCCGCACACCACTTTGATAATGTCCCCCGGCTCCAACGCCGGCATCGGAACAACCGTGAGCGTGACCGTGTTCGCGGCACCCAACGACGCATACAACGCCGCGTAGGCCATGGCCTGCGCCTGATACTGACTGGTGATCAGTGACGAGTTGACTCGTTCCGACACGCGCCCATACGGCCCGAGGATGTATGTCGGCGAGTTCGGATCGTTATCGTATGCTTCCGCGCTGAACGGGTTAGTCGAACTCGTACTCTGACCAACCACAACAATGTCGTTGAAGGTTTGCTCGCTCGACAAAGCGAACTGGGCCTCAGCCACCAACGGAACAACAGTCTCATCAAAAGCCCACACCGGATCACCCGTAGACGGGTCCGGCACCGGACGACACACAAAAACACCAGTAGCGTCAAAGAACGCTTCGAAACCAATCGCCGCCGCCAGCTCTTGAACGTCCGTCCACGGGTCGCCACCCTGCTGCGCGCCATACAACAGCAACGGGGTAGTCGCCGTAGTGGACGACAAGTTGAATGCGGTCTGCGACGGCAACCGATCAACCACCATCGCCTTAACAGCATCGGTGTACAACAACCCACTCGGTACCGTGAAAGGCTGCTCCCACACGTTCCGCTTGATCGCATAGCTCAAATCCTGGGCGTGCACCTTGATAGCGATACCACCGCCGAACTGGCCGCCACCCTGACTCACCACCGAAGTACTCGTGGAAACGTTGGTGCTCGAACCCGAACCCATCGTGCCACTCGTAGCGTGAGTGGTGACGTCATCAATCATGCCCATACCAATCGGCACCAGCTCGTCCACGCTGGCGTCGACCGACACGTCCATTTCGAAATAGCTCACCGACGGCGGCGAACCGGTCGGGTAAAGCGACGGACTTGGGTAGAGCGACGAGCTCGGGTAGAGCGTCGGCGCTGCGGCCCGAGTCAGCGTTACTCTCGCCTGCACCGATTGAGTAGTGGTATCGCCCTGCAGCAGCCGCGGAACGGGCTGGTCGTTAACCGCAAGGTCCCAGCTGGCCCCGTTGTTGATGCTGGTCTCGACTGTGACCGTTGTATTGACTGGAGTGGTTTCGGTCCAGCGCACAACAGAACCGGTCACTGGGTTACCCGGCAGCGTCAACGGATCAGACAGCCAGTATCCGACGAGCGGGTTGAACACTTGCCCCGCCGAATCGATTTCGGCTGCGGGGGCAATCGCATAGGTGACGGCGGTGGACAGACTGGCGGTGATCGCGGACGCGGTATCGACCTCAGCCATTACGCCGCCCCCACATTCACCGACACATCAGGTGCCGGAGTGACAAAGCAATACAAGCCAGCGAAAGCTGGGCTGCCTTGACCAGCGGGGAACACGACGCTTCCCGTCGACCCAGACGAGCCGTACGAGTTGGCCACAATGTCCACACACGGATTCGTGTCGTACTCGTAAAACGTGTCACCGGAGTTCGCCGTGGCCACCAATGCCGTCCACCCCGACGGAACACCCATCGCCACTGGCCAGCTCGGCCAGTTGATTTGCGTAGGGGCCGAGACATTACCTACACAGAAAATCATCGTGCCCGCACTCGGAACAGTTACCGAGGTCACCGTCGCAGAGTTTGTCGCGTCAGCGACGGTGTACTGGATTCCATTGGCGCCACCACGCCAACCCGACAATGACCCTGCCGTGATGGTGCTCCCAGGATTCACGCCACGAACAGTCAGGAACCCGACCATGAAGTGACGCCAGTTTGACGGCTTCGCCCACGTCACAAACTGGTCCAGATCACCGGACTGTAGTTGCCGGTAGTAGACACCGTGGGTTTCCTTGCCTACATTCAGTGCATAAGCGGTGGTGAATGTAGTAGGCGGGTCGGAGTGCATCTTCATCTCGGTCGCGGTCACGCCAGCCGACTGCTGCTCTTGGCCAGACCCGGAGAAGAAAAGGAGCCGGTAGTCGTTGGGTTCCCAGTTCGGGCCCAACACGATCGGCAGCGGCTCCATATGGCCAGTCGGCGGGGTGACCGAGACGCTCATGTCGAAGAACTGCAAAGTGGCCGGCACCTAGGTCACCGTGCCGATAGCCGAGATAACCGCAGTCAAGTTGCCGCCGGTTGTGGTGGCCACGAAATCATGCTTGGTCAACAACAGGATGCTTGAATCGGTGCTGATCGACGTCGGCTTGTAACAAGTGAGCAACGCACCTAAAGTGTTATTCGTCGCGCCACCAGCTGCGCTCCACACTTGGTTGGCGATGCCCACTGTGGTCGTTGCGCCGACAGTGATCGTGATTCCGGTAGTGACTGACTGTCTTGAATAATTCGTAAAAGCGGCTTCTACGCCACCGCCGCTCCACACCTGAGAGAGGTATTGATAACCGGCGAGCGTCCCATCAGACGGCAAGCCGCTTGATTGAACAAGGACGATGAGAATGTTGTCCCCACCGAGCGGCAAACTGTATTTATCGATCCACCGGCCATACGCGTATTCGAACACAAAGTTAGCCATTAGCAAACTCCAATTAGCCGAATGGCTAGTAAGGCCAAGAAAGCCGCAACTCTTCGTAATAGATAGTGATGCAGAGCTCTGTAAAGGTGCCGCTGCCGCTACCTGAAGAAGACATCTCAGCGACGACGGTAGTGCCTGGCGAAATGATGAAGTCGTATGGCGATTGGTGCGTGTAACTAAACCCACCGCCGAGACCTGCATTAGCATCGAGCTGGGTGCCAAAAGCTGAGACAGTAGGACTCACGCGCACTGTTGCTGCACCTGTCGGCGCACCTTGACGAAGCGCAAAACCAGGCCCCGCCGATCCGCCGGAAACTGTGGAACCACTGTAAACGTTCGCAAGGAAAACTGAAGATGTGCCGCCCACGGTGTCGGTGAAGCCGCCGCTGAATACGATTTGCGCGATTCTCGCCTCATATGTGGCAGCGGTTACCGACAGCCCTATAGTGCCCGATAGAGCTGAACCCGTAGTCGCCTCATACGCGGTCATTCACACCCCCAACGTGAGACTGCCGGACGCGCCTATCACTACGCCGTTCATGTCCCCGGTCGTTTGTGGCAGCCATGAATTAGCGCCGCCATAGACCGCGCTCAACGTTTCAACATTCTTAATCCGCACACCTCGATAAATCTGAACCCGCGTCCCGAATGGCGCGAGCAACGAACCCATGCCGGTTGGGGTGAGGGTGCCGTCCGTATCAACCAGCTCGAACTGGATCGTTCTCATCTGGCCGGCGAGACGGTCAGCGTTCACCGACCCGGCATGCGGATAGATCGTGCCAACCACTTTGCCGTTCTGAATCAGCTGAATCACAACAACAGCGGTGTGGCTGTTTTGGACAGTGGCCGCGAAAGCGGCAGAGAATCCCTGCACCACTTGCCCCTCTGTCAATGTGGCTAATAGAACGCCGGCGGATTTGTCTCCGTCATGGTTAGTTTTCGGCGGCGCCACAAAGTGACCGTCGGATCACCCGCGACCGCGTTGTAATGCTCTTCGGTGTCCTGGCTGGTAGCGCCCGGTCCGGTCACCACCCACAACTGCGTGCCATCAGGTAGTTGTAGGAGCAGGGTGTTGCCGGAGCGGTCGAGTTCGTCGACCGTTGCCCACAGCGTCATTGGCACGGTGGGGTCGCCTTCGACGAAGATGAGTTCGAATTCGTATTCGTCGCCGTAGGTTGGCCCGGACACAATGACCGGTAGCACTTGTGTGCCGACCCCGCCCAGTAACTGGAAGGCGCCTTGCATGCGCCTCTTCGTGATCTTGATACCTTCGTCGCTTTGCTTCGGAGCGCCGATCGGGAGCACGGTGTTGAGAATCGGATTCGACGGGTCCTTCAACCACGCTCGGTCACCAGTCGGAGTAACCGACAAAACAGCCGATGCTGACGCGGCGGCCTGCAGTGGTGACCCGCTGTAAGCCAACACGAAATACTGGGACAGCCTGTTCAGCGGCGCCACATAGTCGTATCCGGTGATCGGGCTCATGCCCTGCGCCGGCACATACGTCAAACTCGGAATCGGGTTGTACGACTGCCCGCCGTCGCGGCTGGCGAACACCGTGAACGCGACCGTGGCCGGCGACGACCCACCCGGGGCGAAAGTCAATGCGACACGATTGTTCTCCGCATCGAATACCGCCGAGGTGAACGACGCATTCGGCGGTGGCGACGACACCGAACGCGTCCACGTGGTCGAACCGGTCGCCGAGAAGAAACTCCCCGGCCCCGCCCACTGCGCCTCAGACTGGACGTACGCCGCATACGAGCCGTTGGTCAAATCAATGTTCATCGTCCATTGCAGGGCTTCACCCAGGACGACTCCGCTGGTTCCATCGATCGGGGTCGTGACAAACGGGGCGAATCCCATACCGGCGGTTTGCGCAGCCGTGTACACCGCAACCTGATAGCCCTGCTGAGGTTGGGAGTTCGCCGACGCATACGTCCATGTCACCGTCGGTTGGGTGGTGGTCACCGTCCCGGTCGGCGCGGTCACCGTCACCGTCGACTGTGTCTGGTAGGTGATGTCCAGATACACCTCGGACACAAAGATGGTGGTGCTGGCGGTGTCGCCGCGGCCCATTTCGTAGATGAAGTTCCCCGAGGACAGATTCGTGGTCAGGTCCCACGCCGTGCCATCCGGCGCGGTCGTGGAGGTGTACACGCTTTCCGTCATCCACCCGCCCGGCACTGGATTCGTCGGGAGCGCGGAGGAGAAGAACTGGGTGTGCTCCTGCTGCGCCTGCCCAGCGACCTGAATCAAACCGCTGAGGCAGCGGAACCAGTGGAAGCAGTTCACTGCCGGTGGTGTGGGTGCAACGAGTTGCACGGTGCGGCGAATACCCACCGAATACACCCGGGCGCCGGTAGGGATTGACGGGGTGGGGAAGCCGAACTGGATAACTTGTGACGGTAGCCGGCAAATCCCCGGCGCCAACTCCACATACTCCAGATTCGTGCCAGACGAAACGGCTTGCCATCCGGTCGCGGCACCCACCACACTCCAGTTACCCAGCTGCGGAGAGGAAGTGGGCTGGTAGGTGATGGTGGTCAATGAAGACGGCATGGGGCCTCACCAATTCGGCGAAAGAAGAAAAAAGGCGCAGCCCCGTCACCCCCGCCCATTTTTTGCTTGGACGGGGGTGACGGCTTGCCTATTTACGCGGCGTTACGGTTAGTCCACGACGCCCTCAACACCTTGTTAGTGGACTGCAACGGCGTCCCACCAGAATCAGACACGGTCACCGTCGTGTTCACCACCGGTGTCATCGACACCATCCCAGCGCTACCAGAAGTGGTGGTGTAATACTGCGCACCCCGACCAGCGGGAGGGAGCAGTCCCAATTTGCCGAGGTCAGCTTGCGCCAACGCCGACTTGAAGGCTGGGACGACGAGGTCCGCGAACGCCGCCGATTGCAGCACATTCTGCGCGCCGGTCACGATGTTCTCGGCGAACACGTACCCGATCATCAACCCGTGATCCTGCGCGATCGGAGTGACACCATTCGCCGCGGCGACCAGCCCGGCCCCGAACGCGCCAGCCAACTCCGAGTTGTAGTTGAACTGGGCGATGGTGTTAGCGACGTTCGCTAGCGCGTTGTTCACGGCGTCGCCCAGCCCGAGCTGGCCGCCGAGCTGACCGACAACCGAGTCAGCCGCCCTGGTGTAGCCGCCATGCTCCAAACCGTCCGCCATACGACTCGCCCACGCACTGGCCGCGTTATGGCCGCTGCTCTCCAACCGGTCCCGCCGCATACCAACATCCATACCAGCGGTCAAATCCGCGCCGATCGGCATCCACTTCGTAGCCGGCGACTTAGCCCCAGCGGCGCCACTCGCACAACTACCAGCTTTCTTCGCCTCGGCCTTACCGGTGGCGCACGAACCGCCTTTACCGCCGCCAGCCTTAGTGGCCTCCTCCATCACCTGAGACCCGGCGGAACCACCCTTCGCATCATTGCCGGTGTCGTGACCAACGTTTTGGCCCATATGGCCGATGTGTTTCTCGGTCATTTCGGTTGGGCTCTCCACACCGGCCAGGACGAACCCGGCATCCCACAGCATCTCTACCGTGTGTTCCTGGTAGATAGCCAGGTCCGCGCCGGCCGATGATGGGTCCGGGGGCGGCGCAATGTCACCACCGGCGCTAGCGGGCTGCTGCTGCTGTTGTTGTGCCGCTGAGTCCTTCAGCGGCGACATGTTGGCATCGCCCACACCCGGCTGCTGCTGCTGTGGTGGTTGCTGCGGAGCGTGCACCGGAGGCGGGATGTGCTTTGGCGGGGCCGGTGGCTGCGGAGTCAACGACTGCCGATTCGCCTGCAACGTCTGCTGCGCCTGGCCCGAAGTGTTCTGCACATTCTGCATGCTGTCGGCAGTTTGGCTACCAGCCGCCCCTACCTGGCTGTACGACCTATTGACGCCAGCGTTTGACTGGTGAGTCTGCTCAAGCTGCCGCTGCAGTTGAGTCGAATGGTCAAGCTGCCGGGTCTGCGCCGTAGCCGACGCGGCATCCACACCGGTCTGGCGGAACGCGGTGTTCACCTTGTTCGAGTTCGCCGACACGTTCGCCAAGTGCGACTTCGCCGCCGCCGACGCATGCCCCACCTGACTCAACGGCGCCGGAGCCGAAGACGCATCAGAGTTCAGCTGGCTGAGGAAGTCCGATATCGCACTAGGACTGTTCAGACTGGAACCGCCGCCACCACCGCCGCCCGTAGGGGGAGCGGGTTGGGGCTTGTTCTTATCCTTCTGGGGCTTCTGAGGCTTCTGGACGAGCTTTTGGCCGCCGCTCAACGAATGCCACAACCCGATGTGGAAGCCACCAGTGTGCTTCTCACCCCGCAAATCGCCCTTATCCTTCGGTCCGCCGGGCCCCTTCTTCTTGGGCTGGCCAATCGCATCGTCTTCGCCCGGTTTAGGCTGGGGGGGCGTAGGTGACGTATACACAGGGACCAGCGGCCGCTGGAGACCACCCTTCGCAGGATCAAAATCCTGCTCCTGAGTACGTGTAATACCAGAAGCCGGGTCCTGCGTAACAATTTGCTGCTGATACGCCCCCGACGCGTCCGGAGCGGACTGCGTGTCAAGCACGCTGCCCTGCCCCGGAGCCGACTGGTAAGCGCTGCTCGCACCCGAAATGAACTGGTTCTGGAAACTGAGCGCGCCGTCATCGCCCTGGGCACGCTGGAACGTCCCCAGCGGAGTAGTGACCGTGTCCTGCTTCGAACCCGGCGGGAACATCTGCTGATCGATATCCGGAACAGACATCATCCCCGAGCCGGGTTGCACACCCGGCACATCCGGCATAGCCACCGGAGATGTGGGACCGAACATGCCAGGGTGCATAAGGAACCCGTGTTGGCCAAACACCGCCTGATCGATTGGGTCGTGAGCGGCGCCGGCAATGTCCTGCAGCGGTCCTTGCGTTACGTCCGCCACACCCTGCCGGAACGAAGCGAAGTCCTGACCGAACGCCTCATGCGCGCCCTGGACGCCGAGCCCCGCGTCCTTCACCCAATCCAGCAGTCCCGACTCAGCCGAGCTGCCGATCTTCCCCCAACCAGACTTCGAGGTGAGTCCCATCGCGGCCCCGGCGGAATCCTGCGCATTGAGGAGAGCGCCAGCGAGACCGAGCGCGATCGCGCCCTTCCCCCCGAAGAGAGCGTTACCTAGGACCGCCCCCAGGCCGCCGCCCTGCACGGCTTTCTGAGCGGTGTCTTCCCACTCGGGCGGTAGCGAAACCTCAGACGTCAGGAAATCGGCCCCGAGACCGACAAGCATCGACGCGCCGCCCTTGAGCCCGAAAGCCTTGCCAAGTCCGTAGCCCCCAGCCGCGGTAAGCAGACCTTGGGTGGTGTCTTGTTGCCCCTGCCCCTGCTGGAGCTGGGTGAGAAGGCCAAGGCCGGCGCCGGCCAGCGCACCCACCGGGCCGCCGGCTACCCAACCCGCGCGCGCACCAGCGGCAACGGAAATGCCGGCAGCGAACTTCTGAGACTCATCTTCGAACCCGCCGCCGAACGCGCTGTCGACCATCCCAGCAATGTCCGCCACCGCTTTCAGCGCTGGGCCACCAACGCCGATGAGGCCACCGGCGATATCCGAGATGGCCGACTGATCGTCGGCGCTGGTCAAACCGCCAATGGCGCTCTTCTGGCCCGCGATGGAAGCCTGTGACGACACCGCGCCGAGCAGCGAGTCAATGGTGTTACCCAAGCTAGCGCCGGCACCGGGCATGATAGGCCGCAGCGCCGCACTGGAGATAGCGGCTTGCGCCGCCCCTTGGTTCAAAAGATTAGCTGCCGTCGACAACATAGACTGGCCGGTCTGTTCCAGACTCTTGCCGAACTGGTTAAACGAATCACCCAGGTGTTCCAGTTGGGGTGCGAATCCGGCGTCAAGGTTAGCGTTCGCGTTGTCTCGAATGCCTTTGGCGAACTCGGCCTTCGCGTCGCTAAAAGCGTTCTTCAACTCGCCGGTGTTCTTGATCACCGTTTTGGCTTCGGCCAAACCAGCCATGGCGCTAACCATGGTGGCCGTCCCAGCCAGGAAACCACTGACCATGCCCGCGCCAAGGCTGGACTTGAACGCCTGCGCTTCCCGTTCGAACGGACCAGGTTCCTTACCCCCACCCCCGCCGCGCTCACCCCCGGCGGCTGTAGGCGGCGGTCCTCCGGCCGACGGTTCAGCTGGAGGACCAGCCGGAGGTTGATCGGCAGGACGCGGAGGAACCGGCTGGGACGGAGGAGGTTCCGCGGGAGCCGGGGGCGCCGGGGGCGCAGCAGGGGGTTGGGGCGCGCTGGGCGGGGCAGCTGGGGGAGGTTGCGCGGGAGGCGCCGGCTGCGCAGGTGGGGCCGGCGCAGTGCCCGCGCCACCACCCGTAGGGGGCACGCTCGGGGCCTTCGGCTGCACAGGCGGTTTGGGCGCACTCGGCTGCACGGGCGGGCTAGGCGCGCTCGGTGGGGCAGGAGGCAATTTGTTGGCGGCATCCCGCAGGTTTGCCCTTGCGACGTCGTAGTGCGCCTGGGCGCGCGCCCATTCCCTAAGACTCTCCTCCGAATGCTCCTTCTTGTACTTCTCGAAGGCTTGGTCCAGTTTCTCGCCAGCTTCTCTACGGGCTTTCTCTAAAGAGTCCTCCTGCGGGGAAGACCGCGGCACCCGCTTCTCCTGGGTGGCGTCAGCGACTTCCCCTGGGCTCGGCTGTTGCCGTGTCCGACCCAACGCTTCCTCGGAGCCGGGTGCCACCGTAGCCGGCGGCACCTGCATATCAGCATCAGGCCGGGGAAGGTCCTTGCCGCGTTCGATTGCGCGCTGAAGCGCCTCATTCCGGCGTTCCTCCAGCAACCGCTGGCGCTCCTTCTCCATTTCCGCCTCGAAGTCTTCGCTGCCCAGAAAGTGGTGAAGCCTCCGCTCATTGAACGACTCATCGCCGCCGCCGGGAGTGCCACCGGAACCGCCACTAGGGGGGCCGGGTGGCTTACGAGGCCCCTGAGGTGGTCCCCCGCCCCGCATTATCCGCTCAGCCTCCCGAACCACAGCACGGCGCGCGGCCCGATCCTTCGGGTCTTCCGGGGAACGAGGCCGCGCTTTCTGCGGCGCCCTGTAATACCTGGTCATCTGCGCCCCACGCGGAGCCTGACCACCGGCGCCAGCTAAAGCAGGCACCCGTGGTTCCGACGGCGCCGACCCAAATGAAGGAACGCCACCGCGATCTAGCGGCGACTCGTAATCCGCGGCCTTACCCACAACATTCAGACGCGACCCGATATCGTCCATGCGGGAAGTGCTTTCCGCGAAACTGCGTTCCGCATCCGCGTGAGCCCCCACCAAAGAACGGGTGTCCCGCTCACCCGCCCGCAACGAACCCGAATACACATCCAGACCGTCACCGGCGGCGTCCGCCGATTCGCCCATTGCGCGCACCATGACACGACCACGGTCAACCTGCCGGGAGAACTCGTCCATGTCACCGGACGCGCGGCGCAACAACCCGCCGTCGACCATGACGGTGTGCCTGGTCATGCCGATGACGTCGAACTCTTTGGCCAAACCCTGCACCGCGCGGCGGTAAGACCCGATCTTCTCCTCGGACTCGTCCTCGGTTTCGATCTCAAACTTGACGGTGCGTGAGGAGCCGGCCCACGCCTCACGCACCCTCGCCAACCGCCGGGCCGCGTCTTCCGCGGCTTCAACCTCGACATCCTCGCGTAAGTCTTCACGGCTCAATTCCCGAACCGCTTCGCCGACCCTTCGCATGGTGTCAGCGGGGCGGCAATCTTCCGCTGTGACTTCGAGGTGTAGCCCGGCCATTGTTCACTCACCTACCTTTGTGCGCTGATCGAGTTCGTCAGATTGTTCAGCGACGTGTCCACCACCTGCTGCGCGACCGTTTCCATCGGTGAACCATCCACATTCACCATGATCGTCGCGTTCACCACCGGCGACATCGACACCATCCCAGCCGAACCCGAAGTGGTGGTGTAGTACTGGGCGCCCGAACCAGCCGGCGGCAACAAACCCAGTTTGCCGAGATCGGCCTGGGCTAGCGCCGACTTAAACTGCGGCACCACCAGATCGGCGAACTGGCTGGACTGCAGCACACTTTGGGTGCCCGTCACCACATTCTCAGCCCACGTATAACCGATCATCAAACCGTAGTCCTGCGCGATCGGGCTCACCCCGTTCGACGCGGCCGTGACACCAGCGCCCAACCCACCGGACAGCGCCTCGTTGTAGTCGAACTGGCTCACCGAATTCACGGCGGACTGCACCGATTTGTCCACCGCCGAACCCATACCCGACGACATCTGGCCACCGACCTGATTCACCACACTCTGAATCGTCGGACCAGCCAAATAGCCACGATGCTTAATACCGTCGACCAAACCAATAGCCAAACCAGTACTCATGTCCGCGCCGAGCTGCTCAAAGCTGCCCTTGACGCCTTCCTCCATACCAATCTTCAAACCCAACGTCATGTTCTCGCCGAGTTCCATAAACACCCGAGACGGCGACTGCGACTTCGCCTCGCTCTTACCACAACTCGCGGCCTTATCGGCGACCTTCGCGCCAGCGGCACACCCAGCGCCACCACCACCACCGCTGCCCTTATCCGCGCCCTGCTGCAAAGAACTTTCCATCGAATCGAGGAAACTGCTGGTCCCTTTATCCGCCGGGCCCTTCGCCTGCTTAAGGTGTTCCTCCTCCTTCTTCCCCGTCAAAGAACCAGCCTTCGCCGTCAAATCAGCGGCATCCGACACACCGGCGACAAGTTGGCTCTGCGCCTGAGCGAGATCACCACCACCCTTAGCCGGGTCCAGCTGGGCGCCAGCAGCACCACCGCCAGCGGATGGCTGCTGCTGCTGCTTGTCCCTGGCCTGAGCGGCGAGACCCTCCCCGCCGGCCACCTGCCCACCGGGCCTTTGCTGCGGCTGCAGCTGCGGCGGCGGCTGCAGTTGTGGTGCCTGCGGGGCGCCACCAGCACCAGCCGCCAGCGTGGCCGACTGCGCAGTCAAACCCTGATGGACCGCCTGCAAACCCGCCTGCGCCTGACCAGCGGAATTCTGCACATTCTGCATATGGTCAGCGGCCACACCACCAGCACCCTGAGCCAAACCCAACGCCTGAGTCAGTTTCTGACCCGCCGTCTGCGTTTTCTGATGCTGCTGCTGCAGTTGCTTAAACTGATTCAGCTGCTTCATATGCGCCGTAGCCGCTGTGGTCGCCGCACCAGTCTGACGAAACGCCGTATTAGCCTTATTCGTTTCCGCGGCCAAACCACCCATGCTCGTACTCGCACCAGCGGTCGCGGTCCCAACCTTACCGAGCGTGCCCGCCGACGCGGACGCGGCACCGCCCAGCCTCCCACCGAGGTCAGGACGAGGACCACCCGAACCAGGCCCAGGAATACCCCGAGCACGATTCAACTGGTCCAACGCGTTCTGCTGCGCCGCCTTCTGCTTCGCCACCTCACCAGGAACCGGGATACCCCCATACTCATCCTCGCCAGGGGGACCCGCGCCGCCAACCTGAACCTTCCCCTTAAGCTGATGCACCTTCCCCTGCTTGTCCACCCACTGGCCAACAGTCTGCTTATCGCCAGCAGCGTCCTTATAGGTGGTCATATCTTCGCCAGCGGTGGACGTCTGGTGATAAGCGCTCGACCCATCAGCCGTACGGTCATACGTATTGGTGTGGCCGACCCCACCCTTAGTAAAGGTTTGGGTGCTATGGAATGGGCCCTTTCCCTGCGTTGGTGCCGGCGCGGCGGCAGCCGGTGGCAGCGCGGGAGCCGGCGGGGACGTATAGGTAGGAACATCCGCCGTGCCGCCACCAAAAGCGTTGGCATTGTGGATAACCTGACTACGCACCTTCGAATCACCAGGAGCCTGAATAGACCTAGTTAGATCCTGCAAGCCCTGCTTATCCGGAGCGGTCGTAGTATCAAGCTCACTTCCGCCCTTAGGAGTCGACACCCAAGAACTAGTCGCACCAGAATCAAACGTGTTCCGGTAACCAATTGTGTTTCCGTTGGCGTCCTGTACCCGCTGGAGAACTCCTCCAGGCTTCCCGGGCCCTGGGGCTTGGACGACAGTGTTCTCTTTCTTGCCGGGAGGAAACGCCTGCGTGTCGATGTCAGGTGCGGGGATCATCCCGGTACCAGGCGGTGGGGTCGGCAGCGTCGGTGCGGATGTTGGTCCGAACAGACCTGGGTTGATGAGTCCCTGCGGGCCGTAGAGCGCCTTAGCGATCGGGTCTTGCGCGCTGCCGGCGAGGTGTTCCAGCGGCCCGTGCATTACATCCGCCACACCCTGCCGGAACTGCTTGAAATCCTTACCGAAAGCGGTGTCGTTGAAATCAGTTCCCTTAGCGATGTTTTGAAGAGGGGACGTGATAACATCGGTGCTGTTCCACATAGCCCCCAAACCGGTGGCTGCTTTCCCCGCACCAGACGACGTGGTCCCACCCAGCGCGTTAATAATGGCGGGCGCGCCGCTCTCAACACCACCAATAATGCCGCCCAGGATCGCGCCTTCCGGGCCGAAAGCCTTCCCGCCCCATGCGCCAAGACCGGCGCCGGTCACGGTTTTGTCAATCGCGGTCTTCCAGTCTTTCGGTATCGGCGCTTCACTTGTCGCGGCGTCGGCGGCAAAACCAGCAATCATCGGCCAGCCACCTTTGAGCCCGAACGCTTTCGCCAAGCCGTACCCGCCCGCCGCGGAAAGCAAGTTCTGCGTGGTGTCCTGACTGCCCGGTTGCTCAGCGTTCTGCTGCTGCTGATACTGGGTGAGCAAACCCAGACCAACACCGGCAGCGGCACCCGAGATGGGGCCGACAAGAGACGTCTCGGCGCCGACAGCGGCCCCCGCGCCACCAGCTGCCCCGCCAGCAGCTTCAGCGGCCCCAGCTGTGCCACTGGCCGCGCGAGCGGCCAACACGCCTTTCCCGCCACTCGCTAGCCAACCGGCACGGCCACCGAGACCAGCCGAAATAGCCGACGCGAACTGTTGGGACTTGTCACCCCCACCGAACCCGCCACCGAACGCGCTGTCCAACATGCCGCCAGCGTCCAAAACACCTTTCAACACCGGGCCACCGGCGCCGATAACCCCGCCAGTGATATCCGAGATGGCCGCCTGATCCTGCCCGCTCGTCAACGCACCAATCACCGACTTCTGGCCAGCGATCGAAGCCGGCGACGAAATCGCGGACATAATCGAATCGAGCGTGTCACCCAACCCAGTCGCCGCGCCCGGCATGATCGGCCGCAACGCCGCATTAGAGGTCGCGGCCTGCGCCGCCGCCTGATCCAACACGTGGGCGAACGTCGGCAGCATCGCCTCGCCGGTCTTCTCCAACTGCTTACCAAACTGGTACAGATTGTTTTTGGTGGCCTCAAGCATTGGCGCCGCGGCCGCATCAATCTTCGCGTCCATCGCATCCGAAACACCCTGGGCGAAATGTTTCTGCGCATCACCAAACGCGCCCGCCAACGACGGCGTGTTCTTGATCACCTCTTTGGCCTGGAGCAGCCCGGCGAGAGCGGTAACAATCGTGGCCATACCAGAACCCAGCAGGCTGACCATCGCGGGCCCGTGAACCGACTTTAACGCTTTCTCCTCGTCCTCGAACGGGCCCGGTTCCTTACCACCAGCGCCCCCAGCACCACCACGGCCGCCTCCACGGCGGGGAGGAGGTTGCTTGTCCGGCGGCTCATTGGGGTACTCCCACTGGCCCTTATCCGCATTCCACACCGGAGCGGTAGACGCGGTGTCGCCCGGTGGCGGACCGTACCTCAGCGTCCGCTCCGACTCCTCGATCTCCCCAAGGTGTTTCGCGGAGACAGTCCCCCGAGCGGCAAGCTTCGCCCGAGTCCTCTCCTCCGCAGCCTTCGTGTCCTTGACGCCACGAGCCATCCGAGTCGCATACTCAGCGTCCGACTCAAACGGAGACTGCTCCGGACCCGTCGGACCCAAACCCGCCGCCGCCCTATCGGCTTGCTTCTCGATCGCCTTTGCGTCGTGTTTCGCCTGCCATTTCGCATGCTCCTGCTCATGCAACTGGGCGGCCCGGTTGATATCAGCTTGCGTTTCCGGGCTTACCGGCCGCTCCGGGCCCTGCATCGGCGGCGGGAAATGGCTACGGAAACCAGAACCCGCCTCACCATGCGGCCCAGTCTCATACGGGCCCGGTGTCCCCGGGCCGCCACGCGCCGCATCCCACAGCGACTGCTGCTCATCCTGAAGTTGTTTAGCCGCGGCGGTCGCCTCGGGTGGTTGTTCCCGGCTGAGCATGCCCTCTTTCTTGGCCTGCGCGAGCCGGTCCATCACCTTCTGATGAGACGCCGCGCGGGCCGCCCTGTCCGCTTCCTGCCGGGCTTCCTTCTCAGCCGCGGCCTGCTCCTCCAGCCTCGCCCGGGCCTCCCGGCGACCCAACAAATCATCCGGGTCCTCATCGTCGCCGCCGACTGGGCCACCCCCGTAGCCCTTCGGCGGTGGCGGCGGCCCACCACCAGTACCACCGCCGGTACCGCCAGTAGGAGCTGGTCGGCCCTGGCGTGCCTGCATGCGGCGCTCGTTGTTGTCAATCCGGAACCCGGTCCGGCCCGGCTCGTTCGGGCTCGTCGCGCCACGCCACCCCATAGACGGACTCGGCTGCGCCCCACCACCCGCGCTGCCCCCGCCGCCGGCTGGTGCGCCGGCCATCGCCAACTCCCGCACCGGAACCGGCTCCCGGGGTGCGGGCGGGCGGCTGCTGCTCAACCGGGCATTCGCCCGATCCGCATCCTCAGCGGCCGACGCCAACCCCTTCAACTCCTTGGCCGCGGCGGCGATGTTCCCCGACCGCGCACCCAAATCGTCGGCGGCGTCAGCGACCCGACGCAAACCCCGCTCAGAAGAATTCGAGAACTGGTTGATTGAGCGTTCATGCGCGGCCATCTGCGCACCCACCGACTGCATCCGGGCACCCAGCTCGTCCGCCTTCGCTGACACGCGGCCGAAACTGCGCTCCGCATCACCATGCGCACTGACCAGCGAACCGGTGGATGCTGTGGCGGCCCGGACCGACCGCGAATACGACTCATGGCTGTCCGCCGCGCCACGCGCATCACTAGCCAAACCGGTGAGCGACCCGCGGGCCTGGTTGGTTTGCCGACCAAACTCGGCCGTATCCGCCGCCGCCTGCCGAATCCCACCAGAATCAACCGACAACGTTTGCCGAGACCGACCCAACGGAGCCAAATCCCCAGCCAAACCCTGCACCGCCCGGCGCAGCGACCCCACCTTCGCCTCAGCCTCATCCATACCGCCAGCGTCAACACCGACCTTGACAGTCCCCGACGCCTTCTCCCGCGCCTGCCGAACCCTATCGATCTGGCTAGCGGCCTCTTGGGCGCCGGTGAGCTCGATACCGATCGAAGCCCGCTCACCATGCAAGTTACGAATCGCGGACTTCGCCTTATCCATCGCATCAACAGCGTTAGTGGAATCCGCTGTGATCTCTAGATGGAGTTGGCTCGCTGAAGCAACCACGATCGTCCCCTGCCTTTACTGAAGGTCTTCTTCTCTAATCCACGGCATCTTGAACGCGGTGATCGACACCTCTTTCTGCGGCTGGGAGGCGTGCATCGCCACGAAGGAGGTGTAGAAGTCGGTACGGGGACCACCGATCGGGCCCCGTATCGCCAACCACTCCAACCACCCCAACCAGTCAGACTGGGACATCTCACGCAGCATCTTGTCCGGAGATGTGTACCCCCACTGGAACGCGAAGTCGAACGCGATTAGTCGGTGGGGGTTGCTTCGGAGTTTCCCTCCGCGCCCCGCGCGCTGTTCACCCGGTTCGCCGCCGCCAACAGCATGTTCACACTGCTCTTGCCGATCGAGCCGAGTTGCAGCTTCGCCGCCTCAAACGACGTCCAGATGCGGTTGTTGTTCGGGTCACGTGTAGTGCGGGACAGGAAACGGAAGTCCTCATCTTTCGTGTCGTACCGTTTGAGGATACCGTCGCGGTACACCCGGCCTTCTTCCAGGAACTCCGCATACTCGGCCGCCGTCAACTCCCACTCCAGGAACCGCGCCGCCTTCCCCGAAGTAGTGGGCCACTCCTTCAACGTGACCCCTTCCTTCCGGAGCGGCGGCGCGGAACCCAACAGACGGGAGCTAGTGATCAGCTCAAAATCGTCGTCCTCCACGGACATGTCCTTCTCGGCGTGCTCGGACATGAAACAGATCCTCCTTCAGAAACATTCGTAAACGCGTACGCAGCGGCATTGGAAATGCATAGGAATGAGGAGACAGGAGTTATTCGCCCGGCACAGTGCGCAACAATCCGGGTGTTTCCTCACGAAACAGCGGCATCGTTCAGGGAGACGTTTCGGGTCAAGAAGGTTCTTGACGAGCTCCTCCGTTTCGCTGTCCAACGTGACAGTGATGCGGCAGTTCGGGTCGTCTTCCCACCCCATGATTAGCCGTCCAGGTTGACGCCACGGGCATAGGCGCACAGCACCTGAACATCCGTTGGGCTACCAGTCGCCGTCCACGTCGCCTGCACATACTGGTTAATGGTGGTCGTGGAAGGCAGAGTGATCCGCTGGGAACCCACCGCCGACTGCGCCTGGAAAGAAACCAGGTTCGTCCAGGACGAACCATCCGGCGAATGTTCAATCGTCACCGTCACCGACGGAGACGTACCCCCGTCAAACGCCAGGACGTGTAGCTGGCCCACACCACCGGTGGTGGTGGCCCCGCCATACAGGGTGTTGACGTCCTGCGAACCCGTACCGGACGAACCGGTCAGCAGAACCTCTGGGGAGAGCAGAATGAACCCGTCGTCATACGCGCCGCGCGCGTCGAGCTCAAGCGAGAAATCGACCGCGTCCTTCAACTTCGCGCTGATCGACGCGTCGATGATGGAGCTTGGCTGCAAGGTGATGGGGGACAGAGCGGCCAATCCCTGCAGCGCATACCACGCATTGATCGGGGTGACCCGGCCGAACCACTGGTTCAGCTGCCAGTTCAGCTTCCCCTTCTCCATCGCCGCCAGGCCCTTAATCTTCAAAGAGCCGTCCTGCATACCAGGCAACGAGTTACGGACACGAGTACCGAAACCGGAGCCGTCAATCTTGTCCGCTTTCCGGCCGTGTTCAATATCGTTGCCTTGCGCGGAGAAGACGTATTGCTCTAGGCCCCACTGTGCCTGATAGCCGGGATAAAATTCGGTAACCTGCATAAGGTCAATCGCCATTGTTATTTCTCCTTACCGGAGTCGCCAGCTGAGGGGCTGGGAGAGCTAGAGGAGTCGGCCACCTCGGCGATTAGCGGACCTTTACCGTCTGGACCTTTCGGGTCCAACAGGTACGGCTTATCGACCGGCCCTGTGTACGGCTTCTCCGGGACATAGATGGTGTCGACACCGGTGCGCTTATCAGTGCGCCGGAACCTACGGACCACCACATACTGTTTTGCTGGCACAGCAGCACCTTCCTGTTCGGGGGGCGACAGAGAGACCCCCGAGAAAGGGGGGAGGGTTACGGGGAATACGCGCAGACGGACAGCTGGACGTGGGTGTAGACACCGCCACCGATCGTGGTTTCCGCCACGGTTCCGTCGGTGACTTGCGCGTACCCTTTCTCCAACTTCGTGTTGTTCAACGCCGCGACCAGAAGGGAGCGGGGGGAGATCAGCTCGCCCGCCATTTCCTGGGCGCCTTCCTCACTGACCTGGCCAACAATGACCATCACGTTGAAACGCCACTCCGCTGACCGCGACGACTGGCCTTGCAGATAGCTGACCGTCCGGTGCGCCGGCTGCACAATCACCGCCGGCGGCACCAACGTCCGCGGCACGTAGTAGTAGATGTTGATGTCCGGCTCGTACTCCTGAACCGCCGCACCCAACGCTTTCCGGACGGTGTTGTATCCGCTCACCACCACCGCCGATACGGTTCCAAGATCACCGCTGCATCACACATGATCTTCGGCCGCGGCGAATTGTTGTGCGCGCCGGAGCCGTCGACACTGACCGCGCCCATCGTCAAACTCCACGTATCGTGCAGCCGGGAACACAGCAGCAACGCGCATTCCTTGATGTCATCCGGCAACGACGACACACCAACACCAGCCAAGTGCGCGAACTCCAACGCTGGGATGGTCAACACATTCCCGGTGACCGCGGTCGGGGTCAGCTGCTCGAAGTACTTACCGTCCTCGATCGTCAACAAAGTGCTGTTCGGGAGAATCCCCGTCGCGTTCTTCACCGTGATCGTGGTGTCACCGGCATTCGCGTCGACAGACAACGCGGTCGCTGGGTAGCCGTTCGTGTACACCCACTCCGCCCACATCGACCGACCCGGGCTGAACCGGCCCAGCGGAAGATTCCCCGACCAAAACCAGTTCGTCGAGCCGTGCGACGGAATAGTGATCCGCCACGGATCGAGAATGACGCTGGACAGATCGGTGACCGGGGTCAGACTCGCCGGGTTCTGCCCGATCGATATCGACACCACGTCGATGATCGGGTTCGCGCGAGTGTGGATGCGGATGTTCCCCCAGTCGTCCGCGACGACCCGGCCCACCTCATAGTCGGTGGTGGCAGCCAGGTTTTGATTCACCTCACCGTTGATCATCGCCGACGCGCGGCGGATGATCGCGGCCAGCTCGGCGTCCCGATCCGCCTCGGAAGAACGAGGCACCAACTTCTGCAACTGGGTGTACACCGGGGAACGTTTCAACTCGTCCACCGTGATGTACGGGATCGACACACCCTGGGTGGAAACGGGGTGAATAGTTGGGGCCGTCATAACACACCCCTCCTGTTAAGGGCGCTCACACATTCCGCCGCACCGTGAACAGGTACGGAAGTAGCTGTGGAACCCACAATTGGCACATTCGAACCCCCCCGTTTTCGCGGGTGCGCCGGCGGTGTCCGCGACCGTGTACCCGGCTAGCCGCAAAGCACGGACATGACTCGGGTCGGACACATCAATCAACTGGCCGCTGTAACGCCGGTTCCGCCCCAACGGGACATCAACCTGAACACACTTGTCGTCCGGTGACAGCAGTCGAGACATCAGTTCACCCGCTCCACAAGCCGACCGTTTTCGGCGCGGTATTCGGCGCCGTCGGGGAAAGTGATGAACTTCGTTGTCGCGTCCACTTCCTCACCAATCCGCGGGTCCACCGGCCCCGCAGGTTTGGCATGTTTTGGCTGCTCAACGGGCTGGTACACGTAGGGTGGTGCGTCTTTACGTGGGCGTCCACGCGGTCGTTTCGGCGTCTCTTCGATCATCAGGAAACCTCTCTTTAGGCGGACAGGGGAAAGACGCAGGGAAGGCGCCAGCTGGGTACTCTGGCGCCTTCCCTAGCGGTTTCTAGCCCTTACGCCTTCCAAATTCCCTGGACCGCGCCGCACCACGCGGGCGCATAACATACCATTGTCCCGTACCAATACGAGCTGGTCTCGTAGAGGTACTGCACCACTGGCCAAGAAATGCCCTGGTAATCGGTCACGTTGATCACCGAGAACACGTTGGAGATGTTGCTGTCCGGCAGCGGCAGCGTCCACGAAATGATCGGGATGTTGCCCTGCGGCAGCCATGGGTGCACGGTGAGGTTCACCATCTTGCCGGTGACCTCGTTCTGCACCCCCGTCACCAACGCACCAATCTGCGCGTTGTGTGCCTGCGTCGCGTTGTCCAACACGATGCGGTAGGACGCGGAGCTTTCGTTCTTCAGCTGGTCGCTGACCTGCTTACGGTCGTGGCCGTTAGCCAACATCTCATCCGGGTCCGCTTTCACCGAGTCGTAAAGGCTCGCGTAGGCGTTGTTGAAGGTGTTCCCAACATTCGCGCCGTCCGCGCCGGCGAAGGTGTTGTTGACCCGAGTGACATAGCCGGAGCTCGTGCCGGTGCAGTAACTCAACACACCGTCATAGGCGGTGGCGAACGCGCTGCCATCCGTCGCGGACGGCTGCGAACCAGTGCTCGGAGCGCCACCAGTACCGCCACCGGTGAAGTTGATGGTCAGTTTCGCCGCGGACGTACCAGCCGCTGGGGAAACCCCAATCACACCGGGCGCGGCAGCCAACTGGCCACCGGAAATCTGCGCCGCGAACGAGTTAGCCACACCGGTGGTAGTACCCGCGAAAATCTGGTACCCCAAAGCACCCGGCACGTCGTTGAACACAACGTCCACAACGTCGCCAGTAGCGGCGGACAAACCGGTAGTGGTCGCCACACTCGACGCCGGCCCATTGCCCCACATGCCGACAGCCACGACATACACGAAGAAGTTCGCAATGTCCGCGGTGTTACCGACCTCGGCGCCCGTCGCGGCCCGCGCCGTCAACGTCACACCAGTAGGAGCGGCCAACGCACCAGAGAAACCAGAATCGGTACCGCGAGCACCCAACAGCATGCGCTCTTCCAACAGCATGGAAGACCACAACAGGGCAGTCTGGGAAAGCTGACGAACGTCCTCGTAGCCTTGCCCAGAATACTGCGCGGCCCAACTCACCACGTCGCTCACGCCGAACTGCTTATAGTTCACAGCCTGGTCGTAACCGGCGTAGCTAATCGTCGCGCCACGCAGCGGAGTGAACCCGCCCTGACTGAACTGGGTGGTCCCAGAAGCGGTCGTACCGCTCTCAGTGATACCGGGGAAGAACGTCCCCACCCCGCCAGTGCCAGTGCCGGTGAAACCGGAGATGACCTTGAAGCGGTGCGCCAAACCGACGCCCTTGTTACGCGGAATCATATTCCGCAGCGGAGTAGGGCGAGGCGCGAGCAGCTTCGCCGGGGCTTCCAGATCGAAAGCAACCAAGCCGGTCGGAACCGGGTTAGCGTTAGACCCAGTACCGGCGGTCCATTCCTTACCCAGCTGCGACTCGGCAAGCGCATTCCGAACGGAGTCAATGATCTCCGGGGAAAGCGCCTTCGAAATCTGATCCGACCCGAGCGCCTTAGTGAGAGACTCGACCTCGTCCGGCTGGGAGTAAGCCGGGTGACCCGGCGGGCGCTTAGGCGCCCCGATAGCTTTATTCAGTTCAGCCTTATAGGCTTCGAACCGCTGGGCGACCTCCATCGGCGACTCAGCGTCGCCGAACATTTCGCCCGCGGATGGTGGCATTTCAGCCATAACCAATCCTTTACATGAAAAAACCCCCGCGTGAACGGGGGTTGAAGTGACTAGTAACTACAGCGAATTGATCTCCGCTTCCAACTTCGCGGCCAACGCCGTGTAGCCCTTCCGAAGCTTCTGATCCTGCGTGTTCATCGCCAGCGACTTATAGCGCACCACCTCAGATTCGAGGTCATGCTTCCGGGCGACGCTGCGCTCAACCTCGGTCCGCCGCTGCGACGGACCACCCGGAACACCCATCTGCTCCACCTTCTCCAACCGCTCCACCAGATCACTGATGGACTTTGCGGTGGACTCCTGCGCAGCCTCAACGATGGACTTAATGCTCTTATGGATCGCGGAGTCATCCTCCGTGAAAACTTTAGTCAGGACAGCCTCAATGGTCTTGTGGGAACCCAGCTCAACCGTCAGTTCGGGTTCGGAGTCCGCGCCAACCGCGACGGCTTTTGCTGCTTCGGCGCCGGCGCCATCTTCTCCGTCCCCGTCCGAAGCTTCTTTGACAACTTCGGCGCCTTCACCGACTTCGGTGCCGCTGACGCTTTTGCTGGTTTCGCCGCCCGCATCTTCACCGGCCGCTGCGCTCGTGTCCTCCGCGCTCTCGCCATCCTGCACCGCCTTAGTGAGGTCCGGCTCAACGTTCTTGGACCAAGATTCAGGGATCATGTTCGAAGCTCCAATCGCCGACGCGCGGCGCTTGATATAGGCGCGGATCGCGTCATGGTCACCAGAACCACGACCCACCGCGTGGATCGCGTTCTGAAGGTCTTCCTTGTCGGCGATCGGATAGGACGGGTCACCATTCTTGTTTTTCATGGCTTTACCCGACGCCAACATCGACCGCAGCTGCTCGGCGTTGTACTTCGCTTTCTTCCCCAACTCAGAGTCGGCGGCTAGCATGATCATGCCGTCGCCGCCGGGCTCACCTTTCTCGCGGCAAATGAAACACCGCAACGCACCGACCGCCTGCAACAGCAACTCGATGTCGTAGTCCTCGTTCGGCGCGCACACCATGTCGGCCGCTTCGGACTGGATCAGCTGAGCAATCAACGCAATAGCCGCCTTGGCGCCCATGATGTCGTCGAGCTCTTCCGGTGGAGCAATCGGCGGAACAGTCACGCCCGTGCTCTCCGCCTTTTCCAGGGTTGTGGTGACTAGGTCGATAGCCTGGTCCCGATTGAACCCCTTGAGGATCGCGGCCTTGTCCACCTCATCCTGTTGTTCGAAGAGCTGATCGAACTTGTCCTTCTGCTCCTGGGTGAGGGCTTCGCCGAGTTTCACCGTCATCTCGGGAACCTCATCTTGGGCTTTCTCGATGAAGTCGCCGCAGCGGACCAGCATGCGGCTGGAATCGAAGTCGCCCGAGGACACTTCCATGCCCGGCTTCGCCGTCTTGCACATGCGGAACGTCGCGGTCGGCAACGCCGGCCGATCCACAAGGCTGACTTCGAAGATTTTGCCGCCTTTGATCAGGCCGTTCGGTGCGGTGGTGGACTTCTCCACCCGCGGCTGGCCGATCCCGATGGACAGCCCGGTGTATACGTCGTTTTTGACTTTGAGGACCGCGATGGGGTCGACAATGTGGGCTTTGATGTAGTGGCCGTCTTCGAGGACGTCGTGTTCGACGGCTTTCCCGGCGGCGCGTTTCCCGTCGTGCTGCTCACGGATATTTCCGATCTGGAACCATTCTGGCATTGCCGTCTTCAACCATTCAGCATCACACCGCTGCTGATCGAGGTCCAAATCAGGGCCAGTGGCCTTGCCATACACATACATAGTGCCGTCGTCATTCTCGACACTTTTCGTGATCGGCGCAAAGACCGACGTCATTTTCATAAGTGTTAATTCCTTCTGTGCGTGACCGGCGGCGCCCCGGCTAGAATTCGCTGATTGCCCAGAACGGGCGGCCCCACGGCACCGCGCGGCAACGGCACCCGACACGAACACCGCCCGGCACAAGGCCATCCGGCAGATTCGTCGCCGTGAACAGCCGCCCCTCTAACCTTCGACAGTCCGGATGAACCCGGTCATCACCCACGGTCGTCCACCGCAAAACCTGGTTACCCATGCCGTCTATCCGCCGCGCCGCGTCCCGCCGATTCACCGCCGCCGCCACATGCGCGGCGAAATACTGCTGCTCGCGCGGCGAGTCCCGGCGGGCGGCGGCCAGCACATACCGGGCCCGATGCATCGGCTCATCGGCGGCCACCCGCTCCACCGCCGGCTGCCGCCGCAGCCACGCCGGCGACCCATCCGGGCCACGACCCAACACCGGCGCGGTGGCGGCCAACGCGCCCACCTCGATCGCCGCTGACTCCCCCACACCTAAACCGGTCAGGAGGGAAATCAGCGACTCCGGTAGCTGCGTCGCATCAGTCGGGGGGGCGCCGAACCACACCGCTAACGCGGCGGCGACAGCACGATCCTGCGCCAAATCCCGTTTAGTGACGTACGCCCGAGCGACCGCCATCAGGGCGCGGGTGGTGCTCATTCCACCAACGCGAACAACGCTTTGACGGCGTCCATGTCGCCGGCCGCCGCGAGCCGGTTCGCCGCCTCCGCGACCTCGGTGTCATGCGCTTTGAAGGTGAAGTCCCGCCACGTCTCGCGGCGTTGCGCGTTCCGGGCGAAGCTCATAAACGCCTTCTGCTCCTGCCTCGTCCCGCTGAAGCCGGGTTGGTTTTGCACCGCCGACGGCAAGTTCCCCGGCATGCTCACCGGCTCCGCGTCCGGATTGAAGAACGCCACCCCGGTCGGGGTGTGCACGAACGGTTCGTTCGCGTTCTGGAACGAATAGCGGGGCAGATTCCGGGCGTCCCGGGTTTCGTTCAACGTCATAATCCCGCTGGCCAAATAGCCTTCGAGGAGGTCCGCTTCCTTCTTCTCATCCTCATCGTCCAGGCCGTGCCAGGTGAATGTCACTTCCGGTGGCATCCCCAGCCAGTTGATGGAGATTTCGTTGATGAGGTCGGTCACCCACCGGGCCCGCGGTTTCGTGCCCCGTTCCAGCTGCGACGTTTGTTCGCCTTCCTGGTGGGACATGCCGGACATGTTCCCGGCGTTGTGATTCGGGGAGAATCCCAAGCTGGTGGGCAGGACACTGAAGCTGGCGCAGATCAACCGGACAATGTGCAGATCGAGGTCGGACACGAACTTGGCGTCCATGTTCGCCGGATAGCTCGGGTGGAAACCCGCGGGGAGGAAACGCGCCCGGTGCCGCTCACCAGTCCGACCCGACAAGTCGTCGTTGAACACGGCTTCGTACTGGCGCAACTGTTCCGGGGTCATGTTCGCTTCGACTTGCACCACCATCTCCGGGGTGACACCCGCGGAGTATTCGGCGACCAGCCACTGCCAACGCCGAATCCACAAATCCGTGTCAACCAACGCCTGCTCAACACAAGAGAATCCGTAGGGGGAGCGGGTGCGCTTATTACGCACCTTGTAAATCAAGGTGTCGGTGCGGGCGCCTTTCACATCCAAAGGACCATACACAGCGTCCAAGTATTCACCGTCAATCCCTTCCAGGGGTGTCGGTGAATACTCGCCGCGGGGAAAGCCCCAAAGGATCTGTTGATAAGCAGCCAAAGGCGGCAATGGGGTCCGGCCGCCCTCATCCAACAACGGCTTAATAGTAGAAGAATCGATCGGTTCCAACGCCAACAAATCGCCGCCGAATGTGAGCCTCGGGTACAGCGCGACCGCGTCATACACGAGTTCGTCTTCGAGGATCGCGGACAGCCACTCGGTGAACGTCCACCCCCGCGCCGGCCGCATCCACCACTGGTGCAAACGCTCAATGTCGTCCGCGTACTTGTCTTGCAGGTCCGCTGTGACACCGTGTGGGGATAGGTTCGCCCGTTTCGCCACCGCCCGGGCCCGGGTGGAGTCGATACCGAAACTCCACTCCAACCCGATCAGCGCCGACTTACACGTCTCGATACACGACCGGACAATCGACACGGAGTCGGCGGCGTCGCGGAGCACCATCCACGGCACCCCACGGGTGGACGCGGTCTGCAGGTTCCACGAGACCGGGTACTCCCACTGCCGCGGCGCCGGCCGCCCGCTGGGCAGCAGCGGCGACACCGGCTCCGGGTAGAGCGGTTCACCCGGGCCGAACAGGTAAGTGTTGTACGGGTCACGCGGCAACGCCGCCGCGCCGTTGATCCGCGCCGACCCGTTCCGCTGCAGCGACTCCAGGTAGCCGGCGGTGATCTCCTGACTCGTCGCCCCGGCCGGCAACCGCAACGCTTTCGTCAACTCTTCCCGAATAATATCCCGAACATCCGTGTCTTTCCGGGGCGCACCGAACCCGCCGCGTGTGATGTTATTCGGCGGCCTGCTGCCCCGTAGTTTCTTAGGCACACCGGCCCCCTTCCTCTACATCTGTTTTCAACGCGGCCCCGCACTTGTAACACGCGGTCGACAATTTCAAATTCGGCATGTCACATTCGCGGCAAATGTTCGCCAGCGCCGCCAAATACGCCATCGCGGTCGCGCCAACATTCAGTTCAGTCGCCGCCCACACCAACGCATCCAGATTGTCCGGGGATTCTTTCCCGTCGTGGGTGAACACACACATTTGGTCTTCCAGAATGGGGTGCACGCCGACCATGTGCGCGCGGCCCTGCTCCCACAACGCCGAGATCGGCTCGGCCCGAATGAACTTCCCCCGGGTGGCCCGTACCGTTTTGTAGGAGACGGTGGGGTCGACGGCGCGGATGACGGACTCGATGAAGTCGCCGCCGTTGTTCATCTCCCCGATGATCCGATCCGCATGCCACCGGTGATAACAACCCACCGCTTTCGCCATGCACTGATTCGGGGTGCCCTTCGTCGTCGCATCTTCCAGCACATAGAAATGGCCGTCACTGGACCGGCCGGCGACGACGATGCCGGTGTAGTCCGACTTCTTCCCCGACGTGGTAGCCGGGTCCACCCCCACCACCACCCGAACCAGATTCGGTGCCTTCTGAACCCGGGTAGCTTCCAAAATGTCGTGCGACCACAGCGCCCCTTGCAGGTCCTGCAGCATCTTCCCTTCGAGTTCCTGCTCACCAATCCGGGTGCCCTCATAGCGGGTGTACAGCTCGGCGAGGGCGGCGGCGGACAAGTTGTCCGCGTTCTCCTTCGTGCTGCCCCGAGTGACCGCCACAGAACCATCCGTGCGGGCCAACAGATCACGCAGGAACTTCACCGACCGTGGGGTGGTGGTAATCACCACCCGCGGCTTGTCACCGATCCGCAGGGCCGGCATGAGCGCTTCGAAGAACATGGCCTCGACCTGGTCCATGACCGCGGCCTCATCCACCCACGCCCCCGACAAGTTCGTGCCACGCAGCCGTTCGAAACCGTCAGCGCTGTACCCGTAAATCCGGCTGCCGTTTTTGAGGCGGATGGTCAGGTCGGACAGGTTCATCGAGTCGTACTCGTCCGGCAACAACGCCTTCAACACCCCGGAGGAGCCTTGGAGGCAGGTGTTGCGGCAGTCCCGCCACGTCGGCGCAACCACCGCCCACTCGGTTTGCGGGTATTTCGCGGCTTGTTCGGCCAACCAGTTCGCGCCGGTCGCGGTCTTCCCCCAGCCGCGCCCCGACATGATCAACCAAATGTTCCAGTCACCACTCGGGGGGAGCTGCTTCGCCCGAGCCTTCTTATGCCACGGCCTCGGCCGGTCCACCACCTTCGACGCGATCCGCCGATCCAACTCCTCTTTCATCGTTTGGAGTCGGCGCAAAAGTTTCAACTGGTCAATAGGTGCATGGACTTCATTCAGGGTGATCTCGTCGCGCATTGTCCAACACCTCGACCCAATTAATTTCTTTCTGACGACGGCAGCCACGTTTCATCACCGTCACAACCCAATCGGGAATGGGTTCCGGTTCCGGAAACAAAGGCCTAGGCAACTCGTTAGGTAGTTCCATGACAACACCTGATTAGCGTTTGTGAAGTTCCAAAAGGCATTCCACGCAGGCCCGGACGTCACCTTCGGCGGTGTGGTCACCCGGCTCGACCCCCAGCAACCGGCACAGCCGGCTGAGTCCCATCCGGTCGGTGATCCTTTGACCGAGGACACCCGCCGCGTACGCAGGCAAATCCAGCGGCGGATAGGAGAGGGAGGTGACGCTGAGTCCCTCCCGGATGAACAGCCGGCGCAGGAACGCCCAGTCGAAACCCGGGTTCGCGCCCACCACCCACCGGGAAGCCAGGACGGTGTGGAAGCGGGCCAGTTCGGTGCCGTCGTCCCAACCGCCCTTCCACAGGCCGCGGGTCCAGTAGCGGTTGACCGACAAGGCGTGATCGTCGGCGCCGGTCAGGGTGTGGGGTGGGATGAACACACCCCGTTCGCCGATGTCCATGGCCCACCAGGCGACCTCGACGACTTCGTGGGTTTCGGGGTGGGGCCCGGTGGTTTCGACGTCGACACACACGCAGCCCTTCACGTCCACCTCACCAAGAGTTTTCTGTGGGACAATGGGCGTCCCAAATTCCGAAGGAGGGGACGTGTTCTTCTTCATCCCGAGCTTCCGACGCCGCCGCGTCGTCTACGTCGAACGCACCTGCCGTCAGAGCTACAGCAAGATCGCCCGCCCCAACTGGGCCATCGCCTGGGGCGCATCAATGGTCGTCGGCGCGATCGGCATGGCCATCCTGTTGAACGGCGGCAGCGTCTGGCTGCTCCTCATCGGCTGCGTGCTCATCATCACCACCGGCGTGATGGCGGAGAAGCCCTACCCCGCCCCGCCGTTCCTGCCGCTCAACGAACGCATGTGGCACTCGGACCGCCGGTGACAGGGATTCCATGACCAACAACATCCGGGACGAGCTGGGTCAGCGGCTACGGGAAGCACGACAACGACGGGGAGCCAGTCGTGAAGAGATGGCGGAATTGTTCCACCTCAAGCTGAGCAGCTACTTGAAGTGGGAGTGCGGGAAGATTCCCCACACCCGGATGCTGTTCATCCAGGAGAAACTCAAGCTCGACGAACAGCTACTCCCGATCAAAACTAAACAGCTGCATGAACTGACGGCCGACGAGCTGCTCACGCGCTACTCACAAGCTCTCGGCGAGGCGAAGGCAGGACTCGACGAGTTGATTCGCCGTCGCGCCACGGCACAACCGGTGGAGAACACCCGCAATGACTTGGAGGTGTGGCCGGATGAACATGATTGACCGGCTGGTGTTGCGGCTCGCCGCTAACCGGAGAACCGGCCGGTGGCCAACTTCCATTTTTGGGGCGGGAGTAAACAGAAGTGACACCGATGCATGGTCGCTGGCGCCGTTGGTACTGGCGCCGCCTACGTTCGGAGAAGGCGCTGCGTCGCCGCATCGCGCGGCAAGAGCTGAGATGGTCAGGGAAACACTTGAGCGACGAGGAACTCGTCGAGCTCGTCCGCGAGGTCAGGAAACAACGATGACCATCGACGAGTACACCGACGAACTGATCCAAAAAGTGTGGCGGAACGACCTCGCCCTGGACGAAGCGCTGCTCCAGCAGCGAGTGGAAGTCACCCGCCGGGTAGCGGAATGTCTCTCCAGCAGACACGACCTGGAGAACGGTCAGTGCCGCAGGTGCGGCTACGACTTCACGCAATGAGAGGGTTCCCTGGGGTGCCTCACCGAATCCGGTGGTCACCACACACCCCGCTGCACACGGGGGAGCACCCCAGGGAACCACCACCACCCTACCCAGAAACCACTGGACGTTGAACCCGGTTTACCCGCCGGTGGAGACATGCCACCCCCGGACACAACACCCCAGGTCGACGACGTGAAACATGACGAGAAAGGTTAAGTTTCGGTGAGCGTTGATGACGCGTTGGACTACATCCAAGGACGAATCGAGCAGCTCGACAACAGCGTGGGCGACCTCGTTCGCGCGGTCAAAGACTTAAAACCTCCGGCGAACCCCGTTGTCGCCGTCTTACCCGGTCAAGGCTGGATGGTCAGGTACCGCAACGGCAACGACAGTACCTGGACGAACCCCGTTGTCGGGTTTCTCTTCTACGCGGACGGGTCAATTGAAGCGGTCGATTCCGACTCCGACGGCTACATCGACGCATGTAGATCGTCAAGCAATTTCGATGGCCTCATCGCACCGGGGATGAGAGAACGATCGTTTTCCACCGAGGACATCCCCAAGTCCCCCTTCCCCGAACCACCGGACATATGCAAAGAACCAGGCTGCACATGCCCCGACGTCCATGACTAACGCCAACCGGGAAAGCGTTCCAATGACCGGACTCCCCGAGTTCTCGCAAGCACCGCCCACGGCCGCCGAGCTGGCCAACGCCGAAGCGTGCGCCGAGCTGATGCGCCGCGCGGCCAACCGCATCGACTCCTACGCACTGCACGAAGCGTGGGATTACGACCAGTACGAGGAGGACGGCCCGTACTACGTCATCTTGGATGACGTCGCCTGGGACGACGACGCCGATATGCCCACCGTCGCCACCCTCGGCAATCAGTGCACCGATCAGACCCGCGCCGGCTGGATAGCCAGCATGGGGCCACAGATCGCGCGCCCGTTGGCGGACATCCTGCGCGCCGGAGCCGTTGACGCAACCGAGATCGGCCCCGACTTCCGGCTCGTCACCCTCGCCCGCGCGCTGGTAGGACGAGGGTGACGTAGCCCCGTAAAGGCCCCCCACAGCCACACACAGCGCCGAACAGAAGCCCCCCAAGGTAGAGATACCGAAAGGGGGCCTCTCTCACGCCACCGGCGGCCACTCCATCCGCGCCAAATCCCCCCCCACCGCACAAAACGCCTCCCCAGCAGCCACCAACACCGCCGGCACCGTCGTACCCGCACCATCCAACACCAACGACAACCTGCCGTACTCCGCCGACGACATCACCCACCCCACCCCCCGCTTCACACCCAACGACCCAGCCGGCAACCGCCGCAACGACCCCTGAACCGGCACCCGCGGCAACAAATGCCCCCGCCCCTGGTGAACCAACCACAAAGCCTGGCTCAACCACGAAAACCACAACAACGTCGCCGTCACACCCAACCGCTCCGCATGCACCGCCACCCGATCCACCAAATCACCAGGCAGATCAACCTGCGCCCGCACACGCCTCTCCACAGTCACAGTCATAACACAACAGGCTACACACCAACACCAGGCAGCTCACGCACGCGCGCAGAAAAAACAGGGCACGCCTGAACAGCAAAAACGCGAACGGTCAAGAACCCTTGCCCTGGGTTAGGCTAGGCTGGCCTGGGTGGGGGGGAGTGTACCCTAACCTCCCCGATACCCCCCGAGGGTAGGTGTGTCCACATAGGACCGCTCTGGCGTCCACATAGGACACGCCGCGAGTCCACATAGGACACCCGCGTCCGTCCACATAGGAGCGCGCCCAGCGTCCACTTTGGACTCAAGTGGACTGTGTGACGCACGTCACAGCAGCAGTGTGACCTAGGTCATAGGCCATACCAGTGTGGTGGCCTACTATCGGGGTATGAAATCCGCCAGCTCGCCCCGACCGGGGCACTGCCATGCCCGTGCGCCGCCCCGTGCGCGCGGCACCCATCCATCGCCGCGCGAGCGGAGTCCCCGGGCGCATCCGGTGGGCAACGGTTCCTTGAGAACTCAATAGTGAGCGAGCGCAAGTATCGCAGAGACGAGCGGCCTAAGGTCGCGCACATAGGTGCGCGTTGGCCGTGCCGTGCCTAAGGACGTGCACATCGGTGCACGTGGGCACTGTCGAGCGGTGAGTGCGCTACCCCCGCCCGTGGGTTACGGGCGCACACATTATCCGGGCCGGCCCTGGCGAAAGGCGCTTGTAGCGCGCGCTGAGCCGTGCCCACTGAGTACCGCTTTTGTGGCCAGGCGCCCCGAGGGGCGCCGCTCGGCCTGGCTGAGTACCGCTAATAGTGAGAAGCGGTAGTCAGCGATTTGATCATGAAAAAGTGCGGCGTTTTCGCTGGTCGCACCCTGCTACGGCTGTTATCACAAGGCGCGCGAGTCCCCTATGTAAACGGGTGCTTACTTTCGTCTGCTGTTTGGTTTGTGTGTGGCTGTTGTGGTGGTTGTCAAGAGTCAACGGCTTGTCCGTTGGCTGTTGCCGGTCACCGTGCGGTGAACGGTCGGTCATCTTTCCGACTTTTTTGGAGGTGCGGTTATGAGTACGCCGCTTATGCAGACGGTTGCTGACCGTATCGGCCGGCCCGTTCCTGTGTTGCGTGTTGTGGGGCCGGAGGAGCGGAGAGCTTCGCCGGTGGTCCGTACGGCTAGGCCTGAAGCGTTGGATAGCTTTATCGGGCAGTCGAACGTGGTTTTTAATCTGACTGTGGAGTGCCGCGCGGCTTCGAAGCGGGGTGAGCTACCAGACCACATCTTGTTGGAGGGTCCGGCTGGTCTGGGGAAGTCGTCCCTAGCCGCTTGTATCGCCGATGTGTTGGGTAAGCGGCTAGTGGTCATTCCAGCCACGTCTATGGGCACCGTACGCGAAGCGGCCGCGGCTATCGCGTCTATCGGTGGGCCTGATGAGGGTCCGGCGGTTGTGTGGTCCGATGAGACGCACGCCGCTTGTAAGAAGGGTCAGCAACTGTGGCTTGACGCGCTTGAAAACGGTGAGTTCACCCCGCCCGGGGCGAAAGAGCCGTTTGTGCTGGCCCCGTTCGTGCTCATCGGCGCCACGACGAACCCTGGCCAGTTGTTGCGGCCGCTGCTTGACAGGTTCACCGTGCGTGAGTCGCTCGACTTTTATTCGACCGGCGAGATAGAGAAGATTCTCCGGCGGTACGCGGGGATCGAAGGGTTCGCGTTCGACGACGCGGGTTACGCCCACCTAGCCGCGGTTGGCAGGGGCACGCCCCGGATAGCGAACGCCATATTGCGGCGGGTCGCACGGTTCGGCGAAGTCGCCGATCTGGATGCGATGACCGGCCCGGACGTTGAAAAGGCGCTGGCCCAGCTCGGGATCGATGAGTTCGGCCTTGACCCCCTAGACCGGCGCATCCTTAAAGACGGGCTGGCCGGGCAGGACAGTCCAATCGGCATCGAAGCCCTGGCAGACATGCTGTGTTTGGACAGTGACGCAGTGACCAACCGTGAACCGTACCTCATGCGTACCCGCCTGATTAAGAGACTGTCCGGCGGCCGCGTGTTAACCAAGCATGGCTATCACGTGTTGCGTTGCGTGGACAAGGAATTCACCATGCCTACCCCACCGTGGGTAGGGCTGTAGGCCAGTGAGTCAAGTGTGGGTCGCGCATCCAATGGGTGCGCGTCTCCAGACTTATCAGTGACCGTGATCGGAGGAGAGACCGTGACAATTTCAACTGAGCTTATGCAGGCACGCGCGCTGGCCGATGCTGCCTATGTCGCCTACCGTGCCGCTGGGCCGAGTGACCGGGCCACCACAGTGAGCCGTTGGGCAGCGGCGCAAGACAGGGTGTCCGCGCTCATCGAAGCCGGTCACCGTGATCTGTTGCGCGTCGAATTCGCAGTGTCACTGGCATGAAACAACCGCTGTCACAGTGTGACGATACGCGTCTGTCACGCGTGAGTCACACTGTGACACTGCCCGTGGGATAACGAGACCGCTCGTCACCTAGACCAGCGGTGTCACTGTCCGCACGGACAGACGCGCCACGCCAGGGTTGCCGCCCTAGGCGTGGCGCTAATCACCGACTGGTCAGGAGCCAGCACGATGACTAGCAGCACCCTACCCCTGTTTCCCCCCCCAGCACGCGTCCCCGGGGCCGAACGCTGTACCCAATGCGCAGACGTGTGGCTCATGCCGTACCACACGGCATGGCGCGACGAAGACCTCGTCCTCACCGTGCCCACCGGTATATGGGTAGATGGCACGCCCGTCTGCCACACATGCGCGGCAGACCTACCCACGTGCGAACGATGCGACGAACGCACCGTGACCACCCATCCCACCATTCACAACCGTGAAGTTTGTTTCGGGTGCACCGTAGCCCGCTGCGAACAGTGCCATCTTTTCTCCGAAGATGACTATGACTTGACTGACGTTGCCCCCGAATACTCCGGATACAGCAACGAACTGTGTGACGACTGCCGTGACGAGAGCTACTCACAGTGCGACGGTTGCTCCCGGTGGGTGGAGCATGGTGAGCGGTGCAGCGACTGCCACGACACGGCCGAGTCATATCTCAATAACTACGGGTATAAGCCTCGCCCCGAATTCCACGGGAAGGGGCGCGTCTACCTAGGTATGGAACTCGAACTCAACTATGCGGACGGGCAGTGCGCCCAGATCGCATCGCAGGAGTTAGGGCAGCTCGGATACCTGAAAGAAGACTGCTCCCTAGCCGACGGGTTCGAGATTGTCACGCACCCAATGACACACGAATACGCATCCGAAAGTTTCCCGTGGTCAATGCTGCGTGACCTACGGTGCGCCGGAGCGGACGCGGACGGGGCAGGCATGCACGTGCATGTTAACCGTGACGCGTTCGACGGCCCGGCCCATGTCTACCGGTGGATGCAGCTGATTTACCGTAACGCGGACGGGGTGTCAGGTGTCGCCCGCCGCCGCTCATACGAGTGGGCGTCATTCTCGCACGCCAAACGGCCCAATCTGAAAGCATCCGCTAAAGGCGACCGCGACGGAGAACGCTACTCCGCTATCAACGTCCAGAATTGGGCAACGTTTGAGGTACGGGTATTCGCCGCGTCACTCGACACTCAAGAGGTACGGGCCGCGCTAGATCTAGTGGCGGCGTCGGTGGAGTACACCCGTCATCTCACCGTGCCCGTGATCCTGGCCGGTGGCTGGACATGGGACGCGTTCCGCACGTGGGTTGACGCACGGCCGGAGTACTCCGCGCTATCGGAGGAGATGACCGTATGTGCCTCTTGAGTTTCTACCCTGGCGGAATCCGTCCGGACGTTGACGCGCTGTACACGGGCGCCGAATTCAACCCGGACGGGTTCGGCTATGCCATCGTGACCGGCCGGCACCTAATGGTCGGTCACGGCATGAACGCGGAACAAGTAATCGAACGGTTCGACGTGGCCCGTAACCGGCACCCGGACGGCCCAGCGTTATTTCACTCGCGGCTAGGCACCGGCGGCACCTATTCTAGGTACAACTGTCACCCGTTCCGCTTGCGCGGTGACCGGCGCACCGTGGTCGCACACAACGGAATCATGCCCGCCAGTGCGCAACCCGGTAAGAAGGACCGCCGTTGCGACACCCGCTACGCCGCCGAAGAATGGATAGGCGACGGGTTCGGACACCTATCCGAACGGGCCAGCCGTGACCGACTAGGCAAGTACATAGGCAAGTGGAACAAACTCGTCATCCTGACAGTGAACCCTGCCTACGGGGCACAGTCCTACATCATTAACGAGAGCTCTGGTATGTGGGATGACGGGGCGTGGTATTCAAACAGCGACTACCAATACCTACCGCTGGTCACGTTCCCGCGTGAGTGCCTCGCATGCGGCACACCCTTAGCTAAGGACGTGGACCGCTGCGCTGTGTGCCACACGTGCGTTGACTGCGGTGAGGACTGGCTATACGGATGCCAGTGCTACCGCTACGAACCGGACAATCGAGACGACGGACAAACAGCGGCAATGGCACTGTGGTCCGCTGAACTCATGGCCGAAGTAGTGGAAGGATACCGGGCTCGGAAGTTGGGGTGAGTGTCGTTTGCGTCCCGCTAGGTGCAGAGTCCTAGCGGCGGCGCTACCAACACTGATCACAAAGGGAGAGGGAAACAACAATGAACACCGCGAATACCTACGGCCGTGTCCGTATCCGTAACGGCTGGCGGCCCGCCTACATTGCCGCCGACGGCACCATGTACGTGGCCCCGTCCATTGCTGAGCCGTGGCGCACGGTGCGCCGCATGGAACAGCACACGTGGCAGGCGCGGATACCGGCGGAGCAGCACACGGTGGGCCGTATCTGGGACGACACGCTGTATGTGGTGGCCTGATGTTGCCGACCACAGCGGACGATACGGCCCACGAAAAGTACGTGTCGAACATCATCGCGGTATGGCGAGGCGCCACCGCCGACCAGGTAGCACGCGGTCGCGCTTGGTATCGCACGGCTAACGAGGTAGCCACCCTGCTAGCCGAGGGGAATACCCGCGCGGGTGCCGGCGTGATCGCCGCGCTCAGCCCGCAGAAAACATGGGAGGCGAACGTCAAGCTGGCCCGGGAGACGTTCACGTATCAGGAGGCGAGGGGCCACTTCCGTAACGCACTCGACAAAGCCGAGCGAATCATGGCGGGTGGAGAACCGCTGTCTGTGCTGCCCGAAGATTCCAAGACGTGGAACTTCTTCAAAGCGATCATCGATCCCGAAGATGCCGACCCGGTAGTGATCGACCGGCACGCACACGACATCGTCGCCGGCGAACGATACGGCGAACGCGACCGCGGCCTATCCGCCAAGCGGAGGTACGCCACCCTGGCGCACGCCTATCGGGAAGCCGCGCGCCGACTCGGCGAGATTCCATCCACCGTGCAAGCCGTGACGTGGGTGGCGTGGAAGGGGACCGAGTAGCTAGTTCGAAAGCGCAGCGACACAAGAACAATTGTGCTTTCGATCAGTGTAACTCACAGCGTTGCAACAATGGAGAGGACACACCATGACCGCGCCGCCCACCCATAAAGACAAGACATTCCCCTACGAAGAGATCACTAACGACGAAGCGCACGCGCTACTCACCGTGCGATCCAACGACACACCCACCGCCATGCGGAACCGGGCGATCATCGCCGCCATGCTCGGCGCCGGCCTCCGCAACTCCGAGGTCACCGCGCTCAGCCCCGGCAACGTCAACCTAGAACGCGGTTCAATCCACGTGCTGCACGGAAAGGGAGACAAAGCCAGGATCGCCGGCTGTCTTGCGCCGCAACTGTTGCACGTTGCCCGGTGGCGGGACGCCCGTAAGGTGCTCGGGATTCGCGGGCCGGTGCTGATGTGTGGGCTATGGCGCGGCGCCCGCGGCCACGCATTGGGTGACCGGCAGATACGTCAGATAGTGGCGGACACCGCGGCTCGGGCTGGTATCGAACACCGTGTGCACCCGCACGCGCTACGGCACTGGCATGCGTGCGAGTTGGAACGCAACGGTGTGGTGATGACGAACATTCAGGAGCAGCTCGGGCATACGCATCTAAATACCACGGCGGTGTATTTGCGAAAGATGTCACCGTCGGCTCGGATCAACCAGATAGTCAACCTGTACGGGGAAGGGTGAGTGATGCACGCGGGCACACATCGGGGGTGTGTGTCCTATGGGTTACTCAACAAAAGAAAGGGACATGATGAGTCTCGACGACGCAATGAAAAGCCTAGGCATGACACGTGACGAGCTGGTCAAGCGGTGCGTCACCGACCTGAACGAGTGGGGCGTGATGGACACGACCACCGGCCGCGGGTCTCAGATCACCGCCGAGGACATGAAAGCCGGCGAGGTAGAAGTGGGTGACCTCGTCGCTATCTACGCTCACCAGCGAATCCGTGCGGCGCGGGTGTGGAAAGTCGGGCGTAAGAATGTCAGCGCCGTATACCTCGCGCCTAGCCACCTCGAAGATCACCGGCGGCACGGGTACCCGTTGTACCCGAACAACATCACCGGCGAGCCGTGGAAACTACTCGCCAAGAAAGGCGTCGAGTGATGCACACCCACCAATGCCGCAGCTGTAAAGAAGAGATCGACTGCGACGGCCAGTCAGATCAGGACTGCGACTTTAACGGCTACTGCGAGGACTGCCTGGAGTTAGCCGAGGACTGAGCAGTACCGCTTGTGTCGCCGCCAGCCCATTACCTGGCGGTGTGCATTGGCAGCACTGAACGGAGAAGCAAGTGAGCCAGAACACAATCGCTCTGCGGCTCGCTGGCGTGCTCGCCGACGAGAAAACACACATGGAGAGGTTCATCAAAATGAACGGCAAAGCTATTACCTGGGCCAAGGAAGTCGCCGCCGAGCTCGGCGAGGACTGGTCGGCCACACCCGGGCATTGGTCCAACGGTGAAGACGCGCACCTGACCGGCCCGGACGGACAGAAGCTACACGTACGGATGGGTGGCTACCAGCTCGCCGGCCGCGTGGCGATCGCCTGGAGCATCGAGCGCGAACTGACCAAGCACGAGCGGTACCAAGAGAGCAGCAACAAGTCGATCACCGTGTCGGACGAGAAGACGGCCACGGCCGCGGCGAAGGACATCACCCGCCGCCTACTGCCCGGGCTGGCCGACATGGTGGCCAGCTTGGCCGCACGCAAACAGGACAGTGACGACACGGCGGCGCGGCTCGACCGGTTCATGGACAAGATCGCCGGCCTGCTCAACGGCGAGGTACGCCGCGACAGGTGGGACCGCGACAGCCACAAGCCGGAGGTCAGCTTCGGCAGCTACGACCACGGCGGCAAGGTCAAGTCCTACTACGACGACACCGTGGAAATCACGGTGCGGCTGCCGTGGGCGCAGGGCTGCATGGTCGCCGAGGCGATCGGCACCGTACTCAAGGAAGGTGAGTGATGAATCGCTGGCGGTTCCGACTTTACCTGTGGCGGCGGCAGCTGCGCCGGCTACTGTCCACCCCACCCGTCGTTACTCGGCGGCCGGTGAACCGGCAGCTGCCCTACCAGCGGCCGGTTCCGCACCGGCCATACCGATACGAACTGGACCTCGGATAAAGGGGAGCAGACAAGATGATCAAGCCAGTGGTCCACCTTGATCACGGATTGGAATGCCGAGGAGGTGATAACGGAATGTTGCCGGCGATCGTTGGATGACCTGCCGGACGAGGATGAGGTGGTGCCCAACTGGGCGGACGCGGTGCATTCGACGAGGTGTGAGGGGTGAGCGTGTGGCTGCTCATCCTGGTGTGCGCACTACTGTTTGCGCTCGCCGTACGGTTCTGAATGCCTGGTGCTGGCCTGGCCGCTGACGCACCCGCCGGGCGCCGAACCCGCCGGGCCAGCACCACCAATCGAGAGGGAAATCATGGACGGCAAGGCTCTCGACCAGTTCGCCAATGTGTGGGTCTGGGAGGCGCCGGACTACGGCACCCCTGAGCCTAACTGGCGGCCAGCCCTGGAGTACGTACCCCAGCTGGTGGGCCATCTGATGTACATGACCCGGCTCGCCCACGAGACACGGGTCATCTACCAGTACAAACACCGCGAGACCCGGCGGTACCTCAACCTCGAAGCGGACGGCCAGGCGTGGCACATCGAGTGGGCCACGCCCGGGATCATGAACATGCGCATGATCAACATCGACCGCGCAATCGCGTACATCAAGGGAGAAGATCATGGGCAACCGTGACAAAGCGGCGTGGGACACCGCGAAGAAAACCACCCCGCAACCCGAACCAGCCGAGCACTCGACCCCCTGCCGCGCATGCGGCGGACGTAGTGGGAGTGAACCTCCGGAACGGCGCTGTAGCCGAGATCGTCCCAGTCGAGACGTTGGTCAATTTCAGTCATGCTCATCACTCGGGTGTGGCTGGTGTCGTTGCGCGTGGTGTCTTGGCCTTATACGCGACTTCCCACTGCCCCTGGTCGGTGAACACCTCAAGTGGCTCGCCGTGTTCATCAAACATGTGGGCGTCGCTGGCCGTCAGACGTTGCTCCGGTAGGCGGTCATCGATACCGGCCCAGGGGAACGGGGTACGCCAGTAACCGAAGTAGCTGATCGGCGCTGAAACGACGTCAGGCCACACGGCAGTCGGTTCGAACATGGTGCCGGGCCACACGGCGGCTGAGTCGGCCAGACGCGCACGGATCACGACGCGTGCGGCCTCTTCAGCTTCTTCCAGGGAAGTGTGGCTGGTTTGGCCATAGTAGTCGGCGTTCGTACGGGAGGTAGAAATCGTAACGAAGGTGCTCACTGTGGCTCCCCATGATCAATGATCGTTTGGCTGATTGTGCGGTAGGCGTCCCAGTCGCCCGGGATCGTGCACACATGGACCGACTCGCCAGCTTCCGGGTCGTAGGTCTCCGACTCGTAGAACACGCGAGGTGTGGCAGGCTACCCTCAACCGCGACACCGACTCGGTTGAGCCGTGCAAGACGACATGCCCAGCGTGCGGAGGGAGTGGCACGGAGTGAACCTGACTGATTGCCCGAAGTGTCCGAGGTGCCATCGGCGGATGCTGCCCGAGCAGGGAGCGGCGAACATGGCCCGTAGTGGCAGGCTCGCCGCCTACTACTGCGCGCCGTCACGGTCCTGGCATGTGTGGGTGCCGGGCATCGAGTCGCACCAGGACCAGTACGTCAGTCGATCTTGAGGAACGCCCGGACCGAGCCCTCGGTGATCCGGAAACTCTTCCCGACCTTGTAGAACAGCAGCTCGCCGTTGTGGCACAGGCGGTAGACGGTCATCTTTGAGATGCGTAGCTCGTCGGCGACTTCCTGCACGGTGAGCAGGTTGTCGTCAACGATCTCGCTCTTACGCTGCACTGTTGCTCCCAAGGTAGGGTGAGTCACGCAAGACTCACCCTACCCGACAGCAACAGGCGGCACACGTGTGGCTACTCGACCAGCTCGCCCTCGATCACCAGCTGCGACAGATCAAGATCATTCGCCGCGGCCTTCGCGTTCAACTCCAAACTCAACTTCTCAATCGCCAAATTCACCGTATCCGCCGACAGAACATGAACCTCACGACGCTCCGGCTTATCCCAACCACACAACCTAGACCGCCGCTCAGACAGCTTATTCCACACCTCGATCGCCCGAGGGTTACCCTTCGCACACTCCGGCTCCAACTGGAGACACTTACGTTCAATCTTATCGAGCTCAAGATCACGCATCTGCTCGACATCATCCCGCGGATATTCCCTCATGAACCGGATAAAAGCGGAATGCGCGGACTGCTTACATCCATAGCCGAGCTTCTCGGCGATCGTGTCCCAATCAATCTCAGACCGGCGCATCTCGACGCACTTCATGTCACGCTCACGCCGCGCAATAGCTTGCGGGCTGGTCCTGAAGGTGTGGCGAGTCGACTTAGCCATTTTAATTTAGCCCCCTTTCGGGAGAGAAACGAACAGAAAGGAAAGGTGGTATGGATTGCTTCGGCTCGTATACCAAGGCAATCAACGTCCGGCTCGTCAAGACACTGACCGGGTCGGTGGTGATGGGGGAGTGCAAGCGGTGCGGGCTAGAAGCCCAGCTCACCAAGGCGCGAGCGTTGCCACCGCACCCACGGAAGGGTAAGTGAGGCGGGTCGAGCCGGCCGATACCTTGGCTCGACCCGCTTGGGCAGTGTAAACAAGTCACGACCCAAGCGAGAGGAAAGATCATGGACCTACCCAAAGGTACCCACCACGCCGAGCTCACGGCACGTGACATTGTCACGGGAGAGCCGCTGCTCTACCACGCCGTCTGGGCCGACCGCCCCTACGGACACTGCCCCAGGTGCGGGCAGCCCGTGCCGCGGGAACCAGGCTGCCCGCTGCACCTGAACCCTGGCGCCGGCCAAGGTGGCGCGATCCAGGACTACAACCAGCAACACGGCTGCGGCGAGTGGCTCGACGTCGACTCGACATGGCTCGGTGCCTCGGCCAGCGAGATGGACATCGTGGCCGCCGCCGACAAACTGGCCACCCGCCTCGTCCAAGGCCTGGAAGATCGGCGCGCCGCCATCCGCAACAGGCTGCGCGAGGAGCTGCGTGCGGCGCTGGCCCAGCTGGCCGAGCCGCTCGACGAGGACGAGTCAGCCGAGGACAGAGAAGAGGACGTACGTACCGGCAGCTGCGAACACCCGGGCGTGTTCCAGGACCAGGACGAGAACGGTGCGCCGTGGGTGGCCTGGGACTACGACCCCGACGGCAGCGGCGACGTCATCGAGGTCGCGCAATGGAGCAGCGCGCGGTAGTGGTGAGTCTTCCGGGGCGGGCAAAGGGACAGCGGTACAGATGCCGGCGGTCCTGAGGCTAGACCTCAATGAAGGCACCGCCCCGGAAGACCCCGCCACCATACCCAAAGGAGAGGGCAAATGGAACCTATTCACATCACCGTGCACGCCGGACAGCTGGCGCTGAGCGCACCCTACGACCCGGCCATGCCGGCGAAGGCACGCAAGATCGGCGGCAGATTCAGCAGCGGCACCAAACTTTGGACGTTCGACGCGCGCGACGAGCAGCGGGTCCGCGAGCTGTGCATCGAGATTTACGGCACCGACGGATCAACCGCTGACCAACCCGGCCTCACCATCCGCATCCCGGTCAACACCATTCAAGACACCTGGGATCAAGAGCTACGGCTAGCCGGCCGACGGCTAGCCTGGCGGCCCAACCGTGACGATGCCGTGCGCCTCGGCGACGGGGTAATCCTGGCGTCCGGTGGCTGGGACTCCCGGGGCGGCTCGGTCAAGAATCCGCGGCTGGAACCCGCAGAGGACGGCACGGTGCTCGAAGTGCGGGACGTGCCACCGGGCCAGGCGATGAAGATGTTGGCCAACGCGCGGGACTCGTATCTGGTCGACGACCCGTCCGGCGTGCTGGAGACGTTGCGGGCCGAGCGGCAGCAGCTGGTCGAGCGGCTCGCCGAGATCGACGCGCAGCTCGCCACCCTCGGCGGCTGACTGGGCGGGGGGCCGAGCCGCTACCTAACCGGCTCGGCCCCCCGCTTTTGTTCACCAGCCCTGCGCGGGAGAACCCTGCGACCTGCCCGACATCAGCCTGAGATAGGGGTGGCCGCCAGGGTGGCTGGCCGCGGCACCATATCACCCAAACGATCGAGGAGAAAACCATGCCCGTAGGAGACGAGAGATGAGTGACCCAATTGACTTTGACCACAGCCGCTACTCGGTCATCAGCCCGGGCGGCCGGTACCGCTACCAACTGGTCGCCGACGAGGACGGCGAGATCGACAACATGATGACCGTGTGGTGTCGGCGCGGACCGCGCCATCCCTGGGAGGTTGAGGTGATCGTGCACATCGACGACCACGGAGGCCCGGGGACGATCGGCTTCGCGTCCCGCCGGGGACCGAGCGACCGCGCGAAGCTCGACGAGGACTACATGCGGGCGGCTGGGCATATCTGGTGCGCGCGCCAGGCGGGGCTGTGGGCGCTCGAAGATGGGCAGCAGCAGCTGGCTGAGTAGGGTGCAAGGAATGGACAGCGAGGAGAGCGTCGAGAGCACGCGCACTGTGTGCCATGTGTGCGGCGGCGTGGGTTACACGTCCAGGCCGACTGTCGCGGCGCGTGGTGAGGAGCTGTGGTACGACTGGTCGCCTCGTCGCTGCACGGTGTGTGATGGGGGTTGGCTGGCGGGGTTTGTTCCGCCGATGTAAAAGGCGCGGCGTGTCCCATTCGGGCGCGCCGCGCCTATTTTTTTTGCCTTGCTATCGATATCACTTATCGCGCACGGGTGGCGGTAGGTGAGGTATGCCTATTTCTTGGTTCATCCGTCCGGGTGATCGGGTCACATGGGTCACATCTGCCGGCACCCTGCCGCTACCAGGAGTTATTTCGTTGGTGCGTCAAGCATCCATTGCCCAAACACAGAGTTTCCTGTGACTGGCCTCAGCGTAGCGCGTGACCTGATCGACGATCACCCGTTGTGCGGCGCGTGACCAAATGGCACTCTGCCAACGGCCACCAGACATTGATCTAAACGAAGGGGACCTAGACGATGCCGAAACACCGGCCAGCCAGGACCGGCAAGTGGGAACTCTGGCAAGACCTGGGCCGCGGACCAGTGCCCGAATCAACGCTGACGTTCATGCAGCGGGCCTATGCCAACGAACTCATCGCGTCCGGCAACGCCACCCGCGACGTGCGAGGCGTGATCCACCGCGCGACCCCGAAAAACCCCAGCAACCAGCCGCCGCGGCCTTGGCCTCCCGCCAAGCGGCGCGCCCAGTGACCGAGCCGGAACTCACCGCCGCGTTCTCCGCTCGACTGGACATGATCGACTTCAAGATCGACACCGCTATCAAGATCGGCGACACCCGACAGCGCCGCGTCCTACTGCGCCGCCGCGCCCGAGTGCAACGCGACTACTTAGCACAACTCACAACATACACGGGGGACACCAGTGCGCAACATCCTGACCATGCCCGCCGTACCACCCGACCAAATCAAGGAGGCGGAGAAACTTTTAGAACACGGGGACGAGCGGCTCATCGAATCGGTGCGGTCCGGTGAGACCACACTCCTCGACGCAGCCAAGATCATCGACGAGATCATGAGGCTCCCCGTGCACGAGGACGAACTCCTCGGGAGATACATGTGGACCGGCAAACAAATCCGCGAGTGGGCGGAGAACCTCGCCGAGCAAGTCGACGCCGGCCACGAGATCGCCTACTCCGAACACCAGCACATCGGCCCCGGCGTCCGCGCGTGGAACTTCACCGCCGAAGCCACCCAGCGCGTCCCACCACCGACCGCCTTATTCGGCGACGAACGGAACGCTTGGTGCGGCAGGTGCGGCAGCTGGGCCACGCTACGGGCCGGCGAGAACGTGTGCTACAGCTGCCGGCAGGAAGCGCCCATCTGGACCCGACCGAAACATCGCCGAGTCACATACGATGTCTGGGAATAACTATCCCCAGGGAGTGATGATGTTACTTGAGTTGCGTCGGGCATGGGCCAGGTTCGTGAACTGGGCCAAACTCGACCAGTACCCCGAGACACCCGAAGAAGCCGCCGCCCGCCGGGTACAGGAAACAGACGCCGCGTTCGACCACCTGACCCACCTGATCAACATCCAACTGTCCGACGAGAAGTGCCCGACCTGCGGGGGACGAGTCGGCCCATGGGGTGACGGGCACACCGACCAGTGCCCGCACGGCCGTAAGAAGAACGAAGGGCGCCGGCCGCCGAAGCCACCGAAGCAACGTGTCAGCTGACTTCGAACAGTGGTTACGAGTCGAGCTCGCCGGCCTAGCCGAAGCGCTCACCGCCGAGCTCGACTCACCACCACCGCCCACCGATCGGACCCACATGCCCGATCAACAACAGCACCGCACCAACCACCACCAGAATGATCCCGATGGTTTCCAGCACGCCAATGGCGAGGAAGTAGCCCAACAGGGCTAGCAGAATCCCGAGCACAATCATTAGCCTGCCCCTTTCGTGAAACGGCACAGCTATGTCTCTAAACGAACCGCCCGTGTTCTTGACTGTGGCGTTCCGGCTGTGGCTGCTGGAGCTACACCTCGACATCACCATTCGGGGGCGGGTGCTGCTGGCCATCGGGGACTGCCACCGCGCTGAACCGGCCCGTATCAAGGGGGCGGGCCGGCTCAGACTGACCGAGGACAAGGAGCATGAGACCGAAACCGAAACCGAGATTCCTCAGCCTGGATGAGGCGGAACAAAACCTGCGCGTCACCTACCTCGCCCCACACCTGACCGGGAAGCCCAACTGCATACACGAACTCCTCGTGGTAGCCGGCGACCAGAAAGCAGTCGTGTCGTTATGGTGCGGCGAATGCGGGTTGAGCCTCAATGACAAGTTACGACGATGACCTGGCGGACCTTGCGTTACCCGCTCATCTATGGCAAGAAGCGGGGACCTGTCCACTTTGTGGCGCCCCGCACACCGACACCATCTGGTGCCCATGCGAGGAGAACGATGTCTGACTACGCAACGTGCGGCCGCTGCATGGGGAAACAGCCGGGGCCGAACGAACCCACCTGCGGTATCTGCCTCGGCGTCGGACGGGTCGAAACCCTACCCAGTGTCGCCCGCCGACTCAGGGAACAACACCGAAAGAACCAGGAGGAGAAAGAAAAGAATGACAGGAAGAGACCACTTCCGGGCAGCTGAGCAATACCTCGCCGACGCCGAGGAATGCGACCTGGTGTCCGTGGAAGGCGACCAGTGCATCATCCGGTTCCGCGCCCACGCATACCTCGCGTTCCTCGCGCTCCTCGCCGAAGGCCAAGGCCTCGACTACGGGCTCAGCCTTGCGGCAGAGCTAGCCGCACCGCAGCTGTAGCGAACGCGAACGCCAACATCGGGTTCCCCGCATGCTGGCACCACTCCAAATACGTTTCGTTCCACAGCTCAGTCGGGTCGAACCCGGCGGCCAGGTGGTGGCGTAGCTTGGAGATCAACATGTTGAGTGTGGCGTCCGCGCCGGCCTTCGCCCGATCCAGCTCGGCGAGCGCGCCGGCAGGGATCGCGGCCGGCGTGGACACACACGAGAACTCTTTCAAATGCGCCAGGACAGTGGCCAACGCGTCAGGTTGCGACGGGGTGACGGCGAAGTCGCCGCACTGGTTGCAGATTCCGTACCAGCAGTTCGCGCCTTTCGCCACCTTAGCTGCCTTTGTCACGGTGCCGCCCTTTCAACACTCGGCGGCGCAGCTCGCAGCTGGCGCATTCGCAACGCTTCACCAACTTGGCTAGTAGCTTGGATAGTTTCGCCCACATGGCAACGCTCCCTTGCTTTATGCGGCGCGCCGTTTCCGCAGCCAGTCCTGCCACTCGTCCCACTGCATCCGTGACATGCGGCCCAGTAGCGTGTCGGGTTCGAGTTCGCGCATTTGGAACGCCAACTCGAGAAGTAGGTCGCGTTCCTCGTCGACCCGCGGGTTCCACTCGTCCGGGTCAACAACCACCCAGGTGCCGGTCTTCGTCTGGATCAACCTTTTGTCCATGGCTACCGCCATGCTGCGCGCCTCGGCCAACCAATCCGTGTTCGGCGGGAACGACAACGGCGGTGTCTTATAGTCGCTGGGTTCTTTCGCGTACCGCCAGAACGGACCCGACGGACCGAGCTGCCTCAACAGAATCCCGATCGCGTCCGCATAGTCGGTGCCGCCCCGAATGTGCAGCATGCTATTCACTGCTGAACGCTGACCATGTTATGCAGCGGTGTCAGGCTGAACCCCGAGCAGCGGCACAACGCCTGCGCTTCCACATACTCGGCGACCTTCCAATGACCCGGTGCCACCGTAGCCACCAGCTGGGTAGGTTTCGAATCATCAAACAGATTCAGATACCCCTGCTCGGTGAGCCGCATACGGGACGCCGTGAACCGGCGAGACTCGGGGGCGTCAACGAACGTGACAGCCACACCCGCCCTACAATTATTGCAAGCCATAACAAACAACCCCAATTCGGCGTAGCGGGGACTAGCGTTTAAAACCGAACGACTCGTGCGACCGGATATGTTTCTGCGCGTCGCTCAACGCCTCGTCATGGCGGCCACGCCACTCAGACTGCGAACACTGGCGACACGTCCAACGCCACACATTGACGTCCTTGTCTTTGAAGACAAAGACCGGTGGCATCTTCGACTGCACTCACACTCCTAGCCCGGCGATGATTGCCCAACACGCAATCGCCGAGCAACTCGTCGTGTAATAGCCATACCTACGGTAAATATCCGCCGCTTCCTGGTCCTCGGACTTCAGGTTCGGCCCATCCATCTGCGGGTCGCTGGCGTTGCGCACGGATATCCACGGCGTCGGATCATCCCCCAGCGCAAGCGGCAACGCCGCATCATCCATCTCCACCGCACACGCATCCGGCTCATAGGCACGTAACCCGTAGTGGTCAGCGGCGTCGTCGAACGCGAAGAAGTCAGTGGTCACTGTCGTGCCGGCGTGCAGCTGCGGCTCAACTGTCGGGCGCGGCACCTTGGCCAGGTTGATCGGCATCAGCTTGGCCAACCCCCAGTTCAGATAGCCCTGCACCAGGCCCGAGCCCAGGATCGCCGACCCGCCGCTGCTGGTGTAGCTGGCCTGCGCCCACGACTCCGACCTGAACTTGGTCCGCGCGTCCCACCGCACCGAGCTCGTCACGATGACGTCGCCGAGCTCGGTGTACGCACCCACCCCACCAGCGGTGCCGGTGGTGATGATCAACGACGGCCGTACCTGCGCCACCATCTGCCGCCACAACACAACCATGGGCAGCTTCGGCCCGTCAGTCGCCGGGTGCAGATCAGACTTGACCAGGACAGCCTTCGCGTTGCCGATACTGGTCACCGCCCACAGGCCGGCCCGGTCCGACTCCAGAGACGGCCCGCCCGGCCCCACCAGCGGCTTCAGATCGCCCCAACCATTCAGGTACGGCATCCAACCCGAGCTCGGATAACCCGGCGTCAGAACGTCCGCCAGGGCCTCGCCCTCAGCCGCGGTGTACGTGACCACCAGAACATCGGCGCGGGGCAGCGGGTCCGTGTTACGCGCACCCGGAACCTCCGTCCACGTTGGGGTGAGGGTGGGTGGCCACGGGATCGGCGCAAGCTCACTCATCGAGACGCTCCGCGATCCCGGACACATCCGCGGCAATAGCTTCCTGCGCCACCGAGATAGCGATCTCACCGCACGCAATACCACGCAGCAACTTCAACGACTCCTCGTTCACCACATAGTCATGCTCGGCCTTGACCCGGTCGTGTTCCTCCTGGCGGTTCTGCGCGAGCAGAATCAACGGCGCCGCATACGCGGCCTGGGTGGAGAACACCAGGTTCAGCAAAATGTAGGGGTAGACGTCCCAGTGGTGCGCCCACCCGACCAAGTTCAACGTGATCCAACCGGCGACCACAATGGACTGCCAGATGATGAACCGCCACGAACCAAACCCCGTAGTCACCGCATCAGCAACCCGCTGGCCAAGGGTAAGGTCATCATGTCTCGCCTGATTCGCCGGATGCAGATGCGGCATAGTCACCCTCACAACGAAATCGTCAACCCCGGATACACCCGATTCGGGTTACGGACAGCCGCCCGGTTCTGCGACCACAACTGCTCCCACGAATACCCGCGCGCCGCGGCGATACTGGACAATGTGTCACCCGCCCGCACCGTGTACGTCACCACCCGCTCCACCCGAGTACGGCGGAACAAGTGGTGTGTGGTGCGCCGCGCGTACACATGGACGCTGCGGCGGACCGCGCGCCCGCTCCAACAATCCCGCGACGCCTCCCACGGACCCAACCCCTCACTGGCATAAGCCCGGTCAGCGATCCGTTCCTGCTCCCGCGGTGTAGCGTCCGCCGCGGTACGGCCAAACGCCAGGCCACCCAATGACCGCCACGTGCCAGCCATGAACTGAAACAAACCCGACGCGGATGTCCGCGGGTTATGTGCCTGCGGATTCCCACCCGACTCACACTGGATAATCGGTGACCAGTCAATGGACGGGTGGCTATCGGCGAGCGCGGTGCCCTGCGTCAACGGCAACGCCGCGACCGCCCCGAACAGCACCGCTAAACGACTGCCGCTGGTCTTGCTGTGTTGCCCCATCTCAACCCTTCGGGTTACTGAGGCCGCCAGCGAATCGTCAAAGTCTCGGTGATTTCGCCATTCTTTTCAGTCGTCATGAACTGGTAGTCGACAACCTCATGGTCGTCGGGACGCTGAGCGAGCCTGTTAAGGATGTTCCACACCTGCATGTTCCGCTCCGGCTTGTTGCCGCCGGGTTCCCGCCGGTCTCCCCCCACAACTTCGACCACCTTCATACGGGTGGTTTCCAAATCGGCGCCCAACGTCACCAACACCTGCGCGGCGACGCCTTCACCCTCACTGATAATGCCGAGGAGGATGTGTTCGGTGCCGATGTAGTTGTTCCCCAGCTGTAATGCTTCACGCAACGCCAGCTCAAGAACTTTCTTGGCTCGTGGGGTGAACGGGATATGCCCAGACGGCGCCCGCTGACCGAACCCGATGATGCGTTCAACTTCCTTACGCACCGCATCAAGCTCAATGTTCAACGCGGCCAACACCTGGGCGGCGACACCCTCACCCTCATGAATCAACCCGAGAAGAAGATGCTCGGTGCCCAGATAACTGTGGCTGAGGCGGCGGGCTTCCTCGGTGGCGAGGACAGTCACACGCCTAGCCCGGTCGGTGAACCTCTCGAACAACGTGTTGCCCCTTCGGCGTTAGGGGGTGGGGGTGTGTGGCTTTCTAGACCACACACCCCCATCGGAATTTAACCGCCCGGCTGCGGGGCGATGGTGTCCACGGTAGACACATCGGTCGCCAACTGCTCATCCGCCGCACCCTCGGTGGCCTGGTCCGTGGCCAGCTGCGCAACAGCCGACTGCAAACCAGACACATCAAGAGCCGGGTTCGCCTGCTGCAACGCGGCGATCTCCGCATTAATATTAGTGATCGCGTTCTGCACCTGCGAATCCTGCGCCTGCAGCTGGCCGGTCAGAGTGGTCACCTGCGAATCCAGCGTCTGAACCTGGGTAGTGAGGGCGTCAATGTCAGCCTGGGTTGCCACCTGATCTGCTCCTAGCTTGTTGATTGCGTCTGTTTGTTGCAGGACGTAGTCCCACATGTGTTCCATGGCGGCCACGAACTCTGTTTGCGTGACGTAACCGCCGTGATGCTCGTCCGGCATTCCGCCTCCCCAGAAGGGCATTAGTGGCCGTGGTGATGCGGGGCGGCCGCGAGGAACTGCGTGATCTGCGTTTGGATCGACTGCAGCAACGCGGTCGCACTACTCGGAGAAGGAGTAGGAGTAGGAGTAGGAGTAGGGGTGGGTGTTGGGGTGACGGTCGGGAACGGGGACGCGGTGCTGCCGGTCAACGACTGCCAATCAGCATTCGCCGTCGCCGTATCCAAACCCTCATAAGTCGAACCCGAAGCCTCAACCTCCTGCGGGAGAACCACAGCCCACGCTTCGCCACCCATTTGCTTGCCCCAGTACTTAGCCACCGCCGCATACGTGATCGGCTGGACAGCACCCCACGTCACGCAATAGATATATGAGGCGTCGTACCCCACGAACGGGACGCAATGGCCGCCCACAATCTGGCTACCGCTGCGCCCAGTCGGCACCGACCACGGCTGGCCGGCATCGAACTGTGTCTCGAACGCGGCCGGCACCTCGAACCCCGTATACAAGGCGCCGAACGCGGCGATACACGTCTGCACCAGCGGCACATTCGTGACATCCACCTCGGCGTACGCCGATGGGGTGTAGCCGGCGAAACCGTTAGCCGTCCACCATTGCAAAACCTGCTGAAGCTCGGCGCCGTTGTCGTTGCTGCCGGTCTTAGGGTTGTAGCCGGTGATGGCGATATACGCGTTCAACGCCTCAACCGAAGTGGCCGGCGCGGCGATACCCTGCGCATCGACCGCCACCTCATCAACGAGGTGGCCAACACCAGCTAGCGTGCAGTCCCCGCAGCCTGAAAAGTTCGGCAGGCTGGGGATGGAGTTGTCCGGGCCGTTGGCCAGCATGCCCCACGCCGGCACATTCGAGTAGTAATTCACCGATGCTGGCGGGTTCAACGTTCCGGCTGGTTTCAGTTCAACTCGTGGGCGCGCTGGATCATTCGGTCGGCGCCCATAATGTCCGCGCACACGGGACACAAGAAACTCCTTAGCTCAGGAAGTACTGAGAGTAGGTAGCGGCCAACGCGGCCGGCGAGAACATCGACCACTGCCCATGGTTGAACCCCAACCAATAGGTCGGCGGCACCGTCTCAACCTCGACGTCGTTACTCACCACGAGCACATTGCCGGTGACCTGGGTGTCCACGAAAGTTTGGATAGTCCCAGCAGTCGCCGCATACGCACTCGTCAACGCGGTCCCAAAGATCGGTGCCGCCAACGCGGTAGTCCGAGTAATCGTCAACGTCACACCAGTAGCTGAACCAGTGGCCGCGTTGGAAATGATCACAGTGGTGCCGTTAGTGACCGACGCGATCGTGGCGTTAACTGGAATGGAGCCGCCAGAGATCGCGGCACCCACATCCGACGACGTAAACGCGGCAGTCGCCGACGTGACAGTGGTAGTGGTGTTCAGCACACCATCGGTCACGGTGCGACCGGGGGTGTACTGCACGAAACTCACAACGTTCGGGGCAATAACACTAGTGGGAAGATACTGGACAGCGGTCATGACTTCCTCGTCTTCAGGGCGGGCTTACGAAAATGGGAGAGCAGCCCACGACGCGGCGTAGTCCTAGGCGACGAGCAGTGGAAGAAACACCGCTTCGGCGGTGGTGCAACAGTCCGGACCACAGTCCGCGGCACGACAACAGTCCGATGCGCAACCACAGTCGGGCCGCAACTGGACACGGCGAACGCGATGAGAATTAACACCACCACCGCGATGACAATGGCTCCCCACATGCGGGCGTTAATCGGCACACTTCTCCCTAATGGATTTGTCCCGGGAAGGAGCGACGCCAGTTGAACCGACGCCGAACGGCAACCGGCGCCGCCCCCTGCTCATCGGGAAATGTTGTTCCCCAGCCATGTCACAACGAGCCGCCGTGCGCACAAAGACTCGACGCGGGTGTTGGACAACCAGGGAACTGCTTAGTGGGACGTCACTCGCTGCCGCTTAGCTTTCGCCCAGCGCAGATCAAGCAACATGTCCCTGTCTTCTTGCAAAGCTTTCAACGTGGCCGCCCGCCACGGGCTGCACGTGTGGATACGTTCGGTGAGCGCGATGACGTGGCGGTCGATCGAGGCGATGGTGGGGCAGTTGTAGATGTCGCCGGCCGCGCCGAAGTAGGAATGCTTAGTGATCTTCGGTTTCGGAAGCCTGCCCATAAATCTGCCCCCGTGTGGAACAATTGGTTCTATGCCTGGGTAGATGTCTCGAACTGACAACACGACGCCCCCGCGGCTACGCGCCGCCCAGGGCCTCGTCTACCACTCCGTCGTCCGCATGTACGTGAGCCCCCACCAGAGCCGTGTGAAGTGGCAGCGGCAGCTGGAGAATCGTCGTGCCCGGCGCGCCGCCCGCCGGGTGTTGCTTCTCGGTGACGAGCCGGCTCCGTACCGTCACCGGCACTCGGTGCTGTGGGATGTGCTGTGAGCCTTGGTTTTGACGCGCCGCTGTGTGGGTCTACACTCACCCGCAGCAATTTCTGTGCCACACTGAAGGTGCACTAACCCCAACAATGGGAAGTGCGACAACAACACACCCTAAGAAGGGCAACAACAAATGGCAGCGACAACGACAAGGCGACGGCCAACTCTGGTGCAGAGCCCCCAGTTCATGTCGATCCAAGGGGAGCAACAGGAAGAGGCGGAGCAGCTGTCACCCGGCGCTCCCATGTCAGACGCCGACGCCGAAGACATCGTGCGCAAAGCGTCCCCCGGAGCGATCCGTTGCCGCCGCCGCGGCCGCCACCTCTACGAAGACGACCCGGCCGACCCCACCATCTTCAACTACCAAACCAATGACGGCTCGCTGGTCAGGGAGATGCGCTGCCTGTCCTGCGAGATGGCGGTGAAGCGGCAGCGCTGGGCGGTCAGGCGGAACCGGAAGGGCCGGCTGACGTTCGAACTGATAGCGGACGACACCAGCTACATCGAAGGCCGCAACGGCGAACAGTACGTGGTCAAAGGCAAGGGCCGGGCGAAGCCGAAGCAGATCGGGAACCTCGCCATGAGCGTCGCGTTCGAGAGCATGTCCCTCACCGACCTGCGTCGCGCGATCCCCACTCAGCGCACCTACCTCGACCAGCGCAAAGGAGCCTGACCCATGGGTAAGGTAGTCCTCACCACCGACGACTTGACCGGCGAATACCTAGAGCCGGGCGACGGCGGCGCGGTCCCGTTCAGCCTGTTCCACAAAAAGTATGAGATCGATCTGTCCGACAAGGAGCAGCGGAAGCTAGCCGAGCTGCTGGGCCCGTACCTTCGGGCCGCGCGCGAGGTCGTAGACCCCAACGCCAAGGGCCGTGCGGTCATCCGCACCCACGACCTCATCAGAGAGCAGCTCGGCGACACGCACGTACCCACTGTTGCTGACTCAGACGCTGTGACCAGCAAGCCGCGCGCGAAGGGAATTAAGCACAGCAAGGAAGAGGTCGCGGAGGTTCGGCAATGGTTCCGCGACATCGGCGGCGGCGAGATGGGCGGCGGCCGGTTGCCTGATGACGTGTGGGATGCGTTCGAGAACGGCCGAGATGTCAGCCGGCTGGATCGGGGACGTATCACGGTCCCGATGCCGGCACCCAGGCCGGAGACGAACGGCGTCTCAGTCTGACGCTGCGCAGCAAACAGCCCGGCCCCTATCAAGGGAGCCGGGCTGTTGCGCGTTCAGAGCTCTCTGAGGCTCTCAGTGCCAGCGTTGCTGCCTCCAATGACAACTGACGTGGCCGCGTTCCCACATCCGCCGCCGCACCGCAATATGCGTCTCAAAGTCAAGGTCCATACCCACCCAATAACCAGGCAGCTCAACATCAACCGACAACGGACCCCAATACAACGACACCCGCGCACACGGACACCAGAACCGGCAATGCCGATCCCAAATACACCCATGGATACGAGGCAAGTGATGCTTCCTCAGCCACGCATGGACCTTGACACCCCGATCAGGCGCCTCGACGGAACACAGCTGGCAATGCTCAACGATCTCACCGTCCAGCTGGCCGTAAATCCACCGGTGCCGGCACCGCAGATCGGCGCCGCACGACCAACATGCCTGCCGCTTCCGTTCCGTACCGTCCGAGTTGTAGGACGTTGCGGTGCAGCGCTCATGCCAGCCCAGCCGGCACAACGTCAGCTCACGCAGCCGCGCGGACCACTTGAACTGCCACGCCATCACCAGGTGATTCCGCGTGCCGCCATACAGCGAGCGGCACCGGGCGCCGCCGGGTCGGTGGTCAAGTGGGTGGAACCGGGAGAAGTCGAGTTCAGAGTTCATTGATTGGCACCGTAACGTGGGCCGCCCCGCTGATTTGATCACCCATTCGGGTGGAGTTGATCCTTACGCCAACGACGGTTCTCAACCTTACGCTGCCGCCGTTTAAACGAAACCTGCACAGCTCTCGGCCACTTAGCCGCCCAAGGCGAGCTGCGCCAACCACAATGCCAAGAACGCCAGTAATGCGACGCACCCAACAACCTAGCCATTCTTCTCCCGGCATGGCGCGATCCTGCCCAGGTGCATGATCAACGTTTCGTCGCCCGGCTTACGCACACCCCACCGGCCGCACATCCCACACACCACCTGCACCGGCGCGATCCGCTCACCAACCGTAGGTGCGTCGGCGCCGTTCACGCCACTCATCTGCCTCTCGCCGTTGCCGTTCACGCTTTTCTTCGTCCTCGCGTTCTTCGCGTCGCTGCTCTCTCCTCACACGGCGACGGTAAAACCACCTAGCAACCAGGTGCGGATCATGCCAGCCATTGCACATCGGCTCGTCGCAATACTGGCAACACCACCACGAACCGTGGCAACGCCACCTACGAAGCAGCTTCACACTGATCCGCCGGCACATCATGCCGACCAGCCCGCCGCCTGGTACCCAGCTTCCGACGCACCGCGAACGGATCACGCCTAGCCCGACCCAGATCACGGAACTTCTGCGGCTTACACAACTGGCAACCCTTCCACCGGCGGTGCGGCGAATGAGCCATCAGCCACCCTCAACAACGCTCTGAGCGAACAGATACCCGACCTCGACACCAGCGCGAGGAAGGGGAAGATCAAACTCGCCGGCCTTCGCACCCGCCAGGAACAACTCCCATTCCTCGCGGGTGAACGTCAACACCGTGCCATCCGGGTCCTTCGAGTCCCTCATGTGCACATGCCCGTCGTCGCCGGCACCCACCTCGACACAGCCGGGGTGGCCACAGAACGAGGACTTGCGGTACGCCACCTCAACACAGCTCAACACCGAGAAACTCGACTTCGTGAACTGCTCGCTCAACATATTGACCTCTCCTCAACCTGAGCGCGGGACAGGAGTCGAACCTGTGTCCAACAGCCTGATCAGAGCCAAGAACCTAGCACCTAAGCCACCCGCGCACATGGAATCTACGGCTCCGGTTGCCACGGTTCAAACTGGAACTCCGTCGGCACCCGCACCTTGTTCACCACCGCCGCCCGATCACGCCTCTCCAGCAGGCAGCTGTCGCACACGTTGATCATCAGCGACTGGTCACCGCTGACCTTGTCCCACACCGTCGACCCATAATGGCCCATGCCAGCCTCGAACATCGTCGCCTCAAACGGCTGATGCGGCCAATGACCATCATCCCACACCGGCTTCGGCTGAACACCACACACAATGCACGGCAACGGCCTATCCATCACGGTACTTCTTCCGACCATTCCAGTCGCGTTCCATGTCGAACTTCGCGCGGAACGTTTCCGCTGACCAACGGCCAGTCACAAACCCCAACCAGCCGAACAACACGGCATCTACAATGTAGGGAAACCACTGCATGTTCATGGTGAACCCTCATCACGCCACCCGAGCACCTTCAGATACTCGCGGTCCGCCGAGGTAAGACTCTCCCGCAAGTGCCTCTCCAAACACCTGTCGCAATCACAACTCGCAGCACACACAACCGGCGCCGCAACCACCGTGATGGCGGGTTGTGACTGCAGCTTCGCCACCACAACCGGCGCCACCGCAATCGTCAAACTCGTGAACACCACAATCCACGCCACACACTTACTCTCAACCGGCGTAGGTGACGTGATCGCACCATGCGCCGCGACCAACACCCACACTGACACGAACAATCCTCTCGCGTTCACGTCGGGCCGGCGGGAATCGAACCCGCATCCACAGTTTAGGAAACCGGCACTCTATCCATTGAGCTACGCCCCGTGCCCCCGGCACGATTCGAACGTGCGACCCGCCGGGTAAAAGCCGGCTGCTGCTAACCAACTGAGCTACGAAGGCCTGGAGACCAGCAGCGGCGTGGCAAGGACGGACACGCAATGCCTAGCCGCTGCCGGTCAGCCCGGGTGCCAGGACTCGAACCTGGTTTCTCGGTTTTGGAGACCAAGCGCATACACCAAAGCTGCACACCCGACCGTATTCAATTGTGAAACCAGCAGAAACGCGTGGCCGCTGCTGGCCGTCGGGGTAACAGGACTCGAACCTGTGACTTCCGCGCCCCAAACGCGGCACTCTAAACCAACTGAGCTACACCCCGCGTTGTTACCCACAGTAGCGGTGGTCAGATTCGAACTGACGCTCTCAAGCTTATGAGGCTTGCGGGGACAACCGAGCTCCCCCACACCGCTATGACTTGCTGTTAGGTGAACCCCAGCCGAGTAAGGGGGGGTAGGACTGGGGTCCACCTAATTCCTTGCTATTCAGCACGGCGGGACGGGTTCGGGATTGTCCCGCTGAAACCCATACTGTCAGCCGTCGCCCATCTTCGCCACCTATTTTCCTCGCCCATTCGGGTGATCAACGGAAAGGCCAGGCGCGCCAGCGCGTACGACGGCCAGTATGAAACCCAGTGTTGCAACCCCGGGGGACAGAAGTCAACTCGCCCGGCGGCGATCCCGCAACGCCACCAGATGATCCCGGTCATACATAGGATTCCCACGCTCAGTCAACCCGAACTCGAACAACAACCCACGGGCCTTCCACGAACGGATCGTGCCTGGTGGGATATGCAACAGCCGCGCCGCCTCCGCCGCGGTAAACAGATGACGTGGGCCTCTCATGACGCCTCACCCAGCTCACGCCACTTCTCCCGCGGCCAATCCCAATGACAACGCGGACACGTGATCACCCCATCACGGTCCGGTTCAAACAGCTTCGACCGGCACGGCCGCCCATCCACCACCCTCGGGCAGATAGCGACCGGTTTCTGCCCGCCACCAGTCAACGGTTTCAACTGGCCAACCAGCAACGCAACGTCCTCGTGGAACTCGACCACACATTCCTGGCTGGTCAACCACCCAACCTGGTCACCCAGCCACGTACATAGCCCGGCGACTGTGGTTTGTTGTCGGGAGTCGAAGCCTCTCGCCTCGGTGACGTCCCAATACCAACAGTCCAACACGCCGAACACGGACAGCGGCGGCCGCTGCGATTCCCGATGCACCCTGCCGTCCGCGCCCACCCACACATGCGCATCCGCGCTCGACCTCGGATCACGCATCGCAATAATGTGGTCACTACCCGGCGAACGGCTGCCGAACCCAGGTGCACCCCGACCACCATCAGCACACCCACCCGGCGACGGGTCCAACATGTCATACCGGACGGCGACCTCCCGCAAATTCCTACGAATCACATCAGCGCACTGGCCGCAGGTTCGGGAGCCGTCGTCGGCGCGAGTCCACGCCCGCTCCCCGGCGGGTGGACGACACGTACTGCACGCACCAGCCGGGCGTTGCAGCGGGTCTGCGTCGATTTCAGCCTCCCAAGCGCTAAGCTCTCGGTCGACCGGACGTCACCCGGTTACGTGGTCCGCCCCTGGAAGTTCTTGGGGAGCGACAGGGGCGGACCTATTCAGCCTGATTTCGGCGGGGAGAAATGCACCGTCGGCGCCCCAGTCAACTTGACCTGGTGATGCACGTAGTCCCACGTCGCCGGCCCAAACACAGTATGCACCAACCCCTCCGCGTACGAAGGCTCGACCGAACCATCCGGCTGGACACAGATCACAAAGGTGCCGGCCGAATCGGCTGGTACATAGATACCGTTCGGGTCCATCTGGTCGACGATACCGTCCGAGTAATGGCCACCATCCCCACCGATCCACTGCCACGTCAACTGGTGCGGGTTGGTCAATGATGCGGTGATCGGGATCGGCACACCGATCGACGGACACGTTTGGATGGGGTCCGGGTCCACCGCCGGCCCCATCATGAAACTCGTGGTCTGAATACCAGTGGCCTCGGCGTCCTCGATCTCGTTCAGGTTCTGCCGCCACTGGCTATAGGAGTGGAAGTGCGGCGGCTGCGACTGGATGAACTGATCCGTCTGCTGATGCTGGCCTTGGGTTTCCCGCTGATCCCCGTTCGACGCCGGCACCCCACACGCCGCCAACCCGAGACACACCAGCGCCCCGAGAAACACATAGCGCCTCATCAGTTGGCCCCGCAGTTCACGGCACGCCACTGCACATGCACAAACGTGGGATGGGTGATCCCGGCGGCCGTTTCACACGCCTGATTCAGGATCGCCACCCGCTGCGCCACCAACCCGGGACGCTCGGCAGCAGTGGCGGCGGCGATTTGGTTGTCCATCTTGGTGAGCTCCACGATTTGCTGGGACAGCTCGTGCTCGGCGGCGTTCTGCGCCGCATAACCTTGCTGGTAGAGGACGTCGCTACGGTTCGTGTTCTGTGTTGTGAACCACCAGCCGGCCGCCCACCCGCCGAAGATGACCACGCATAGGACGATGATGCCGCCACAGATAGCGACCGCGGCGGCGGTGAAGTCTTTCATCTCTGTCTTCCTTAGTAGGCGAAGGGTAACGACATCCACCCAAAATCCAGTGGTGGGATGTCGATCGCGGCTAGCAACTGTTCACCAACATGCTGGGTGTAGCGAGGTGGGATCGCCTCGCACACCTCAACCACCGTCTCCATCCACGGCGTACCCATATACTCACACGCTTTCAACTGCCACGCCTTGCTGTGCTTACCGCCAGTGATGGTCATGAACGGTTGGTCGGCGGTCGGCATGTTGCCGTTCCGTGCGCACCGTGCCGTGTGTGCTGGGTGTTCGGGTGCGGTGAGTTCGATGGACGATTCGAACGCACGGTGCCGGTAGAGCCGCAGTCCAAACATTGCACCGCACAGAATGATCGGGTTGATCAGTGGTGCTTGGGGGACGTTCTCGATAACCCACGGGGTGCCCGTGGCGACGAGGCCAGCACGAACGGCGTTGACGAGGTCCGGGTATTCCTTCTGAGTATATGCACGAAGAGGTGAATAAAATTGGCATGGTGGGCTGGCGTGGATGGCGGTCGGGTGGCACCATTTCACCAGCTCCTCAATCATGCCGGCCTCCATCACGTCCCGCTGCAGGAACGTGCTCGGGAAGTTGGGTTGGCGTGCGATGTCGACCCCGATGACTTCGAAGCCGGCGTCCTGATATCCCTTGGCGGCGCCACCGGCCCCGCAAAACAAGTCCAGGAGGAGCGGGTTGTTCCAGCCGTGGCGTCCATACTGCTGTTGGGTCATCGTGGTCGCCTGATCCACATGTCGATATAGAACTGCAGGGCCGACCAGATTATCCAGACACGCACATGCAGCAGCGCGAGCAGCATCAGGATGTCGAAGATCGCGCCGCCGATATGGTTCGTGAACCCGTTGTATGCGCCCATCGCCACGAGGATAAGTATCACCGTGAACTGGACTATCCCGTCGGTTCTCAATGACGGCTTCACTCGTCGTCCCGTGAGATCGTGATCGTGGTGGTGAACCGTTCCTGCAGCGACCACGACCACAACGCCGACGTGAACACCAACGTCAGGACCGAGATCGCCACACTCGTCCACTTACCTTGGAACGCGGCCACCATCCCGGTAACCCACAGCACAGTGGATGTGGTGATGTAGATAGCCGGCAGCCAACGGTGCTCGTTATCGGGCCTGGTTTTCCAGTTCGCTTTCATACCTCACCCTCACAGTCAAATTCCTCGTGATACACCATCGCCGCATCAATCTCGTCACGGTGACAAGAGAACGGCTTGTCGCAGATCGGGCACACCAGCTCCGCCGGCCGCAGCTCCTGCCACCACCACGCCGCCGCCGCCGACAACAACCCGGTGACCACGCCGACCGCCCACCAGAACGGTCGGGTCACCGCTTCGCTTCGAGCCGGCACGCCTCGTCACGGCAAAACTTGGCCAGCTGCGCCGCCATGTCCCGCTCAGCTTGGCTGGCCGACGAGTCGTACTGCTTCTCTTGCCAGCCCTTAGCTTCGTCCTGCAACTGCTTGACATGCGCCGCGTAGTCAGTGACTGGTTTCGTCATCCACTTGTAGACCGGACCGCGAACCGTGTCCCACACCACACCATACGGCCAGAAGAACACCCGCCACGCCTGCATAGCAACAACAGCTTCCCGAATGCTGCTCTCGCAATGCCATTCCACGTTCGCGCGTTTCCAGCAGTTCAACGCCTGCGACCTGGCATACAACATCCCCACCGCCAGATACCCAACCACGCTGAGGACGGCGATCACGCCGCGTCCCGAAGCGGCCGATCCGTCGGGGTGAAATCCACCCCATGTTTTCCGCACACCTGATGCACCAGGAACAGGTACTCCGTCCGGGACAACTCGTGAAACAACTCATTCAAAATCGTTCCCACGAGATCAGCCGCATCCGCCCGCAACGCCGCCTCGTCACACACCACGAGCCCAATCATGAACGTCCGATCCGCTCGGCCAACAACTCCCGAGCCACACTGGTCAAACCCAACGCCTCCAGCAACTCCCACATAGCCACTGGATTCCGACGCTGCCTTCTCATTATGTACAACGCCGCCGACCGCAACTGTGATTCCGGCGCATCATGCACGGCCCCTGGGACATACGGACGTTCCGTCACTGCTTCAGCCACGTCGACAAGTCGTCCACTTCCATGCCCAACGCCTTGGCCACATGAACTTCCAGCTGCGCGCCACGTGACCGTTCCCACCCGGGCAGCAGAGCGACCGCGTCACAACCCAACAGCTCCTGCAAATCCTGGCGCAGATAGTCAGACCACGGGCGGTCCGGATCGGCGCCGTGCCTACCCGGGTTGATCGCAGTGTACCCAGCGTCGGTGAGGTCGACCTCGGCCTGGGCGAACGCCGGCAGATTCCACTCCGGTATCCCAGTCATCGGCCCAGAAATATAGACGTGCTTACCCATCCGCTCCCACAATCACAATACGCACACCCGGCAGTTCGTTCAACTCGGCGATCCGTTTCGTGGCGTGCGCATCATCCACCTGCGAATCATCCCGCCAACACACCCCAGTCAACGCATCCAAAATCGCGCGCAAAAGTTTGTCCAAGTCCGGCTTCTTGACTGCCGGCGGCGTCACCTTCGGGGTGGCCTTCGGACGCGGCATCACGAACTCTAAATCCACACACACCGCGCCCGGGATCGGCGGCCACCGCCACTGCTGCGCCACCGACCACGCCACCACCGACCGCCACGACCCCACTGCCTTCGACGACTCCACCAACACGCCATTCCCCACATGCCGCTTACTACCTTGCGGTGCTGGCTTACCGGGCACGAACAACACGAACTCGATCAGCGCAGCCACCCCAACCCACACGCCACCAACATGGGGATAGCCACCATCCACAACGCGAACCAACTGGTATACAACGTGACACCCAGCCAGAACGGAATGGTCCGCTGCAGCAGCCACTCCAACGGTGCGAACGCCACCGCCACCACCATCAACGACAACACCACCACGATCATGCTCTCGATCATCGGTGCCGCTTCGCCATCAAACACGTACTGTTCTTGATCAACCATTCCACGATCGCGGCCTCGGTGGTGACCCACACCAAACACGGCCACGGCGTCTCGCACGTCTCACACACCCCCCACCCATGCTTAGCCGAATGCTCCTCGGATGCGGACTGGTGGTCGAAGTTCACATACTCGGCCGTCGCTATCAGATCGTGCAGCACACCGTCATCATTGCGCGCGGCGATTTCCCTGAGGGATTTGATGGTGTCGTCGAACGATGGCCGGATCATCGGATCAACCCGTACGCGCCGTTCCAATCCAGATCGACCACACCCGGCGAGCCGTGCCGGTTCTTGTCCACGATGAATCGGATACCGCCCTTGGGTTCGCCGTTCTCGGCGACCGGCCGATACAACAAGATCACCGCGTCGCTATCTTGCTCGATCTGACCCGAATCGCGTAGGTCAGCCATGGTTGGTTTCGGATCGGAACGTGTCACTGACCCACGGTTCAACTGCGCAGGGACAAGAAGAGCACAATCCAATTCCATACACAGCGCCTTCAACTCGCGCGACACCTGCGCAACCTCTTGCTCACGGTTCCGACCCGGCGCTTCGGTCTTGACGAGCTGCAAGTAGTCCACAATCAGCATGTCCAGGCCGGTTCGGTTGGCCTGCGCTCGTGCCTGGTTTTTAATCGCCGTCAAGCCGCCCGGGCCGGCGTTCACCCGGATCGGCAGGTTCCCTATCTTCTTGGCCCAGTCCCGTGCACGTTGCCGCATGTCATCTGACAGCCGACGTGCCGCGATCTCGTCAAGTGGTATCTCAGCGGCGGCCGAAATGAAGCGGCCGGTCACGTCAATCGACGGCATCTCTTTGCTGAAGATCAAGACTTGCTTGCCGGACTCTTTCGCCGCATGAAACGCACAGTTTAAGACAGCCGTACTTTTGCCATCGCCAGGTCTTCCACCGAACGTATACATGCGTGACCCAAACAGGCCGCCGATCAGCATGTCCAGCTGCCACCACGGCGACGGAATGCCAGGACGAGAACCACCCGGGGCATGCACCGTCTCAAACTCGTCGATCATCTGCCGCCACGACAACGTGGCCGGCTCATCCTCGTTGATGGACAGCTTCTCGAACTCGGCGCGCGCCGCGGACAGAGCCTCGGACGCCTCACCAGGGTGCGACATGACAATGTCCGTGGCCCGTTGACAAGCTCTTAACATGTCACGACGTTTGGCCAGGTCAACGACGGTTTGGGCGTAGCGGCCGGCGATATCAACGCTGACTGACGTTGTCATTTCAGCGACTATCAACTGCTCAATCACCCGGTTCAACTGGCCACCACCCTGCAGCTCACGCGTGACAGCGACCGGGTCAATCGGTTTGCCATTCGTGGCCAGCTGCTGCGCGGCCAGCCAGATCGCGCCGCGTGCCGGCTTGTAGAAGTCGTCGGCGGCGACCGCCCGGAGGACGTGGTGCATGGCGTTGCCGTGGAAGGCGAGCGCGCCCAGCAACGCGGCTTCGGCGGGGTCGGATCGCAACTGGTCTTCGGTCATGGCGACACCGTGTGCTGCCGGCTGGCGCCGTTCGAGAGCGACTGGGAGGGATGCGGTGGGGTCAGGGGCCACGGTGTGGATTGGCGGCAGCTCAGCGCTTGTTTCGCGGCCTCGATATGGTCCTCGATCCACGAGCGGCGGGAGTCCCGCAGCCACTGGTCGCGCGGGGTGCCGTCGCTGGGTGGTTGTGGCCGGTCAACGAACGGGACTCGAAGGATCGAGGCCACGGTTTTGGCGTCGGCGATCCGCCACAGTTCCCGCAGCACTTCGGCCGGGTCGCCGTCCAGCGGGTCGGGTTCCGGCTGGTAGTCGTCGTAGCCGCCGGCGCGCAGCCAGGCGCCCGGGTATTTGATGAACTGGTCGTCGATGTTGCGGTCGCGGCAGTGTTGGGCGTAGCCGGCTGAGCCGTTGATCATGCGTTCGGGTGTGACGTTCTTGCGTAGTTGTTGTGTCCAGGCGGTTCGTGCGTCGGTTTTCTGGCGCTTACGTGGGTAGTGCGTCCAGAACTCGGCGAAGTCTTGGTCGGCTTCGGCCGACCGTTTGTTCTTATTAGTAGTTATCGGGTCGGGTCGGGTCGGTGTGACACCGGTCGGTGTGACAGACGCGTGACTCACACTGTGACTGTCACTAGTTGTCACGCTGTGACTCACGCTGTGACCGTTGATAGCGTCGACCTGTTCTCCCTCGTCAACACCCTTTCGGCGTTCACGAGACCGCCGCTGCCGCTCCAACCCCTCCTTACGATCTGATAAGACTTGCGAACGCGACCTGTTGTATGTCAAGAAGTCGTTCATCTGCCAACCACCATCAACAGACACCCACAGACGCACCTCGACCAACACCTCCGCCAACGTCACACTGCCGTAAATCAGAACAATCTGACGGGGTACGAACCCATCCGTCAAATGCTGCGCACAATAAGCACCACACCGCACCCACAAACCAACCGCCTCATTCCCAGCCTCCAACACCTTCGGATGAGAATGAAACCCATCATCAATCTTCAACCAACTCAAGGCGCAACCCACCGCCAGAGAAAACACGCACCCACAGCGCCCTCCTCACAACGTCAACCCCTACGCCGCGCACCCAACCCCAACTCGACACGCCGCCGAACAACCCAATCCCGCGGGAGTACCACACGCTCTGCCGGGAACGGTACCGCCTCCGGCCAGTCGGCCGGCCGTTCCTCACCCAGCCAAAAATCCTGTACTACCTTCGGGTCGGCAAGCGCCTTCACCAGCCGGTTGTACTGGTCCTCCGAGATCGGCCGGCCAGTGTCATTCAGCCTCACGGCGGCGCCGTATCAACAAACTCAAGCCCACCCGTCTCCGGCCGATACACCGCCACAACACCCGGCAAACCACGCAACCGCAACATGACCTCCCCAACCGGATCACCCGCGACCGTGAGCACAATCCGCCGGCCACTCGGCACCAGCATCGGGTACTCCCGCAGAAACCGACCCAACGCGATCGCCGCCGCCCGGTGTTCAGCCTGCCGTTCCGACAGCGTGGTCCCGTCACTCATCGCCACCCGTATCCCTAACCCTTGCTCTTAGGAACGCAGCCTTCGGGACATTCACCTAGGCAGCAATCGCACACGGTCTCATCATCAAACAAGACCGCGCCCCACGAGTCACACACCTTCCCGTCGTTGTAGTGAACAGTGACCATGAGGTGCTTGCCGCAGCGTGAACACTGTCGGCGTACACCAAGAACGGAACGGCCTCTAGGCGCCGGCGCACGTCCCGGCTGGAAAAGCTTGACGTTCTCACGTCCGGTAACAACGCCGCCGGCGCCCACGGAATAGTCGTTCTCTCGCAGCCACGCCTTTATGTAGTCATACACCGCTTCGCCCATGACATTCTCGTCGTCGCTCATCAAGCGTCCCACTTAATGACCATGGCGTCACGGATAGCGGTCAGAAGGACCTCAGTCGGAATGGCCCGGCCTTCCGTGGTATACCCAGGGTTCTCTCCGAACACTTTCTTGTAGTGCTTCCACTCCGGCCAGTATTCCTGTGCGCACCTCCGCAACACCTGGAATGGGAAGAGATAGCATGTCTCCGTTGGGACGATAGCGTAGGCAATGTAGTCGCAGGTCAAATCTCTGATCGTCCAGCCAGGTGTATTGTGCTCTCGACTTGACCAGTACTCTAGGAATATGTCGCCGTAATCCTCGTAGCGCACCTTCTCGTCGATCTTGATCGACGAACCGTCCCGGAGATCAACGAACCGATCAATGCCGCCGCGCTGAGCCCACCCGTCGGCGCGCACGTCTCTCATTGCCGTCATGGTCGGGAATGCTTTGCGGTATACCTGCTCCCACCACGACGCATCGGCTTGAGCGTGCGACTTCGCCAAACTTTCTTGGAAGTCGTGAATCATGCCGCACCGCCTGCCTGGTTGCCCCATACTTTCCAGCCCTCGCGTGGCTGCCGTGCAAACATTTCGCATCTCCGGTAGTGCGGGTACATGGCTTCGATCAGCTCGTGTGCAATTGGTGGCTTGGCTGAGTGCGCAGTCCGCTCACCATGGAAGACCGACGACGGACGATCGGCTGGCTCCGGTACCGGCAAGTTACCTTTCGTGGCAATCAATAGCAGTTCATGTTGCTGCCGCGCGTAATAGCCCATGCCGATCTTGTCCTTCACCCACACCATGCACGTCTTATAGATGAAGTCCCACGCGTCCAATAGAACGAATGCGTCACGCAGCTTCGGACTTGTGGCCCAACAGAACAGCACGCAGTCCTCAGCTGACGGGACATAAAGTTCCGCCATTTCGTCGATAGTCATGGTCGGATAGTGGTTCTCGATCTGCCTGCTCGTGTCCTCGGCATAGTCGTAGCGCCAGGGCGGGTCGGCAAGAACTACCGGGAATGTCTCGTCTTCTCCGATCGCGGATACAGGAGCGGCAGCGATCGCCGCAACACGCTCAGCCTTAGCGGCTTGACGGCCTTCCCGAATCACCTCGGTCGCCGTTGGGTTCTGGGCCCACGACCTGTTATAGAGTTTGTTCAGCACCTCGCTCGCACGGGCCGCTTGGGCCTCGGATGAGGCAGGGATCAAGGTCGGCGGCCGACGAGCCGGACGGACTTTCCCGTCCGCCCCCAAGCGCCGGTCTGGCAACTTATAAGTACTTATAAGTTGGTCGTCGCCCAGCGTTTGGTTTACATACGGTTGCGACACACCAGTGACTTGAGCGATAGTTGGCTGCGAATAGACGCCGACTCCGTCCTCATCAACCTGCTGAGCCAAGAAAACAATATGTTCGCGCAGCTGCTCCCCTGACAGGTGCCGTCGATCGGCGTTCAGAGTCCGCTGAATTTCCCGAGCCTCCTCGGCGCCGATGACTTGAACAACGTCGACCCGATATGACACCCCGAGCTCATCGGCGATCCGAGCACGATGCCTTCCATCGATCATCCCACCATGCTGGTCACGCACGATCGGGACAAGCACTCCGAATTTCTCTATGCTGGCCCGTAGTGCAGCCTCAACAGAATCCGGCAATGCGTCGAATAGCTGCGGGTAGTCCACCTTCTTCTCTTCCATTAGAACGGTGGCTCCTCATCCGCGCCAACAAACTCCTCATGCCCCACGTTTGGCCGCGGCTTCCCGCCTGACCGTGGTGTTTTCGTCACCTCAGCCTGCGCATACCGCAACGACGGACCAACCTCCTCAACCTCCAACTCCAACACCGTCCGCCGCTCACCCTCCTTCGTCTCAAACGAACGCGACTTCAACCGACCCGTAACAATCACACGATGCCCACGATCCAACGACTCCCTCACATTCTCCGCCGCATCACGCCAAATACTGCAACGCAAAAACAGAGACTCCCCGTCCTCCCACTCCTTCGTATCTTTATTAAACGACCGCGGAGTCGAAGCCACCGTAAAGTTAGCGACCGCCGCACCCGACGCGGTGTACTTCACTTCCGGCGCCGCCGTAAGGTTACCGACCACCGTGATGTTGACATCACCCTGCGCCATTAGTCCTCCAGCCCAGCCGGAATCTCGATCTCGCCGTCGGTCAATGTGTTCGCCATCCGCCACAGATCAGACAGCGAGTTGAAACCGCTGAAGATATGGCCGACGCCGCTACTACGAATGTCGTAAGTTGGGAGTCCTGCCTCGCGTGCGGCGACCTCGGCGATTCGCTGGCCGTCTTTCGTGCAGCTGGCCATTTGCGCCCTCACTTCCGCGTGGTCCCTCGAATCGAGGAGCACCACTGGCTCGAAGTCCAGCTCATACCCCTGCTGGACAGCGATAGTCCCAGCCAGGCAGTACGCGGTACCGCAACCCGCTTCCTGCACAGCCCATGAATGCTGCCGCCATTCCTCGGGGTGCGCGGTGATGTGCTCCAATGCTTTGCGCAGCACGGGAACATTCACGTTATGCGCCATCAGTTCTTCCTCCTGTAATAGGGTCGTGGCCTTTGCACTGGTCCGCCGGCGTCCCGATACTTACGGCCGTTCACAATCATCGACACCAGTGCTTGGGACACGCCGAACTGTTCAGCCAAGTCCTCTTGGTTCGCACCCGCGGCACGGCGCAGCCGAATCTCGCGGGCCGCGCTATCGGACAGCGCACGTCCCATTACCATGGGCTGTCCGTAGTGACGGTCACATTGACGGTGACGTCGCCCAGTGCGGACACGACGTTGGTACTGATGTGCTTAAACCTTTCCGTTGCCTCAGACCGAGCTTTCTTCACCGCGTTCCACCGTGGCTGGTCCACCAACTCCGGGTAGCTCAATTTGTCGAACTCCCGGGTGAACTCCTCCATTGCGGGGGTGTTGACGATCCGCAAGTCACCCTCGCTGTACCCGTTTGTGATCCAGGTGTGCGTCCTACCTACCCACATCTGGTGGCCCGAGCCGGCGGTCAGGTATGCGGCGACCGCGCAGTCGCTGGAAATCCCGGGGATTGCCTTCACCTCCTCGTCGGCCAGGAACTTCCTGATCTCCTCGGCCGTCTGGCAGTCGGCGAGTTTCTGGAAGTACGGGTCGACCGCGAGGCGAATCTCCTCAACCTCTTCCGGCGAATACGCGTGGCTCCTTGTGGAAAACTTCGCTCCTGCCGGCGTGAGCGCCTCGGCAAGTCCAGACTGGTACGTCACTTGGTCACCAACAATTCTGGGTAGTCACCCTGATCGAAGTTAATGATGAAGTCAACCATCGCTGGTGTCGGGACACCGAGCGTGGCCAAATGCAGCAACGGGATAGTGCTGCACGCCGAGATTTTGGTGTAGCCCACCGTCACCTTGAACCCACTCTTCGCCCGCAGGTACTCCGCAACCGGGCAAGACTCCGACTCGTACGTCCGCCCCGTCACTCCTTCCTTCGCCAGGAAGGCCCTGATCTCTTCGGCTGTTTCAAACCCGGACAACACGTTGATATATGGGCGGATGATTTCGATAAGTTCCGCGAGCGCCCGCTCAATCTCATCGAGATACACCACCTCCGGTCCCAACATCACTCCACCTCCACCGCACCATCGTCGGACAACCACGAGAACCCTCGGAACGCCAACCACACCCGCGTCTTCGCTGGATCGGCGTTCCGCCGCACCAACCAACCCTGCTCATACGCCACTGCCCGGTCGCTCTCCACCTCCACGTGACACGCCGAACACAACACCAACAGATTCGACAGCACATTTATCTTCGGATCAGACGTCCCGCCCGCACCTCGGGGTTTCCGGTGGTGAATCTGCTCCGGACGCGGCCGGCCGCACCGTTCACAACAGTGGTTCGCCCGCTCCAACGCCGCATTAACCACGTATTCGTTCGGTCCGGTGTTCGTCATGACCGGCCCTCGGTGCTGTACATCGCCCGCACCGACGCACCGATCGACTGCAACGCCCGCAGATCGTCACGTAACGCCTCGGACAGTTCGAGGGCGTATTTGAATGCTTCCTCGGCGGTGTCCATCGCTTCGCGTTGGTCCTCGGTGGCGAGCTCGGCGCCGTACTTCCGTTCATGCGCCGCCCCCTCATAGCCGAGATAGGCCAGCGCGAACGCTTTGGCGTAGGCGCGTTTCGCCACGTTGTACGCCTTACGTGCCTGCGTGACGACCTTGACGCCGTTGTGGATTCGGCGGCGCACCTCCTGAATGTTCTGCTCGATCTCGACGGGGTTGAGGACTTCGTCGCTCATGACAGGTGCGCAAGGTAGGCCTGCATATGTTGGGCGTTGGCTTTCTCCACCGCGACCCCAGTGAACTCTTCGAAGTCGGCCTCAACCTTGGACGTTGGCCAGTCCTCCGGCACCGTCTCCATCACGGTGGCCCACAGCTTATCCACCGAGTCGACCGCTTCGACGGTGCGGAATCTGTTGCCCATCTCTTTCCACAACGGCTGCAACCCCGCCGCTTTCGCCTCGGGCCACAACTCCCGCAAATCGTCCAGTGACGTCGCGGCGTGTAGCGCGGCCCGGACCGAATCCACATCCAGTGTGGGCTTCGCTTTCGGAACCCGCTGCGGTTTCGCCTTCTGCGCGGCGGCGCCGTCGTCGTCATCATCCGGCGCAATCCCAATCACGCTGGACAGGCAGTACCTGCGGCCGTAGGTGATGGCCGACCCGAGCTCCTGCGCCTTGCTCGTCGACGCCGGCAACGGATAGTGCCCCACCCGGCATTCCCCGGACACGTGCAGCAGCTCATACCGCAACACGAACATGCCGTCGTCGTTGAACGTGGGCATCGTCATCCACGCCAACCCATGCTGGCCCAATAGCGGCAGCACCACGTTGTGGATCGACGCCAAATCAGCGTACGAGTAGCTGTACTGACCCACCTTCGCCGTGCTGGACTTCCCCACCTTCGGCAACTGCGTCTGCACCTGCGCCAACGCCGACGCCAACGACTCCGTCATAACCCACTCATTCCCGCTCCAACACCTTCAACGCCCTACCCCGAGCCGATTTCGACAACTCCCGATCCCACTCGATCGCTATCTTCCTCGCACACAGAAAACACTCGTACACATCGTCGCCCGTGTACATCGGCACAATCCGGTACCCCACATCCGGGTACTTATCTGGCCGTATGTGCACCACCGCGCACTGCTCCACCTTTGGTGGCACGATCTGGGTGCCGTCCCGCAACCAGCCGACTGTGGCCCGCTGGTACGCGGCGACTTGCAACGCGAAATCAGCATGCGCCTTACTGGACGTCTTCCAGTCTAGGAGCCACAACCCTTCCTTCCGCCGCGGCAAATGCGCGGTGCAATCCAGCTTCCCCGCCCACCCGTGCTCGATGTGCGCCACCGTCAACTCGACATGCTCATATTGCGGGCGTTCGATCTCGAAGAAGTTGAGGTAGGCCTGGAAGAACAACTCCTCCTTCTCCGTCAATGTCGGTATCGGCTGGCCCATGATGTGCGCTTCGATCGCGTCATGCACATGGCCGCCGAGCCGGCCCGCCTCGTCACGGATACGGTCCGAGACTTGGCCGAGCCATTGGGCCATGACCCGTCGGTCCTGCGCCCCGCGGACCCGGGTGAGCTTGGGCACCAACTCCATGGCCAGCATGCCGGCTTGGTACCCAGCCCACCCGGTCAGATCAACGGGGATGCCGCCTTTCTTGATGTTTGTGACGCTGAGCAGCTTCGAGCCGTCCTCCAAAACGTAGTAGCCTTCGCCGTTCCGGAGCGGCGCCTTCTTCTGCTCGTCGCTCAACTTAGGCCGCGACCAACTCGCGCAACCCCGCCGCGAGGTCAAGCTCAACAGCTAGCGCGGCGGTCAGTTCGGCGGCGCGGGCCTGTTCAGCGTGCAGTTCCTCGGTCAGTTCCTCGTCGGCGATGATCCGGGCCACCGTCTCCTCCACAGCGGCGAATGTGTTCGCCCCCATGAACAGTGCGGCCGCCTCATTCTCGGTCAGCCCGAGCTCGTAGCGGGCCACAGTCCAGATCGCCGCCGACCCGCCGAACAACTCCCCATATTCCGGCCGCTCGTCGGGTACCTTGCAGGAACCGGTGACGAAGACCGCGTCGTCATACACATCTAGCGTCTCGGTGATCGCGCAGTCACTCCAATCGATCTCATGTCCGGCCAGCTGCACCGTCCACCCCGCGAAACAGTAGGTTGTTCCACAGCGAGTGGTGCGGGCCCACTGTTCCTGGCTGTGCTCTTTCCGGTTGGCCCGAATGTGGTCGAGTACCTTTCCGAGCAGCGCAACATTAGCCATCAGAACGTCTCCTCTTTGCTTCACGCAGTTCGATTAGTCCGGTGCGGGCATGGTCGCCGTTGGCCAAGTTCTTCACCATCAGTTCCAGCTCGTCGATGTTGGTCGCGGCGAGGAACAGCGCATGAGACTCACGCGCGGTGAGGCCTAGGAGTTCCTCCGCGGCATCCGGGATAAACCAGGAGCGCCCACGAGCATCGGTAGCATTGTTCGCGCGGGCGTAGGCAGCGCCTTCCGTCGCCGACCACTCCAACTGATACTTGCCCGACAACTGGACCGCGGTGCCGGCGAAACACATCGTCGTCCCACACGACGGACCCCGATGCGCCCACGAATGCTGGTCGTGTTCCTCCGGGTGGTCCTTGATGTACTGAAGGACGCGTTCTAGTTCTGGAATGTTCGCCATCAGAATGACTCACCCATACCTTTGAGGACGTCGTCGCCGTTGGCGAGGTTCTTCACCATCAGCTCCAGGTCGTCGCGGGTGCGTGACCAGTTGAACAACGCTGAAGACTCCCTGTTTTCAAGCCCCAGAATCCTTTCGGCAGCCCCGCGAACAGACACAATTTCCCACGTTTCCCGGTCAACCGCCTGGGCGCAACTGTAGATGCCAGTGATGGCGCCTCGCTCCCACACCAAGTCGTACTGGTCAGACAACGCAACCGCAGTGCCGGCGAAACACATCGTCGTTTTGCACCCGTGCTTAGCGGCCCATATGTTCTGGTCGTGCTGCTCTGGGTGGTCCTTAATGTACTGGAGTACGCGTTCCAGTTCTGGGATGTTTGCCATCACGCCGCCTCCGGCAGAACGGGAACAGTGGCCGGCACAGTGACAGCCAGGCAGGCCTTGATGTGGGCGCCGTTGGCCAGGTTTTTCACCATCTGCTCCAGCTCGTCGATCGTGTTCGACCCCGCGAACAACACATCACCCTCGAACTGGGTCAGGTCAAGGAGTTCTTCCGCGAGGTCGGAGATGACGTGGTGAATCCCGTCCTTGTCGCGGACGATGGATGTCATGTCGTCGTCTTCCAGCCAGTCCAACTGGTACCCGTTGAGCACCGCGGTCCAGCCGGCGAAGCAGCACGCCGTCCCACAATCCGCCTTCTGGGTTGCCCACACATCCTGCCGAAGCTGCTCCGGATGTGTCTTGATGTAGTCCATTACTTCTTCCAACATCTTGATGTTCGCCATGTCGCTCTCTCCTGTCATGCCGCCTCGGTCGGGAAACCGAGTTCAACGGCAAGTAGTTGACGGGCATCGGGGCCTAACCCACCCCAAATGCCCCACTTCTCGTGGTGTTCAATCGCCCACAACACGCACGGCGCCTTATATGGGCAGCGTGCACATACTTTCTTCGCGGCCCACGAGTTTTGGCGTTGCTTCGGGTCGGGGAAGAAAATCTCTGGGTCCACGCTGGCGCACGGCGCGGATAGCATCCAGTCAGGGCGAGGCTTCCATCTCTTCGTCAAGAAATTCCTGCAGCTTTGATGGGAACATCTGACCTAACCTCCGCAACGCCTTACTCCTCGCCGCCGCCCTCGGGCGTTTCCGATCGACCAGCTCGGGGCTGGGTGTCACGGGTTTGCGGTGGAACAACGCCTCACATTCGCCGTCGTGATATTTCCGCTGGTTGTAGTGGTCTTTCGATTCGAGCTGGCCGAGGAAGACACCGATCGGGAGTCGGAGACCGCATCCGTCGCAATCGTGCAGCCGATACCAATCACCGTCGATGTCCTCGACAGTGGTGCCGTCGGTGGTGTCCGTGGAAATGGCGGACCTCCGTCCAGTGGTGATACCGCTCGGGAAGCGGATGGGTATCGGCGACCTCGCGGACCAGCGGGGCACGTTTGATCGGCTGCAGCAACGCGGGCACCGACAACGTCACAGCCGGCGCCAACGACACTACGGGAGCAGCGACCGCGGCTGTGTGTGTTGGCGGGGCGCACAGGATGCCGCCGAACATTCCACCCATGACGGCGACGGTGCCGACGAGTTGCCAGTTTAACGACCTGTTGAACGCGGCGAATGTTGACGGGCGGCGGTGTCGTCCAGGCACGGTTGTTCCCTTTCAGGGGGTGCAGCGTTTGCACCGTGGGATGTTCGGATCAGCTACCACCGCGCACTGGCCGGCGAATCTTTGGCCGCATTTTGTGCGTAACTGGATGTCCGTGTTGAACGTACCGCGGACCCGGTGCGCGACTGAAGTCGTCCCTTTGGTGTACGGAGACTTCCACGTAACCCACACAGGTGACGTCATGGCTGTTTCTCCTAGTCAGGCCACGTTTCTCGTAAAAACTTTAAGAACGTTGCACAGCTATCATTCCGGTGGTACGGGTCCAGATGCAGCGGCAACTTGATGTGCATGTCCGGGTCGAATGTGTACAGCACATTCATGTAAGCCTGCCCTCGGCGCTGCTCCGGATGCTCGGCTATGTACTCTCTGGCAGCGTCCATAAACTTCTGGTACTTCACTCCTCCTCATTTCTGCATGCGAGCCCACCGCACACCGTGCACGGGAATGGGTCGCAGTCCTCGTGCATGCACGCCCAGTGGTCCCAGTGGTCCCAGTCCAACTGCATCGAAAAGTTCAACAGGCTCATTGACCACTCGCACGACGCCCAATGCCGCCCCTCCAACGTGAACTTAAGCGGCTCGTCGCTACCTAAATCGTCCAGGTTGTCCATCGAGTAATACCGCTGATACGTCTTCACCCTGGTCAACCAGCCCGCGCAGAAAAACACCGACTTCGCCAACGCACGCCGCGAATCATCCGGTAACTTCCACAACAACCGCAGCAACAAACTCGCCCGGTCACGACTCATGCACCCGACACCCCCGATCACGCCTCTCCGGAGTGCAGCTGCACTCACCTTTCTCCCGCTGCTCCAACTGCCAATGCACCTGCTTGGCCTGCCTCGCGCACATCAGCAGCCACCCGGCAAGAGTCGTCGTTTGAGCCAGCTCTTTGAGACTGACCTGCTGGCCATACATGATTCTCTGCGCTAACGTTTTCCGCGCTTCCCGCAAAGTCGTCAACTCATCGGCGAAATGCGCTTCAAAGTCCATCCCTTTCATCTTCGGGACGGGTTTGTCCAACTCGTGCATCGCGGACAGAAACATCCCCGCCAACTCTTCTACATCGTTTGGCATGTCAGCCATCAGTGGTGTCCCCCCGAGCAGTATCGCCGCTTCAACGGCACATTCAACGCGACCACCAACGCCCGCCCGCCAGGGAGACGGAACACCAGGGTCGAGTTGAGGTATTCGTCGCCGCCGCGCATCACCAACGGCCCCGACCACGAGTCCTTCTTGTACAGCCACATCCGGCTCGCCTTGTGCTGGTCGAAGAATCTGCACTTGGCCAGTTCCTCGGCGATTGTTCGCGGTGACTCGCCTTCCCGCGTCATGCACTCGATGATGTCGGCGACCGTGTCCACCGCGCACGCCAGATTGTGCTCTCGCCATCCTTTGTTACTCACGAAACACATCCTTGAACGTCATGTCCCGCACATCGCACAACACGGTGTGCCCAGCCCACGCACCATCACAATCCAAACCGACAACACGCAGACACCCCCAACCCAGATCAACAACCGTGTTGTGGAACAGGTGGTAGTGGCCGTGGACCAGCCAGAACGGTTTGACCTGGTCCACGATCTGCCGCAGGATGCGCCGATGCTCCTCGGCGGGCCCCAACTCCCACCACCCAGGCACATTCCCCGACAGCGACAACGGCACACCCTGCGGACAGTCATGGGTCACCATCACGTCCGCGTGGCCACCCGCTACAGCGGCTTTGAAGTCGGCGTGGTGGATTGATTCGTTCGCCCACCAACTACGGCCAGGAATGCGAACAGCCCGATCCACCGACGTAGCCCCACCTAATGCCAACCATTCACGGTCGTGCCATGTCCACCGGTAGCCCCGCGGTAGCCATGTGATCCGGTCGGTGATGGGGATTGGTTGTGAACGGTTGCCATGACGGGCCGCGAGTAGCGCGGTCAACCGGGCGTGGTCTTCATGGTTGCCGTCGACAAACCACAACTCCGCATCCACCGCGGCGAGCGCGGCCGTCACCTCATACAGGTATCTTTTGCCTTCTGGTCCTGGCCACAATCCGAAGTCGCCGACGTGCAACAGAATCCGCGGGCCCTCGGGTATCGCCTCGGGTAGCTTCTCGATCACCGCCTTCGCCCACAGGGTGTTGGTGTGCCAATCGCCCGCGATCAGCACCTGTTGTGGTTCGGTCATCTAGCGCTCGGTTACCGCGAACAACACTGTACCCAGGACCAGCGACACCCCAGCGAGCGTGATGGCCAACGCCTCCTGCATCGACAGGGTCTGCCACGCGGCGACCAGCCACACCACGCCGAACACGACGCTAAAAGAACCAGCGGCCACAGCGCCCACGCATTGCGCCCACCGAGTGGCCTGCATACCGAGCGTCTTCCTGCTACTCACGGGCTTACTCTCCAGTTTCCTCTCGGGAAGTGGTCCCTCATATGTGTGTTCTTCCGCGAACCGGCGAACCGCCTCGATCCGCTCCTCCAGCTCACGCTCAATCCGCTCCTCCAACTGACGCCTCAGAGCAAGATTCGGCATCTACTCCAGCTCCTTCCGGGCCAACGCGACCTGTTCCTGCATGTACTTCCACGACGAATACGCCGACTCCATATCCCCGACAGGCGCATCCACCGTCCGGCCGATCAGCTGGGTGGGCCACACAATCGGCCACGCCAACACATGCAACGCGACCCGTTCCCGATACGACGCATTCACCAGATCGATATTCCTTGAGGCCCACTTTTTCGCCGCCGCGCTGTAACACCGCTGCGCATTCGCCCGCGCATACAGTGTCCCCACCAGCAGATAACACGCCAGGGAGAACACATCGGCCAGGAAATCAATCACGCGTCCACCCCTCCAACACGGCGAGATCAGCCCCGCAGCATTCACACCACGAACGTGTCGTGCGCACCTTATGCACCCTGTTCCGCCGATCCCACACCAGACACACCTCCCTATCGTCCGGGTCTAATTCGTGCCCGCACGGACACGTCCACGGCTCCTCATTCATCGGGCTCACGGAACACAGCCCACCCAATTCCCGGCTTGGAATCCAGCTCGTCGGCCCGTTCCGTCAGCCGTTCCGCCACTTCCAACCAGGCCCCACGCTCACCAAACGGACACGACTCCGCTTTCTCGGCGCACACCTGCGCCCAATACCGCAACTCGGCCACCACATCAGCCATGGGGCGGCATCTTCCCGGACGACACCGCCTCCAACAGCTCGTTCAAACCGTCCACCTCACACCGCGACGACTCACCCTCGCCGCCCTCAACCCACGTCGCATCCGGCAACGCACACGACGGGCCGATCTCGTGCGCATCCGTGATGTGCCACTTGTTCGCGCGGGAATGTTCGTCGCACGCCAACGACATCCCACCCATCATGCGAACGTGCGTTTTCGCCGGCTTCCCGCATATCTCACCCTCGGCGGGGTGCAGGCACCGCTGCTCGATCGCCGCCCTGATCACTCGACATACCTCACACATCAGCTTCCACCTCTTCTAGCTCGGGATATTCAGGTCGGCGACCGGCATGCACATTCGCTATGTCGATGAAGCCACGTTCGTCAGTAACTAAAGCCAGCATTTGCCCGAGAGCGACGTCGGGAAGGGGGAGCCAGCCGCCCGCGTCGCCGAAATGCGGGTGGGCGCACAGCCTGCCGGCGACCTCGCCGTCCACAAGCCACAAGATATTGCCGTTGCTGCCCTGCTCAATGCGGTAGATGTTGCCCGCGGAACCGACAACGTCAAAGTGGCCGTGGGCGCAGTAACTTTCCCGCTGGGTGTCGTTCAGCAGTGATTCGAGGAGTTCCGTGCTGCGTCGTATGGCTTCCTGGCGCTGCATGCGTTCTTCTTGGCGGGCCATTTCCCACCGGGCCTGCCGCGCGTCACGTTGCGCCTGCTCCTCCCGGACCTGCTGCTCCGCTATTTCCCGCTGCTGCTCCAGGTGTTCCTGTTCCGCTTCCGTCAGCACCCGCGGCTCGTTTGTACTCACGGTGGTGTACGTCGTCGGGTAGATAGTCATCGAGAAAGTGCCGCCTGACAAGGTGCCCCCGCTCGTCGTTCCCCAACCATTCAACTCGTACTGTTGCATGTACCAGTTAGCGAGCTCGACGGTGGAAGTTGAGATTTCCCGTCCGCCGATTGTGACCTGAACCGTCACTGGCGGGGGCACCTCGTCAGGCATTACAGATCAGCCGCCCTGCGGCTGCGGCGACGCCACAATCCGAGCGGCACCCGGATCGAACTCCCGAAGCACCTCACCCCGGTTACCGTCCCCATCGAGGCGGTAGGTCAGGTACTTCTTGTCCTTCGCCGCGTTGAACGCGGCCCGCGCCATCTCCACCTCGGCCGGCACATTCGGATTCCACTCGATCCGGCTGTCACCAGTCCGGTCCATCACGTTGAGCACGTTCGGCATTGCTACTCTCCTTGTGTTGTGTGTTTCCGTAGACGGGATGCCCCTACTGCCCGTTGGGGCATCCCGTCTAGGTTCTTAGTGGCCGCGCGACGGGAGCGGCGGGAACAGTCAACTTCCCCATGTAATCCCCGTCGTCGTCCAACATCTGCACCCCATTCACGGCCTTCGTGACCGCGTCACGGAACGCCTTATCCACCGACGGCAACGGCGCCGGGTCCTGCGCGCTCTGATGCAGGGCACGCTGGGAATGCAGACTCCGCGCCGCACCCACCAAATCCTCCGTGGTGAGGACATAGTCGGTGCGACCGTTCGTGCGGTGGATAGCGAACGACCTGGCCCGATCGGCTGTGGCCCGGACAAACGCGGGGAGGAAATGATCCATCTCCGCGTACACCGCGTCGAAGTCGACGTTCTTCGCCAACTTCCCAGGCGCCACCACCACCCGAATCAGCCGCTCGGTCGCTTCCCGATCCAGCGCCGCGATCTCCAACACATAGTCGAGACGGCCAGGACGCAACATTCCCGGTGGCACGCGATCGATATGGTTGGTGGATAGGGCGATCATGATCTCACCCTGCTTGGTGGTGATGCCGTCAAACGCATCCAGCATCTCGGAGATCGACTTCGGGTTGCTGGAGCCGGTGTCGGTGTCGATGTCCTCCACCCACACCACAGCCGGCGCATACAACCGGGCAGTGGTGAGGACATCTTGGACGCGGTCACGGCCCGGGCGGGCCATCACAAACGTCCACCCCGCCTTCACCGCCTCCTGAGCCACCAACATCCCGATGCTGGTCTTCCCTGTTCCGTACGGGCCGTGCAACAGCACCGCGCGCTTCAGCGGAATCTTCTCCGACCGGTACGCCTGCGGATGACGCAGCGGCGAATACAACGCCGCCTCCAGCTGCTGCTGAATCCCGGCGGCGAACACGATCTGCTTCGGATCGAACTTGTCCAGGTCCTCGATGAACGCCAACTCATCGGCACCCGCCACCGCTTTACCACGGTAGATGCTCGCGTTCTTCAACTGCTCCGCGATCTCGGCGAAAAACTCCTCCGCTTCCTTCGCGTACATCCGCTTCGCCCGAATCCGGATAAAGAACACCGACCCGAAATCGGAGTGCGTCGTCGCACCCAGATGCACCTCGCCGCCCTCGATCACGGGAATCTCGATGCACCCCCACGGCGCCTGCATCGACTTCCCACCCGGCCCGATCGGGACCTCCAACACCTGCGGCGGCCGTTTCTGCTCACCGAACGGGGTTTGGATGGTGAGGGTTTTCCCCATCACCAACCCATACCTAGCCTTGAGCACGATCGCGGTGGCCACCGCACCGTCATACGGGCGGTAATTGAAGACTCGGGTGAAGTCAGCAACAGTTTCCTGTTCCTGCTTCTTCGCCTCCAGAATCCTCATCAACTCGCTGTACTTCGTGCCCTTCGGCAGCGTGATGAGTTTCTTGTCGTCGGTGCGGAACTCGATCTCATCGCCGGTGATGAGATCGGAGTCCACCAACTTCTTCACTACAGTCGTCGCCACTTACGGCCTCTCCTTGTCGTGTGTTTCTCGGGGTATGTGTGTCAGGCCTTGATCATGTCGCCGTAAAGGCCGATCGCGGACAGCTGCAGCTCACGCACCGTCGCATCAACGTCGCGTGTACTTGCCTCGATGGCGTGCCCGGCGAGGCTCGTCAGCCCCGATTCGAGCAGGCTCTGCTTGCGGCCGCCCAAAATGCTCCCGTCAAACGGGATGCCGTACGCGGCGTTGACCGCGGGGTAATACATGGACGACCCCACCGGCGTGCCGTACCGAGTATTGCCAGCCGATCCCGGCACATCCGCGCAAACCTTCTCCACCAGCTGAACAGCATCACACACCGACTCTCGGTCCGTAATGGCGCCGAGGTCGCGGAGCTGCTGAGCCGCCTCGGCGCACTGCGAGTCGGCCGGCAAGTCCAGGAAGGTGGGCAGCCACGTCCGCGCCAGCCAGTCGAACGACATGTGCTTACGCTGCACGTCCAACCCGTCGTCGCGGGTACCGATCAGCGCGGGGATGTGCTGCTTCAGTTCCTGCCGCAAATCGTCCGGCAGCTGATCATTCAACCCGATCCCGAAAGAGGTCAGCGTGTATGACACGCACCCCGGGTGGTCGGAGTGTTTCTCGCCGGCGATGAGCGCCGCCGCCTCCATCAAACACAACCCCGACGAGCGCATCGAGTGACCGCCGCGGCTGAGGACGATCTGAGCGTACATCTCCAGATCAATGGACATCAGTCTTGCCTCTCCCTTGTGAACAACGAATCCCAACAACTTGGGCATAAACCATCCCGCGCATGAAACACCGCCTCACACGACCACGGATGCAACACAATCAACAAACCACACACTGTTAAAACCTCAGTCCGATCCCACTCAACCGACGGAATCGACACGGCAACACGATGATCCACACCATCCGGGCCGGCCGCGGTAAAACCAACCGGACGAATCAGCTACGCATCTTTCGGAGTCTCCTGCTTCGGGATAGCAGCCGCGACCGCACGGGCTTTCTCCCGCGCCAACTCGCAACCAATCGGCGTGTCATCCTGCGACCACGCAGCCAGCCACGGCGGTGGCACCTCGTCAAACCACTTCTCCGTTAACGGCTCGAACCAGGCTTGCGACGCTGATCCCGCTTCGGCTTCGGCTTCGGCGGCTGCTGCCGCGGCAAGACGACGCACCCGAGGCTTCGCAGGCGCCTTCCTCTTCGGCTCTTCATCCGTCATCACGCAACCTTCGACTTCTCGGTTTTGATGAGATCGATGATGAAATGGGCGGGGACTTTCCCACGATCATTCATGTGATGCGTGGTTCGGCCGCGAAGCCCCTGCAAGGTTGGGTTGGGGCGGTCCCCGCGGTGACGGCCGGCGGAGGTCAACTTCCGGCCTCCTGCTTCTTCATCGGCCTAGTAGCGATCGACTTCGGTGACACGCTCCGCGGCGCCAACGGCAACTCGGTGTTCACGTGCGTGGTCCGCACCAGGTCGCGCGGGCTGCGTTCCTTCGCCGGCTTATTCCACTTCTCCAAGCTCGGAGTGAGGTTCAACCGGAACGGTTCGACTGGTTCGTCCGCGTCCCACTTGTCGACGAACTCGGTGCCGTTATCCGGCATCTTGAAGCAGTGCCGGACCCGCTCGTAGGAGTCGGTGAACCTGACCTCGTCACGGTCCACGTTGATGTGCCGTGCCTCCGGATATCGGTTAGCGATTGCATACGCGATGGCGCACTTACCGCGTTGGTGTCTGCGTCCCACGTTGATCGCGTTCTGGTCGATCTCTACAAAGTAACTCACGGTTGTTCCTCCTGAACGACTGTGACGGGTGAGGTTCTAAGCTCACCTTCGAGTTTCACTAAGACCTGGATCATGTAGTTACGTTCATCCACAGATAAAGCTGGGATGAGGTCGCGGCCAGCGAACCCCCACTCACTGATCTCCCGAATCATGTCTTCCCTCAACACCGGAGGGGCGCACGCTGAGTCTCCGACGTCCACCTCGAACCTCGCCGGCCGCGTATTGCGGGGGATCACCTCGCGGCCAGAACGCTCACGCGACTTCCTCGCAATGTTCCGACGACTCATATTCGGCTTCGGCGCCGCACGCTCCTCCTGGATAACGTCCTCGAAGTCCTCATCGGAGACACCCCTAGCCATATCCTGCGCATCCACGTACTCCCGCGTGTTGCTGTACAACGAACTCGCTGACTCGAAATCCTTCACAATGTGAGGAATTTTCTCAGGGCGCCCAGCACCACGGAGCAGACCAGCTCGATCCATCTCAGCCTGGACCAGCGCGACACCACGCTCAGCTCGCCGAAGCATCTCCTGCGCATCAAGCTGAATCTCCTCCGAAAGCTTCTTCTGACGCGTCATCTCCTCGACAGCCGCCGCCCACATCTTGAACTCCTGGACACGGGTCGGGTCGGTGCTCCTTGTGGCGACAGTCAGCCACTCTTTCGACTGGGCCAAAGCCAAAGTGACTGCCTGACCGCGCAGCTCGGGTGGGAGCGCGGCGATCCCATCAGCGTCGATCGGCTCGGTTATGACCGCTACCTCACTCACGCGCCATACCTCCATCTCGGCAGCCAGGGAAACGGCCGAATCTTGTCGCCATAGATTTCCTCCGCCCACCTGAGCTGGCGGTCAGCTTCGTCCTGGCGCCGCGTCAGCTCAGCCTCAATCGCTTTCGTGACCAGGTCAGACATATTGATCCTGGGCTCCGCGCGTTTCATACGCCTGTGCAAATCGGCTGTCACATACACAGTGAGGTTCATTGCTGTGGGGTCCTCACAGCGTCCCAGCGGGTAACGGTGTAACGGCCGTAGCCTTGTGACCGGGTCGCACCGATACCTTGTTCCTGTCCGGTGAGCCACAACATCGCCCACTGCTCCTCCGGAAACTTGTGGTCAGTAATTACTGTGAAGTCGATGTCGACGTCATCGACATACTCCTCATATTGGATACCTGTGCCGTTGTGGGTGGCGACGAACCGCTGCGCGATACCCGTCGGCTCCGTCACACCCAAGTGGAGAATGTCCTCCACCACACAAATATGCTCGGCGACGAAAGCTTTCGAACCTTTGTTCGTGGCACCCCACCCGCGGGACGGAAGCTTACCCACCGCCACCGCACACGACGCGGCTTCCTTGATAGCGGCCTTCAGCTGACGGCCCTCGATGTAGAGGGTGTTTTCGTGCGCCTTGTCCCGTTTGAAACCGTTGAGGTGCTTGTTTGAGTCGACCAGCTCGACGGCTTCCTCCATGGAAACCCCGCGCTGAGTCATCGTCTCCACAACCTGCTTGCGGATGATGTCGTCGGTCTGCTTACCGAGCTTAGTCTCAATCCACGCTTTCGCAACATTCGGATTCGTCGGGACACCACCCGCGATCCGATTGATGTGGAGAGTACCAGAGTACTCGTAAGGCCACGCCTTCGGAATGTACTTCTCGAACGCGCTCGTGACAAGACTGGTAGTCATTTTTTCTCCTTCGAATTGGATGGGATTGCGTTGGGTCCAGGTACACGCGTGGGTCATTTGTGTCCTGCAGTTCGGATAGTCGGGATGGAGCGGGGCGAAAGGGCTCGGGCAGGGACGGGTTGTCGGAGAGGGTGGGGCCGACACGGGAAGGGGAGGCTTGGATAGTCGGGAAGGGTTGATGTCAGGCTCGGCCAGGGTCGGTTTGTCGGTTCGGGTGGGAGC